TGGACCGGCAACGCCTGAAGCAACCGAAACCCCAAACCAAAATGCCGATTTCGATTTTTTGGAGCAAAATGCTTATAAAGAAGTTGAAAATATTTTTGATGGGGAACAGTTTGGGCAGATAGTCCCACTTGACATACCTAAAAATTTATGATATAATATTTATAAGAAATAAAAGTAGGGAGTTTTTTATTATATGGATCAATATGTAGCAACAAAATTGATACAAGAAGAATGTGATTATGATGAAGATTTTAAAAAGCAAGTTGAATTGTTAGATCAATATGATTTTAGCGAATTTATAACAGATGGTAGAAGTTTATGGAACCTACGTGATGTTATTGAACAAAAATATGATAAACACTTTTGGGAAAAATATGGTGTTTATGTATTTGAAGATATGAGTGGTGAAGATACTTGCAATTATTTTGCCAGTAGATATAATGTATGGTTTCAAGAATATATGGATTGGGTGGTGAGACACGACCATGGAGCTAACGAAAAAACAAGAAGACGGACTGAAGATAGCATTAGAGAGATGGAAAAATAAAGAAAAATATACAGTAATTTCAGGATACGCAGGAACTGGTAAAAGTACGCTCATAAAATTTATTATTGCGGCTATGGGTCTCTATCCCAATGAAGTACGATATGTAGCTTATACAGGCAAAGCCGCAAATGTTTTGAAAAACAAGGGATGTCCAGGAGCAACAACAGCTCATAAATTAGTTTATCATGCAAAGATGATGCCAAACGGCAAATACGTTTTTACTCCTAAAAAAGTTTATGAAATGGAACGAGAAATCAAAGTTGTTGTGTTGATGAAGTTTCAATGTTACCGAAAAGAATGTGGGATCTCCTTTGTCAATATAATTTCTATATCCTTGCTTGCGGCGATCCCGAACAATTGCCTCCTGTGCCAGACGGAAAGGAAGACCCTGATAATCATGTCCTTGACAATCCTCATGTTTTTCTTGATGAAATTATGAGACAGGCACAAGAGAGTGAAATCATTCGTTTATCAATGCATATCAGAGAAGGCAAACCACTACTTACTTTCCCTGTTCAAAATGAACAGGTTATGATTTTTAACAAAAAAGATGTAACCACTTCGATGATGACTTGGGCAGATCAAGTGCTTTGTGCTACAAACCGCAATAAAGCCACCCTTAATCAGCAAATGCGGCAAGCCTATGGTTTCCTTCCAGAAATTCAAGTTGGCGATAAAATTATCAATGTTCATAATGAATGGGAAATTTGTTCTACTAAAGAGAATCCTTTGACGAATGGGGTCATTGGTAAGATTACTCAATTAGAAACTCAAGACTGGGAGTATCCATATTGGCTAAGAAATGAAAAATTAGTAGTGCCAATTTTAGTTGCCACAATTACAGGTGACGAAGAGGGAGAAGAATTTCAAATGCTGCCTTTTGATTATACAGAAATTTTGACAGGGCAGCCTTCTTTGAGTAGCAGAGAAGAATATACTATTCTAAAAAAGTTAGAAATGCAAACTCCTCTGCACGCACACTTTGGCTATGCTATTACAGTATGGAAGGCTCAAGGTAGCGAATGGAATAAAGTATTACTCTTCCAGGAAACAGGATGGCCTCGTCAGCCAGACGAACGCCGCAGATATATGTATACGGGTATTACTCGTGCGGTAGATAAATTAGTGGTGGTGTCATAATGGGATTATATACAAATAATGGCCTATTAAATGGCTATAAAAAGAATAATAAAGAAAGAGCCGAGTTGGATTATTATGCAACTCCAACCGCAGAAGTTGAAAACATTCTCAATGTTCTACAATATAATTTTTCTGATAAAATTATATTAGAGCCTTGTATCGGCGGAGGACATATGCTTGATGGTATTATCAATTACATTGATAAAAACAATCAATCTCCAAAATCAATTATTGGAACAGAATGGACTGATAGAGGATACCAAAACAATAGATGCAATATTGTTTATGGATTGGACTTTTTAGATGATGATTATCCCGCTAATAAAGCGGACGTAATTGTTATGAATCCTCCATATGTAACTCTTGAGCCTTTTCTTATTCGCGCTCTTGAGATTGCCAAAAGAGATTTAATTGTGCTTTGTCGCACCCAGGTTCTCGAAGGCGCAAGCCGATATAAAAATATTTTTGCGAATAATCCTCCTGATGATATTTATCAATATATTGACAGAATCCAATGTTGGAAAAATGGCAAGAAGCCTAAAGAGTCATCTGCCCAAGCATATTGCTGGCTTGTGTGGAAAGATATAAATATCACCGGAACAGCTGTTCGTCCTAATATTACACCGCAGTTACATTGGATTCATCGAGCAGATTGATTTATATAAAAAAATATGTTATAATATAAGTATGATAAAAATGGAGGTTATTTATGAGACCATACTTTAATTGTCATACACATACAATGTATAGTAATTTAAGATTAGTAGATTCAATCAATAAACCAGAAGATTTAATTAATAAAGCAATAGAATTAGGACTTTCTGGAATTGCGATTACAGATCATGAATGTCTATCAGCACATATTGAAGTTGAAAAGCATATGAAGGATGTAAAGAAAGAGCATCCCGATTTTAAGATTGCATATGGTAATGAGATTTATTTGGTTGATGAAAGAAAACCAGGTCAAAAATATTATCACTTTATTCTTATTGCAAAAGATGCAATCGGTCATCGTGCCCTTAGAGAATTGAGTTCAAAGGCATGGATGAATTCATATGTTGATCGCAGAATGGAAAGAGTGCCGACAACAAAAGCGGAATTAAAAGAAGTAGTAGAAAAATTTAAAGGTCATTTAATTGCGACAACCGCCTGTATTGGTGGTGAATTACCAAGTCTTGCAATTATTTATTCAAAAGCAAGAATAGTAAATGATAATACAAATGCGATGTTGTATTATAAGCAAATAAATGATTTTTTAAATTTTTGTATAGATTTATTTGGAGAAGATTTTTATATTGAATGTGCTCCAGGAACAGATAACGATCAAGTCACAGCAAATATAATTCTGCGAAAGATAGCAGATTATTATGGTATTAAAATGGTTGTAGGCACGGACGCACATTATCTTACTAAGAATGAACGGAGTGTTCATAAGGCTTACCTAAATTCTAAAGAAGGAGACAGAGAAGTAGATTCATTTTATGAATTTACTTATCTTATGGACTCAGACGAAGTTACAAATTTATTGTCTAAGTCTTTTACTGGAGAGAATAATACTGTAGATAAAATACTTGATAATACTTTAGAATTACAAGAAAAGATACAAGAATATTCGCTCTTTCATAAACAAGATATACCTTCCGTTGTAGTAAAAAATTATCCACAATATTTGGATATGAAAAAATATAATTTCAGCGAAGAATTAAGCAATGTTTTTGATACAAAATATCCTCATCTAATGGATCTGTTTTGTAGTGATGATGTTCAAAATAGATATTGGGTAAATCAATGTTTTGAAGCATTGATTGATAAGGGTATCGGAATGAATGAAACTTATATTGCTGAACTGGAAGAAGAAGCAAGAGTAAAAAGTGTTATCAGCGAAAAGTTGGAAACAAATATGTTCCGTTATCCTAATACGCTTCAACATTATATTGATTTGATTTGGGATTGCGGTTCAATGGTAGGAGCCGGACGAGGTTCATCTTGTGCGGCATTAAATCATTATTTGATGGGTATTACTCAGCTTGATCCAATAGAATGGGAACTTCCATTCTTCCGTTATTTAAATGATGAACGTGTTGAGTTGGGTGATATTGATATTGATATTTGTCCTTCCAAGTGCGGTCTGGTTTTACAGAAGATTGCGGCAGAACGCAGTCAGATGTTTAAAGATGATGTTCCGGAATGGGCGAAGAAATCTTTCGGATGTACGCGTATTTCAACTTTTGGAACCGAGGGCACAAAGTCAGCAGTTCTAACTGCGTGTCGTGGCTATCGCTCAGAAGATTATCCAGAAGGAATTGATGTAGATCAAGCACAGTATATGGCATCTCTTATTCCGCAAGAACGTGGTTTTCTATGGCCGATCAAAGATGTTCTTGAAGGGAATGAAGAAAAGAATAGAAAGCCGGTTGGCACTTTTATTCGTGAAGTAAATAATTATCCAGGTCTTTTGGATATTATAAAAGGCATCGAAGGTTTGGTAAATAAACGGAGTTCTCATGCATCTGGTATTGTTCTATTCGATGGCGATCCGTTTGAACATAGTGCATTTATGAAAACTCCAAAAGGAGAAATCATAACTCAATATAACTTGCATGATGCAGAATATATGGGTTTGACAAAATATGATTTTCTGGTAACAGAAGTTCAGGATAAAATTGTTCAAACAATTCAGTTCCTCCAAGAGGATGGAGAAATTGAGAAAGATTTGAGTTTGCGTGAGATATACAATAAATATCTACATCCAAGTGTTTTGCCAATAAAGACAGATACAAAAATGTGGGATGCTCTTGGAGAAGTTTCAGTTATCAATACATTCCAGTTTGATAGCGCAGAAGGTTCAAAAGCGGCAAAGCAGTTGAAGCCTCGCACAATTCTGGAAATGGCTGATGCGAATGGTTTGATCCGTTTGATGGGTGAAGAAGGTCAGGAACGTCCAATTGATAAGTATTATCGTTATAAAAACGATATTAGTTTGTGGTATGAAGAAATGGATAATTTCGGTTTGACAAAAGAAGAACAGAAAACATTGGAGCCATACTTCAAACCATCTTATGGTGTTCCACCCAGCCAAGAGCAGCTAATGAAGATGTTGATGGATCCGAATATTTGCGGTTTTACCTTGGGCGAAGCAAATAATGCTCGTAAAATTGTAGGTAAGAAGCAAATGTCAAAAATTCCAGCACTTCGTCAACAGGTTCTGAATAGTGCGGCAAGTCCTCGTTTGGGTCAGTATGTCTGGCGATTTGGGGCTGGGCCGCAGATGGGTTATTCATTCTCAGTTATTCATGCTCTTGCATATAGTTTTGTAGGAGCACAAACATTGTATCTTGGCACTCATTGGAATCCGATTTATTGGGATACAGCGTGTCTGGTAGTCAATAGCGGTTCTTTGGAAGATGCGGTTGATGAAGATGGCGAAGCGTTGTATGATGATGAAGAAGAGACAGAAGATACAACAAAGAAGAAAGCAACAAGTACTGATTACGGTAAAGTGGCGAAAGCGTTAAATGATATTATTGATGCTGGAATAAATGTCAGTCTTGTAAATATAAATGGTTCTGATTTTGGTTTCAAACCAGATGTAAAGAATAATAGAATTTTGTTCGGTATGAAAGCATTGTTGAATGTGAATGATGATTTGGTAAATAAGATAATTGAAAATCGTCCATACCGAGGAATTAAAGATTTTTATAATCGTATAAAGCCAACAAAACAAGCAATGGTATCGCTTATAAAAGCCGGTGCGTTTGATGATATGATGGAACGTAAACTGGCAATGACTTGGTATATTTGGGAAACTTGTGATAAGAAGTCAAGATTGACTTTACAGAATTTCCCAACATTAGTAAAGCAAGATATGGTTCCAAAAGATACTTCTGAACGTCAATTAGCATATCGTGTTTATGAATTCAATCGTTATTTAAAAGCAATGTGTAAAGATTCAAAGCATACTCTTGATTATGTTCTAAACGCAAGAGCGATTGAGTTTTTATACGAATTAGGTTTTGAAAATATGATTGAAGATAATGAACTCTTGAATATGAAAAAGTGGGATAAAAAGTATCAGGTATTTATGGATACATTTAGAGATTGGCTGAAGGAAGATGGAGAGAATATTCTAACAGAATTAAATACTCGAATCTTCAAAGCCGATTGGGATAAATATGCCGGTGATGCAAATTATTCTGCTTGGGAAATGGAAGTTTTATGTTTCTATAAACACGAACATGAATTGGCAAAAGTCGATATGAATAAATATGGTTTGAGTAATTTTAATGATTTGCCAGAAGAGCCAGAAGTAGAGAGAACTTTCTATAAAAATAATAAAGCAATTCATTTATTCAAACTTAGTCGTATCGCAGGAACTTGTATTGCAAAGAATAAAGTTAAAGGCGTCGTAACTATCTTAACAACAGATGGTGTTGTAAATGTCAAATTTAGAAAAGAATATTTTGCATTGTTTGATAAACGTATCTCTGAAAAAGGAGAAGATGGAGTCAAACACGTTGTAGAAAAGTCTTGGTTTGATAGAGGTAGTATGATTATGGTACAAGGTGTGCGGTCGGGCGACACGTTTATTACGAAGAAATATGCATCATCCGTTGGTCATCAGTTGTATCATATTTTGAAGATAGATGAAAATGGAGACTTGGTTCTTCAAAATGAAAGATATAAAGGAGAAGGCGGAGAATGATAAAGTGTAAAAAATGCGGGGCAGTGATGTGGCGTGCACCAATTGTATTAACATCTTACCCCGCTAAATATTAGTATAATTGTCCTCGTTGTGATAATATTGAATATTTATATGAGAAAGATGATACTAATATTGTTGAAGGTCCTCAACATTGGAAAAAAATACAAGAGGAGGAAATAAAATCAATTATGGAAAAAGAAAAAGATATGGTAAATCATCCAGCACACTATACCGCTGGAGGCATTGAATGTATTGATGCTCTTGCGGCAGCTACCGCTGGCTTAGAGGGGATTGAAGCAGTCTGTACTGCGAACGCAATTAAATATCTTTGGCGTTGGAAACTCAAGAACGGGTCCGAAGATTTAAAAAAGGCTTAGTGGTATATCAACCACTTGATTGAGCATTTGGACAAAAAGGATTAAAATTTTAATTCAAAAACCTAAATATATTGATGGCAACTACAAAAAATACAAGATTTAGTGTGGAGGATTAAAATATGATTTTAGTTAGTAAAAGAGATGGAACATTAGTTCCATTTGATAAAGAAAAGATTATAAACGCAATAAATGCAGCTTTCATTGAAGTAGATGGTACACTTTATGAAGATGATACTGCAAGAGATATTGCGGACGATATTGAAGATTATTTTAAATATCAAGACGGAAATGGATGTAGTGTTGAAGAAATCCAAGACCTCGTAGAAGATTATCTAATGCGTTCAGAGCGTAGAGATGTAGCAAAAGCATATATCCGTTATCGTTATAAAAAAGAAGTCGCTCGTAATTATTAGCATGATTTTATTGATGCCATCAGAGAAAAACTATCAGCCGCAGACGTATAGAACCAAAATGCTAATGTAGACGAACATTCATTTGGCGGTCGCACAGGAGAAGCCTCAAGTGTAGTAACCAAAAAGCTCGCTCTTGATTATTTAATCTCTAAGAAAGCAAGAGAAAATCACGAAGGTAATATGGTCTATATTCATGACCTTGATGCCTATTATGTTGGTTCTCACAACTGTTTAAGCATTCCGTTTGACGATCTCTTGGCTAATGGTTTTAATACTCGTCAAACAGACGTGCGTCCGGCAGGTTCTGTAAATACCGCTTTCCAACTTGTCGCTGTTATTTTCCAGCTTCAAAGTCTTCAACAATTTGGCGGAGTAAGTGCTACGCATCTTGACTGGACAATGGTTCCATATGTACGCAAATCATTTTATAAACATTTTAAAGATGGTATACATTACGTAGAATAGGTTATATACGATTGCACGCCTCCAGAAGGTATGGAAGTAAAAGATATACCAATTGATAGTGCTTTTTATGTAAGAGAAAAATATCCAAATGCTTACCGGTATGCTATGGATATGACAGAACGTGAAGTTCACCAAGCCGTTGAAGGAATGTATCATAATTTAAACACTCTTCAGTCCAGAAGTGGCAATCAACTTCCTTTTACTTCAATCAATTATGGCACTTGTACTTTACCAGAAGGAAGAATGATTACTCAAGCTCTCTTGGAAGTTTCTATTGAAGGACTTGGTAAATTACATAAAACATCCATATTCCCATGCGGAATTTTCCAATGCATGAAAGGAGTAAACCGTGATCCAGGAGACCCTAATTACGACTTGTATCAATTAGCTCTAGAATCTACAGCCAGAAGACTTTATCCTAACTACGCTAATGTAGACTGGTCAGGAAATGCGGGCTACGATCGAAATGATCCCAAAACTTATTTCTCTACCATGGGATGCCGCACAGCAAATGGTGCCGACATTAACGCAGAACCAGGAGTTAATCCTCAGACTAAAGATGGTCGTGGAAATATCTGCCCCGTAACAATTATTCTCCCAACTCTTGCAATGATGGCTTGGGAGAAACTTGATAGTCAGCCTTGGGAAATCGATGAGGACGGCACAAAATATAAGAGTGGTAACGTTATTGATGCCTTTATGGAAATTCTTGATAATAAAATTCATGAAGCAAAAGATATGCTAATTGAACGCTTTGAGTGGATTTGCTCTCAATCTCCAGAAGCCGCAAAGTTTATGTATGAAAATAATACAATGCTTGGCTATCATCCAGAAGAAGGAATTAGGAGTGCATTGAAACATGGCACCATTGTTATTGGTCAGCTCGGCTTGGCAGAAGCTCTTCAAATTCTCATTCATCAAGATCATACGACTTCAGAAGGTATGATTTTAGCAAAACGCATTGAGTAGTTATTTAAAGATCGTTGTGCTGAATTTAAGCAAGAATATAAATTAAATTTTGGTGTCTATTACACACCTGCGGAAAATTTATGTTATACTGCATTAAAAAAATTCCGTCAACAGTATGGAATTATTCCTAATGTTAGTGATAAAGATTTCTTTACGAATAGTATGCATGTTCCGGTGTGGCATCAAATTAGTCCATTTGAAAAGATTGATATTGAAAGTCAATTAACAGGTTATTCTTCTGCTGGATGTATTACTTATGTAGAACTTGATGCTTCTGCTATTCATAATACTAAAGCATTAGAGCAGATTGTTAATTACGCTATGGACCACGATATTCCTTACTTTGCTATTAATGTTCCTTCTGACACTTGCCTTGATTGCGGTTTCCAGGGAGAAATCAATAATAAATGTCCTATGTGCGGCAGCTCTAATATTCAACAACTACGTCGTGTTACTGGATACTTAACAGGTAACTATACTACTGCGTTTAATCTCGGTAAACAAGATGAAGTGCATCATCGAGTTAAGCATGTGGGGGTTATGGAATGAGAATTATTAAACATGGAGATAAATTCGAAATAGGAGAAGCCACTTGTCCAACTTGTCATTGTGTTTTTGCTTATACCAGAGAAGATATTTATTCAACATATAATAGAGACGAAGGATACGATGAATATTATGTAAATTGTCCTGAATGTATTCAAAATATCTTTATTCCTGCTAAGGAGGTAGAGATATGAGATACGCGGGTATAATTAAAAATGATATTGCCGCAGGTGAAGGAATGAATGTCTCATTCTTTGTTCAAGGATGTCCAATCCATTGTCCTGGATGTCATAATCCACAAACCTGGGATTTTAATGGCGGAAAAGAATTTACCATGGATACTTTGAATGATATTCTCTATTCTATTGGAGAAAATGGTATTCAAAGAAATCTTAGTATAATGGGCGGCGAACCTTTATGTAAAGAAAATTTATTCCTAGTAAATCTTATTGTATCTAATGTATTAGAGAAATATCCAACAATAAAAATTTATATATGGACTGGATATACTTATGAAGAATTAATAGGAAGAAATGATGAAATATTAAATAAACTATTAGATAAAATAGATTATTTAATAGATGGACCTTTTATGATAAAAGAGCGAGATATTACTCTTGCTATGAGAGGCAGCCGCAATCAACGAATTTTAAATATGAAGGAACTTAGAAATAATGGATAGTGAACTTAAACTTTCTTTTTATGATTTAAATAAAAGTGCTTATGGTGCTTTTCCAGAATATGATAATATTAAAATCAATGAATTACAAGATAGAATAAATGACTGGGAAGATTCCAGTAATTATTTTATGCTTTTATGTAATGATATAAAGTATTATACTGTTCTTCGTAGAACATAGCATAAAAAAGCAGAATTTCCAGATCTTGGCCAGGCTGTCACTGGACTTCTTTTGGAACGAGATTATACAATTCATGCAGATGAAATAACCAATGATTACTTTGAAATTTGGATTAAAGATAAAAAAGATGATGACGTTCATATGTTTGCTTTATTCCCATATGATTGGGGGGTAATTAATTATGGCTAAAAAACTATTAATAAATATAAATATGTTTGACAGATATTCACCTATTTATTATGTTGAAGATGATCAACCAATTAGAGTTACTACTGTTCCTATTGATGAATTGGTAAATTATGTTCTTTATAATGATCGATGGAATACTGGAATAGAAGAAATTGAAATTGACGGTAATAAAAATTTTATTCAAAAAATAGGTCAAGATTTTATCAATGAATGGCAAAGTAAATTTTCAAATAGAAATGTGAGGATCTTAATCAATGGCGAAGTATTTAATTAATGATGTAACGACTTATAGAGTGGCAACAGTTGCCGATGTAGAAGCTCTTCACGAAGAGCTTCTCAATGATAATGCTTTTGAACTTACTGCTTTTAGTTATACTACTAAGTATATTAAAGTTAAGGGCGAAGTTGTAGAAGAGTACCAGGTTGTTAAGGCAAAAAAGGTATTTAATAATGAAAAGGAGCCTGATACTGACGTTGATGTAAAGTATGAGGTGAACTTCTAATGGAAATATTTCATGATTATCCAAGGTTTGAATTAGTAAGTCAATTTGCCGATTAGACAGATTTGCTACCAAAACGAGCCACAAAATTTAGTGCGGGTTATGACTTTTTCGTGGCACAAGATACGATTGTCCCTGCGTTCTCAAAGAAAGCAAAACACATAGATAGTTATATCAACACAGCACAAATGGCAGGTAGAATGGAAAAATATAAATCTGAATTTAATCTGGATGAAGTTGCTAAAATTACTAAAGATGCAAAAGAAAAACTAACTCTTGTTCCAACAGGAGTAAAGGCTTATCTTCCAGAAGGCACATATCTACAACTGGCTGTTCGCAGTTCTTGTCCACTAAAGCATTGGCTTATTCTTGGTAATGGTGTTGGTATTGTTGATTGTGATTATTACAATAATCCTGATAATGAAGGTCATATTTACTTTATGATTATAAATCTATTTCCCTATGATATTTTACTTCATCGGGGAGATAGAATTGGACAAGGAATTATCTTACCTTATTTTCTTGCCGAAGGAGATAATACCACAGCTGCTCGTATGGGTGGTTCTGGTTCAACTGGCCCATGAGAATACTCGCCTTAGACCAGGCGAGTAGAGTGTCCGGCTGGGCCATCTTTGATGGAGATACACTCGAAAAATACGGCAAAATTGATGTAAGTAAATATTTTGAACTTGGTGAAAGATTATATCAAATTCGCCAAGAGGTAGAACATTTAATAGACGATGAACATATTGATGCAATTGTGCTTGAAGATATTTATATGGATGGTTAGAGAGTAAATAACGTATAGACCTTTAAAGCACTTGCGGAAGTCTTTGGAGTATTATATGAACTTTGTATAGAAATGGAAAAGCCTGTGGAAGCGGTTCTTGCAGGCACTTGGAAATCTACTCTTGGAATTAAGGGTAAGACGAGACCTGAGCAAAAGCAGAATGCCCAGAAGTGGGTGGTAAATACTTACGGCAAAAAGCCAACTCAAGATGAGTGTGATGCCATTTGTATTGGTGCTCATAAAGTGCGTTCAATGGCTAATGATTGGGGCGAATAAACAAAAAAAGGGCGATAGTCTTAATTGACTATCGCCCTTTTTCTTTTTAATCATCAAAGCTACGATTTTCAGCTTTCATTTGTGCTCTTACTTTATCAACTACTCTATCATGAAGAGCATCTCCTCGGTGATTACCACCAAGCCCCTTATAAACTTCATAATCAACTTCAAATTCTTCATATTCATCAACTGTTATATAATGTCCTGATCCTAATAAGTATTCGCAAAAGTCTCTAAATTGTTTTCCCTAAATTGACAAAATACCAGACCCCATATGATCAACATCTTTATGAATTTGATCTAATTCGTTCTGTAGTTTTTCATCTTCTTCTTTAGACTAAACTTCAACCTTAGAAATTTCTGTCTCTAAGGTACTTATAATTTTACTACACATATTTTTCTCTTTTTCTTTCCATTTCTCTTCCATGCTCTTTTTTTGTAATTTAACATAGTGTTTTGCAAATAAAGCAATACCACCAGCAACAAGAGCACATAACCAATTTATCCAATATTTTGCAATCCATTCTAAAACTTCCATTAAAACTCCTCCTTAATTTTTTGACATTTATTCTGTCTAAAATTATTTAAATATTAAAATAGAAATTTTATTAATTTTTGTCCTTAATAATAAAAAAGCCAGAGGAAAAATCCTCTGGCTTACTTTTTTTATTATTATTTCTATTTTTGTTCTTTAACTGCAGATTCAATTAAAACAGTTATATATTCATCTAAATCTCCGATAATTTGTTCAAGATAAGTTAATACATCTTCTGACAGAGAAAGCATTACTGCTTCATAAACTTTTTTAAAAGCCTCTTCTTGTGCTTCTTTTGTAAAAGAATTTTCTTTTTTTAATTCATCTACATAAGTTTGATTAACAGTAATGACTGTCTTAGTAACGAGTTCCTAAAGAATATCAATATAAAGAAAATATCTATCGTCTTTGACTTTTTCTTTTAATTGATTCGCTTTTGCATTAATCCACTTTACCGCAAAACCACCAAGTGCAATTAGTAGTGGAATTAATACAGTCTAAATAATAACTGGTAAAAGTTCTTTATAATCCATATATAAAACCCTCCTTATTTTTCTTGTTATTATTATAACAAAATTTTTATATAAATACAACTCTTTTCCGCCAAAGACCAAAAATTTTTTGGACAAAGAGGGAAAAATTCCCTTTTTAAGTTTTCATAAAGTATTGCGGGAGGGAAAAATTCCCGTGAATTTTTGGTAAAAGGAGGTTTAGCAATGCCATACTAGCCTACACAAAATTATTATTATCAACCTCAACAAACTCAGGTACGTTAGCCCTTAATAGGACTTAAAGGACGTCCAGTGTCTGGATTGGAAGAGGTTAGAGCTGCTGCAGTCGACTTCGATGGAACGATTTCATTCTTTCCCGATTTGGCCAATGGGAAAATTTATACGAAGCAATGTAATGTAGATGGAACAGCTTCATTAAATATGTATGAAATCAAAGAAATCCCAGCGACACCAGCATCAAATCCAAACGCATATGTCACTAGAGAAGAATTTAACTAGACAATGACAGCATTAAAATAGGTATTGGCGCAAGCTAATCTTGTAAAGGAGAGTTCTGATCAAACTCAGCCTCAACAAACTTCTACTCCTGAATTCAATTTTTAAAGAAAGAGAGGTTTCTTAAATGGCAAATCCTTTAATGCAATTTATGCAAATGATTAGGAGTGGCGGCAATCCTTAGACAATGGTAATGAATATGCTCCAATAGCAAGCAGGTAATAGCCCAATGGGATAGAATCTACTTAAAATGGCTCAAAATAATGATGGAAAGGGGATTGAACAAGTAGCTCGTAATTTGTGTGCACAAAGAGGCCTCGACTTCGACAAAGAATTTGCTGCTTTTAAACAGCAACTAGGATTATGAAGGAGGAAAACTCAATGTTTAACACAAGTGAAGGCTATAGTTTATCTGACATCGCTGCTGCTACTGGCAATCGCGGTGGGATGTTTGGCGACGGCGCCGGTTTTGGCGGATGGTGGATCATTTTACTCTTCCTGTTTGCTTTTGGCGGATGGGGTAATGGCTTCGGCGGAGGCTGGGGCAATGGTGGCGCAAATAGCGTAACCGCAGATATTGGCTACAATTTTGATATGCATGATGTATCTTCTGGTATTAGAGATCTTGCTTCTAGCACAGCAAACGGTTTTTATAATCTTAATACCGGTTTACTGAATGGCTTCTCTAGTACTTAGGCTCAAATTTGTAATACTGGCTTTGATACCATTCAGGCTATTAATGGTTAGACCGTTAGTGCACTTCAGAGTGCAAATGCACTTCAGGCTCAGTTGGCCGCACATAGTGCTGATGAACAACTTTGTTGCTGCCAGACTCAGAATCGTATTGATTCTAACTTCGCAACCCTTAACTATAATCTTGCTACAGAAGCTTGTGCCGATCGTGCTGCAGTTACTACTGGCGTCCGTGATATTATTGATAATCAGAACGCTAATACTCGTCAGATTCTTGACTTCTTAGTTCAGGATCGTATTACTGCTCTTACTACTGAAAACGCAGCTCTTAAAGGCCAGATTTCTCAAAGTGAGCAGAATGCTTATCTCATTAATGCCTTACGTCCAGCTGCAGAACCCGCTTATCTTGTAGCAAATCCATACACCGGCACAATCGGTACCTATGGATATAATGCCCTGTATGGCGGACCAGTTTGTAACGGATATATGGGTTAATTAAGGAGGTTAAGCAATGATGGAAATAACTGCTAATGCAGCTCAAATAGTAGCTGTAAATTAGGCTGTCCTTTTCACAGAAACCGCAGTTCCAGGTAACTGTTCTATGATTCACAGAGAAGGAAGCGGATTAGTTGGCTTGCGCGGACTTCCAAATGGTTAGTTTCGTGCAAGATTCCTCGTTGAATTCGGTGCAAATATCGCGGTACCTACTGATGAAACAGTAGGTCCCGTGAGTCTTGCCATCGCAATCAACGGAGAGCCTGTTGTCACTTCAAGTATGATTTCAACGCCAGCCGCAGTCGATTAGTATAATAACGTTAGTGCAAGCATTTACATTGATGTACCTATTGGATGCTGCAGTTAGGTTAGTATAGAAAATACTAGCACTATCCCTGTTAGCGTTCAGAATGCTAATTTAATTATTGAGAGGGTGGCGTAATGGAAGCAATTAAAACAATTAAAGAACAATTAATCGCCCAGGTTTAGGGACAAATGGGAGATTTAAAATGCGTTGATGCTAAAGAACTAGGAGAAGTTATTGATATGATAAAAGATTTAGCATAGACAGAATATTACTGTGAAATTTATAAATAGATGAAAGAAGCATCAGAAGAAAAACCAACTGATACAAATAACTATTATTACACAGAACGCTATTTCCCAACTCCTCCTATGCCAAGCTACTATAGAGATATGGATAGACCTTTCGGAAGAATGTATTATCCAGAAGGTGGAAACAACTCTGGTTCCTCTTCAAACTCTTCTTCTAGCGGTAATAATGGTAGCAGCGGCAACAACGGTATGTCTTATTATACTCCAATGAATGGATATTATCAACCAAATCCTTGGGGTGGATATGAAGAAGAACCTTATTACGATAAGGATTTTATTCTTCAGCACTTGCGTGACGAGCGTGAAGGACGCAGTCCAATGAAGAGAAAAATGTATATGGAAAGTAAGAGCTCTGGATAGGATTCTAATAAATCAATGAAAGAATTAGAAAGCTATATGCAGGATTTAACTTCTGATATGATGGATTTATTAGATAAGGCTTCTCCAGAAGAAAAAGCTATAGTTTAGAAAAAAGTAAATACTTTAGCTGCGAAGATCCAAAATGTTTAATATTAATGGAATAGATTGGGAGATACGCTTTGCGTCTCCCAATCATCCTAAATTAAAAAGACAAGATAATTCTTATGCTCTTGGATGTTGTGATAGTTCAACTAAAACTATTTATATAAATGAAATTGTGCCGATGAATAAATTAAAAAAAGTGCTTTGTCACGAAATTACACATGCGGCAATGTTCAGTTATAGAGTTGAACTAGACTTAATTCAAGAAGAACTCATAGCCGATCTAATTGCTACATATGGCTCTGAAATTATTGAAGTTACAAATCGTATTTTTAGCCATATAGCGAAATAACAGTAAAGGGAATAGAAGAAATTCTATTCCCTTTATTTTTTTATCTAATTCTAATCCAAACACGTCCATTAACTTTTACATTTCCAGTGCCCCATTCTTCATAATCAGGGACTGCAGAAATAGTACCAATAATACGAGATGGATATTTTTCTTCTTCTTCTTCTGTCATAATAGAGACAGTACCATTAGGACCAGAACAAACCGGCCATCCAATATGTGATGCAAATTCTTCGCGTGATTCATAAGGATAAGCAAGAACACGCCCAGATGATGCAATTGGAGTTTTTGATTTATTGGTTTCACCAATAGCAAAACCATAAGTATCTGATACAATTTCACAGCCACGTTCTAAGCGTTTTGTGGTAATCTAAAGAGTATCATCACCAATTTCTTTTATGCATCTACCTGGTTCAACATTTTCTTTTGTTTCACGAAATTCTGCATAGTCGTTCCAAACGGCACCCCAAACCTATGTTGCATTAACATATCCCATAGCAACAGCATTTCTAGCAGTGCCACCAAGAGATACATATGAGCCCGATATATCAGAATAGCCCGTCTATTCATTATATAATCGAATAGATCCTTTTGAGTTATTCGCTCCGGTTGTAGCTGTAGCAGCAGCTCTAGCAATATTATTACCAAGCATAAGCCAAGTTGCTCCCTAAGCACCTTGAGTTGTTCCATTACTTGCGGTTCCCACAGTAGCGCAATAAATATGAGCAACCTATTGTCCATTTGTCATTATAAATATTCCACCATCTTTAGCTGCGCGATTAACAATTAATGAATTACTACTTTCTACAGTACCATTGGTATATTGATGACCATTGCAATAAAATCTAAAACCTACAGTACGACCATTATAAGTTAGATTTGCTGGAGTTGTACCAGTGATTTCAAGACGCCCAGATGCAGAAGATATAATGCGACTTGTAAAATCAGCAGTAGAAGAACCATGATGAAAATCAATAAATGGAGTTGATCCAGACATCTCTATGTATCCAGCTCCAAAAAGAGAGCCGGCCGCCGCACTATTTCCTGCTGTATAACTAGTTCCGCCAATCAATAAAGATGTACTAAGATATCCAGTTCTCCATCTTAAAGAAGTTGAACCTATGTCGTAAGTCGCATTAGCCTATGGATAAATATGACCCTTAAAAGTTTTATTACCATCAAACTATTGCGCTCCAGTAGTAACAACTCCACTTGCGCCGGCTGCTGCAGCTGGAATTGCTACAGCAGTTCCGGTAATCCCATTAACAGTAGTTGTAAGAGTTGGACCTGCTGTTGTTCCTGCTACCCACGCATTTGAAACAGTTGCACCAATTTCAGCCAAAGTCCAAGCAACATTTGCAGATCCATCAACTGACTTGCCCTTTGAACCAATAGTTATTGTTCTTGCAGTACCCCATTTTGTGGTAGTGATGGCTGCACTACCATCAAAATTAGTGCCATTTATTGCTCTAGCTGTTGCTAGTTTAGTTGCGGTAGAAGCATTACCATCAAGTGCACCGTGGGCGGTTGTCATGTATATATTGGCCCATTTTAAAGAGCTATCGCCTAAATTATAAGCATTGTTAGTAAGTGGTCTAATGTGACCAGAGCGAACATATTTATTTGAAGCGTAATATTGTAAATAAATTTCTTTGGCATCATAAGAATCAATATGTAAATTACCATCTGTTACACCAATAATAGCTCTATCTGACGTTTCAGCAGTAGTATCATATCTTCCAAGCTATAATCTTGAGGGTGTTAACCAGTTGTTACTATATTCTATAACTTCTTTTCCGTTAAGAGTTAATGTTCCATCATATGAGCTTAATGCCATTCTTGTTGTGGGCTAAACAGTATTAGCAGAAGCAGCTTCATTCTTAGCGGCTTCCCATGTCCATCCATAGTTTTCAACATTTTCAATTATTGAACGACGAGCCCAGGTTGTAACATTACCTAGTGTACCAGGCTTACCTCCGGTTGGACATGCTCCATTAACAGCGTTAGACATATAATCAATCCAAGTATAATAAGAAGGAGAATAAAAATTAATTCGTCCAAAAGCAATACCTTTAGCACGATTTAATTGTAAAGCTCTAACATGAACAGTATTCCAAGATAAATTTGTTGAACCCAAATTTTCAGTATTAGTTGTAGTCTCAGTTGCATCTATACCGGGAACGATATTACCAAATACCGTGATATTTGAGGTAATATCTTTAGATTGACCAATCTTAATATCTCCACCATTATATTGTAAATATAATAAACCAGTAGAATTATCAGATGCATAGGCCTAAACTCCTGCTCCACCAAAAGATAAATATCTCTTTCCAGAAGAACCAATAATAAATCTTTTATCCGATGTCTAATCATTATTACCAATAGCAAAACGCGAAGTGCCATTAATATATAAATTCTCAGATGGGGCAGAAGTGCTATTTATTGCAATTTTAGTTGAAGAGGCATAATGCCCGGTGGCAGATATAGCGTTCTCTTCATCATAATAGGTTATACGATTAGCTGTTCCCGCATTAACTGTTGTATTTATTGCATAGTCTATCGCAGTAGCTTGGCCATTCTTTGCAATATAAATAGGCTTATTACTATCTCCTTCTTTTGTAGAAGCATTACTATTTTTAAAAACGTTTACTCGCCAACTACTCCAAGAAGATCCTCCATTATTAGAATGTCTTTCTGCTTTAACTCCAGAGTTATATATCATTAACTATTGTCGCAAATAATCTTCACTGGATCCAAACGAAGTTTCTACTTTTAGTTGATATGCTTGCATAGAACTAGAAGCTTCTTCGCTATATGGATTGTTTAATATGGTTCTTGAAGTAGTAGTAGTATTCCAATAATTACCAACTGTTGTAATAGTATTTAAATCTGTTCCAGACGGTATCCCCGATCCGCCTTTTAAGGTCCAGACTGGATTACCAGCCTCTGGAACTCCATTATTCCAATATATTGGCTATTCCTATCCGCCATAAGAGTCCGTTGTGCCAATATATAAAGCTTTCCATCTAGAATCCGAAGTGCCTAAAGTAAAAGTATTTGTTGCTCCAGGATGTACTGAAACTTTGTCAATTACAGCCGCAGTATTTGCTAAAGATAAAGTACTATTAGCACCAATAGCAACACTGGCTTCGTCTGGCGCCCAAATATAACTTGGTTTATTTGAACGAGAAAATGCTATGTGTTTTATACCTGCTGTAGAGGTAATTGTCAATGTATTCGCAGAAATGTCATCATTAAAAGTTTTATTTCCAGAAAAAGTTTGTGCAGCTGTAGTAATGACACCCGATACAGAAGCTGACGCAGAAGGAATAGCAACAGCAGTTCCATCAATATCATTAACTGTAGTTTTTATTGTTGGACCATTAGTTGTTCCATCGGTCCAAGTATTAGAAACTGTAGTAGTCGCTTTTGTTGCAACAATTTTACCATCTGTTTCAGAAATCTTTGATAGATATTCTCCTGTTCCTCCTCCTACATCACTTACATCTAAGGTTTGAATTGCGGCGAGTATAGATTTACCAGTTGCAGCAAGTGTCGCATCAGTAGAGGTATATGCATCTGTTAATTTTGTTGCGCCATATACTCCAGTGGTAGCGGTGGTGATTGCCTGCGCAGTTCCACTTTGCCCCAGTACAGTGACATTTACTTTTGGAGTAGCAGAACTTGTACCCGCGGTGATTGAAACACTTGGACTAATATTAACCCACTTTGGCGTAGCTGTTGCACCATTGCCTACTAAAGCCTATGTATTAGCAGTACCACCGGCTGTTGGTGCATAAATTGTACTTAAATCTACATCAGCAGAACCATCATAAGTATATTGTGTATTATTTAACTTAACTTTAAAAGTTTTATCTAATTTTCCACTCCAAGTTCCAGAAGTATCTAATTCTCCTATTGTTGCAGTAAGATTGCCTGCAGAATCTTGCTAAAGTCTTGAAATCCATTTATTTGTCTGTGCTGTGCCAGAATCAAAAGTAGTAGAAGCATCTCTGCCTAAAATCTCCCAAGTACCGGCTATTGTCCAAACATATTCACGACCATTATCTTTATCAATAATTACATCGCCAGGTTTCCTATCATTAGTAAAATCATATCCATCAATAACCGGATTTTCAGTTCCTCCATCTGTAATATTGACTGTTGCTTTACCAATAAAATGCATTGCATTGGATAATCCTGGTATATCTGCAATTACAAGGGGTCTAAAGGTAGGTACTCCATTAGACCCATTCGGTGCAGCCAAAACATAATTTGCTGTTTTACTAGCATATGGGTTCTTTGTGTCACCATATCCATCAGCAAGTGAAATTGTAGTATTTAATGTTCCTGTCTAAGCAGTATTTTGACTAGATACTACTGGACTAGTAGCCTATACTTGGACACTAGTAACGGTACCGCCACTATTAGCATCATCTCTCCAAGCAGGATTTCCATTAGCATCGGTTTTCCAAACTTTATTAGCTTGCCCATTTCCAGAAGCAACATAGCCTTCAGAAGATGAGGTATTGGCTTTCCAAGTATCAGTAAAAACTGCGTTAGATGGAACACTTTTGTCAATAGTATAATTAATAGCGGCGGGAACGCCATTGGCAGTAAAATAGACAGGCTTATTAGTGTCACCTATTTTGGTTGTATTTTGTAATTTACCTGCGGAAGTCGCAGTATCAGCATTACCCTATAAAGCACCAATAAATTTCGGCGCAGTTAAATTATAATATAATATTTCTGGACCATATTTTGATACAAAAGGATTTCTTTTAGAATCAGGTCTATCTAAATGTAACTCTATCTAACATACCTGAGTCTTTCCATAGCTATTTGTTGTATCACCAACAATTGTAAATTCCATTTTAGAAATCTAATAATATCCCTAATGGTCACTGCGATATACTGTATTAGTTGATCCACTACCTGAAACAGGAGAAAAAGAAATATCATGCCAACCAACACCTTGTGTTGCATAATTACAATAAACTCTACCACTAACGTTAGCAGGAAGAGCAGCGTAATAAAAACTAATTAAAAAATAACCATATGGATATCCAGGGAAATATCCGGTAGGTTCGTCAGAAAAATCTATTGTAATAATTGCGGTATCTCCATTGGATATGATATTGTGTGTATCATAATTTCCATCAAACAAATTACTTATACCACTAATATTTGTACTTGTTACAGTCCATCTTTTATCTGCCGCGTATAAAGCATTATCAATTTTAGAAATATAAGGACCTTTTAAAATATTTGGAGCAAAAGGATTTGTTGTTAATAATTCGGAATTTCTAGGTAAAAAATCTGTCGAATTAAAAGCATTCGAGCCCAATCCTTTTACGTTAACATTATATGCATTACCAGAGGATGGAGTAACTTTAATTTGTCCATTAGCATCACCAGTGGCGATCGTATAAGTTGTATTATTATCGGGAAGCGTTATTGTTGTTAAAACAGTTGTTCCATCTTTAGCCATTAATTTTAAAGTATGCCCTGCTAAATTAAGACTTGCCGCATAAGCATTCTTAATTATATTGCCTAAATCATCTTTATCTGCTTTATCTGCGCTTAATGGAATACGATTAATCCCAGGATTAACAGGATCTCCATCTTGACCTTCTGGGACGACATCAATATAAAATTTCCCGTTATCTGGGGTGAAATACGCATAACCATCATATACTTTGTCTGTACCACCGGTAACTCCAAGATTATCTTTTGATCCCTTAAAAATTTTAAATAGAGCCATTTATTTTCTCCTTTCTTTTAGAATATATAAACAAAAAAAGGCGTAATAGTACAATAAGATACTATTACGCCTTATAAAAATCAAAATTAAAATTATAATGAAATGGTATCTTACCTCTTTCAATAAAAATGAAAAAAATAAAAAATCCATTATTTACTTTTGACCAAAATAAAAAATAGGGGAAGAATTATTAAATTCTTCCCCTTAAAAAATTATTCAGCAATAGTGTCAATAAACTCATCTAAATCTTCTTTTAATTCAGCAAGATTTGCTTGAAGAGTTGTTAAATTATTAAAACCTACACTAAGATAAACACCTTCACCAGGATTATTTATATTAGCAGAAAAGCTAGCAACATTATTGCCACCAATAATACTACTAGCACTATAGCTGGTAGTAGTAGAATCAATTCTAAGCATTTTGTTTTCCTCCTAATTTTTCTCTTTATTTATATAATAGAATATTTTTTTTCAAATGTCAAACATCAATCCAGTAAATAGTTGCATTATCAACCATCTAATTAACGACATTTAAAAACTCATAGAAACGATTATTAGTTTCAATATGATAATTTTCTTCATCCAAAATTCCTTCTATTGGAAGACCATACATAACCTTGCTTGAAGCTGGTTTTGTACTTAAACTATAAGAAAATTCTGCTCCAGAAGGATCATATTCATTATTTTCGCCAATAACCGACTATTCATCTATTTTATAAAATCTTACGATATACTTAACTGTTCCACTTAATGCAGTAGCAGAACCAGAAATGCACCAAGGAATGATAATTTTATCTGGAAATGTAACAGTATCGCAAAATGGAACGGCATAAATATAACTCTCATTATCAGGAGTAACATACTATACAACGCAAGTGGTTTGAGCTAAATCCATATTGTCATAATATCTATCAACAACAAAATAGACTGTCTCAGCATAATGTTCATGCTGGACACTTAGATACTCGGGAGCATCAATCTCACGAGTATCTAAGTGAATGTTGTATAATAGAATATTACTTGGAACAATAATAGTGTCTACAGTCGGGCCCTAAGTACTTGCGTTTTGAATTTCATATAATAAACTTTTATAATTCATTCAACCGGCCCTCCTTATCTTTATTAGCGTACATTAAAGAATGGGCCTACGCTAGCTGCCTTATTATTATTTAATTCATTAATTACAATGCAGTAATAAATGCCATCATCTTCTGGTCCAAGCTAATAACTTCTGCTACCAGAGCTTTCACCAAAGACGATTTCACCATTTTTATAAGTAGCAACATCTGCATCACAAATAATATCTTTATCTCCTGGGAATTCAGTATTACCAAGGATTGCGGCAAGAGCACCATCAAGATCAATTTGAGCCTTAATCTAACTATAATCATCATAGTCGGCTTCATTGTTAATAACAGCATGCATCCAAAGATAAGTAATACCATCAGAAAGAGCAGGCTCTTCAAGATTGAAGCTAAGTGTTCTATAATTGCCTCTAAAATCTTGTTTATCAATGGCATGAATTACTTTATCTACTGGAGCGTTAGCATAAGAAAGAACAGGTGCTTCTGGAGAATTAGTAACACGATAGTTACCAGAGTTCTCTGTGGTAGAAACCTTATTTCTTGTAGCAGTTACTTCGCAGAAATAAGAATTATCTAAACCTTCTTCTGCTAAACCAACAATGGTCATTTCATTGCCATTGATACTATATTGTGCACTTGAAGGAGCTTCGGTGGAAACTCTAAAGGTCAAAGTTGTATCATTTACTTTTCTTGTAATAGGAGCTTCATCAGCCTTAAACCAGAAAAGAATATGTCCATCAGCTACACCGAGATCATTTTCATCTGCCTCTTCAAAAGTATAAGATTCATTCCAAACAACACCGGCAAGATGATCTTGCTCAGTATCAATATCCAAAGCAATCCATTGATGTGTTCCTTGCTCTGGATTGGTAGAATTAAAACTCTTTAACTCGGCATCTGGATAAATAGTAATAATTGTACCATTTTGAATAATATTAATATGTTCTTGGTTAAAGATACCTTTTGCACCAAGAGCACCATTCTCAGAAGCGTTTTCTAACCATTCTGGATCATCTGGAAGTTGAGATGCAGGAAGTGCGGCAACAGGCATAATAGGCTCAACCGCAGTTACATTAGAAACAGTACCATCATTGGCAATCTTTTTCCAGTTGTAACTTAAAGTTACTTGTGGATCTTCTCCGACCTCAGAAGCAGGACGGTCTTTTTCGCCTGGCTCTGCTGCAGCTTTTAATGTAATACTGCCATTATTAGTAATAGCATGCACGCCTTTATCTTCTACTGTTACAGAAATATTTTCATTCTCTTCAGGAAGATTAATAACTGGCTTGAGAGGACCAGGAATACGAATTCTCTCTTCTCTATCCATCTTACGAACAGTGGTATTAACAGAAGTACGAGCTTTTACATCAACAGAATATTCACCAACTGTATCAACAGAAGCAACGCTTAATTTCTTATAAAGATGAATTATTGCTCCACCTTCAACAAAATTATCACCATCAACTTCAATATTAGCAATTCTATCTCTTGATACAAGAGTAGAAACAATAACATTTTCATCTTCGACGGTAATAGTATAATATTCCATATTATTAGAAAGATGTTCACTAACAGGGACTTCTTCATATTCAAATGTTACTGAACTAATATCTATAGAATCAGATTCATAAGATCCAGAAGTAGAATTGTAAGAAAACTTTTTCCAATCATAAGAGATATTACCAATATCGCTGTTTCTTGCACTAATGGCAAGTTTTACAACACTATTTGCTCCAACAGGAAGATCTACGATTTTAACAAGTTCATTTCCTTCTGGAGACATAACGTAAAGAGGAACTGTTACGATGGGCTCACCAGGAATTGGAGCAGATGGATCATAAATACCAACATTCTTAATTCTACTGGTAATTACTTTACCATGATCAATTTCTTTTACGCTATGATTAATTAAATCATAATTTAAAGAAGCATTAATTGTAACTTCGGCAGGAAGAGTGCTAAAGCTATAAACTAATTGACGAGCTCCATTTTCATCACTTTCACCAAGTTGATAAAAACGAACAGCAAATTTAATATTGCCTGCGGCTTCAGTTAATTCATGAGAAATTGGCCAGCCAAAAATGATTTTGCCAGGAATAGTTTCAATATCCTTGCCAAAGTGCTGAGAAATACCAGCAATTACATTTTTACTAAGGTCTTTTGCTTCCCATTGAATAACGATATTTAAATCATCACTGGCTAAATCAGTAGAATCAAAATATCTATCAATAGTAAAATAAACAACTTCAGCAAGTTCATCGCCTTGAACACCAACACCATAGCGACCAAAAGAAGAATTTGGTACTTTTACTGTTCTGGAATTGGCGTCAATCTCAAAGAAATCTTCATCCAATGGAAGTCTTACAAAAAAGCGACTAATATCTTCGTTGTCAGAAATTTTAACAAGATCTTCTAAATAAGCAAAATACTCATTTAATGTAGTGATAGCAAAATCTTCTGAAAATTCTGCTTCTCTATTTTCTGGAGGATTTTCAATTAGTGCTTTAGAAGCCTTATCGAAAAGGAGATTATATTTGTCAGCATTTGCTGAGCTAATATATGTAACCATTCAGCTTTCATCCTTTCTTAATATTTTTATAGAAGAGAAGAGGTTTTACCCCCTTCTCTTCTATATCTAAAAACTATTTACTTCAAACTAATTAGTTTTGACCTTTAAGAGCAACCTCTCTCCATTGAGAAAGCTCCTCATCAGAGCAACGAACTTGTTTTACTCTTTTGACACCATTTGAAAGAATTTTTCCTTCATCAGCAGTCAAAACATTGATTCTTACATAATAAATATCTTCAAGATGAACAGGAGATTCAATAACTCCATTTGTCCCAAGATATTTATATAAAACTTGTTTTGTCATTATTTATCTCTCCTTTTCTTAAGCCTAAGCTGGGGATACAGCACGATCTGCTGTTATACCAAAGTATTTATAATTGCCACTCGAATCAACTAATCCTTGTGGAATTTGTCCATCCCTAGTATAAATGACTATTGATCCACCTGGACCTCTTAACTGATGGAATCCATTAAATATACTAGAGACGCCTTCTCTAAGTTGATTTGTAGTAATCATATCTTCCCAAGTGCAAGGATCTCCTTCTGCACCGACATAAATATTATAAGTGTACTGTAAAGATGCAAAAGGTTTATCTCCAAATTCAACGTAAGAATGTCCTGGAATATATACAGTATCTAACTATATATCCATAAAAATAGCATTTCCAATACTAATTATTGGCTACAAAATATTTTTAATTAGCATTGGATCGTCCTAACCAAGAGAAGGACAGCTCTTAAATGCGTTATTACCAATAATCTTACAGGTATTTGGTTGCTCATAGTATTTTAAATATGGCATTTCTTGGAAAGCTTGAGCGTTAATTTTAATTAAAGATCTTGTTGTAGTATCATCCTTATTTTCAGGTGGATCTGCCCAAAATACATGAGTAATTGAGGTATTGCTGAAACCAGTTCCAATGTTTCCACCTACCTAAATAACAGGTGTACCATTAACTACAGTAGGTAATGTAATTTTACCACTTAAAGAATATCTTCTATCTAAAGAAATTGCACATCCTTCTGCTTGTATTCCAGCCTAATTAATTCTCACATTTTCTACTAATAAATACTAAGGATCTAAAACATTTTTATAAACACTTACTTTTTCATATACTGCGATAAAAGCATAATCATCGCCAATCGGCAGTTTGGATAAATCCTATGGCACAGTTGGCTATTTAGTAAATGCCCATCCTTTAAATTTATTTACATAATAGAAATTATCTTCAGTATCAGATAATTCAAGAGTTGGAATAATTTCACCACCATTTTTATTTACGGGCGGATTTACACCATATCCTGTTGAATATGTCTGATAATTGACTAAATCGCTATTATCGCTATCTTTTATAGGTGTTCCATCTGCATTGATATAAGTACGTTTATATGCATGCAAGAAGAAGATTGCATAGAAGGTATAATCAAGAGCCAAATCTCCATTCGGTCTTGTCCATTGTCCTCCAGAATTAGAAATTAAAACCTAATATTTCTTATTTCCAATAGTATATATATCCTCCCCGGATGCCCCATCGTTAGTTTCTATAGCCCAACCAAAGAAATCGTAATTTGCTAAAAACTTGTCTAAATTACCATATTTTGTCATTGGGTTATCAAACCATAGATTATCTATAGAAGCTGCACTAGCAACAGTCTAAATTGATAATGGATTTTCAGTAACATAATGATAATTCTTACCATTATCTTCAAGATAAATAAATCTTGCAGAAGGCTTTTTAGTAACTGTTTTAAATAGGAATGTTAACTATGGGAAATATCTCTATAAAGTATTTCTAATATAATCTTCATCAACTGCTATATCATTATCAATATAAATAATACCAGTAATATTTGGAATTAAAACATTATTTAATCCCTAATAATTATTGTTATTAATAAATGTTTTAAACATTTCAACATCATTAATCTAACCAATGGTTTCTGCGGCAATAGTTTTATCTACTTTATAAATTTCTTTGTTAGCAAGCTAAGTTTCCCATTCTCCTTCATTGTAAGAAAAATCTACTAATCCATAATGATTATCTGTAACTTTATAATCAGCAGGATCTCCACTATAAATTTCATCTTGCTCAGCGAGAGTATAAGGAGACCATTTAACATTTGTCATATTAATATATGCTATACTTGTCGCAGAATTACCGCCACGAGCATCAAAATGTTTCTTTAACAATTTATAACTATCATAACCTAAACTACCACCAACAATACTTAGGCGATTAATTCTTGTTGAATTATTATTAAACAAGCCATCTATCCATAAGCCAGGAGTAGCAACTAATTTTCCATCTTGAAGCACAGGTCTTTGATAAGATGTAAGTAAACGAGTTAATAATCTTGCTTCAGTAAGTTCTAAAGTAGTAATAGAACTTGGTAAATATAAAGTATTTAAAGCAACTCCTTCAGCAAATTTAACTTCTGTTAAATTAGAACCTGTAGCTCTAAAGTTCTACAACTTTTCACAAGAAGTTAAATCAAGAGTTGGGGCAGTTCCAGTAATCTAAATATTACTCATATTTACTTCTTTTAATAGTGGCATACCAGAGGCATCTTTGCTAGAAGGAATGGAAGGAGGATTTAATTTATCGTTTTTCCAGGTAAATTCTCTTTCAATTCCATTATTGTCAAAATCTGTAATAGCACCGTCGTAGCCTAGCAACAATTTTGTCAAATGTCGAGCATCGCCCTCAATCTTAAATTCTTGCCAATACATATTACTCATATTTCCAACATCAGACATTTGATTCATGCCGTAAACATATAGTAACTATTCAGGATATCCAGAACTTGTTCTAACACCATTTTCAATAGAAGAAATTTCAAACTTAACAGGATTAATACCATCATACTTCTTACTTGGATAAGCTTCATTATCATCGCCAAGAGTTACATAGGTACTATGTGTTGGGGTAAGAGTTAACCAATATTCTGCATCGAATGGATGTCTTTTTTGAGTTTCAGCTTGATCTAACCAATAAGATGTTGAAGAATTTGTTGGATCTTCTACCCAAATATCAGAAGTATTTGTTGGATTATTTGCTGCAACACGGCCCCACATGCGGTTACTACCACCGCGAGCATAGTTGCCTTGATTAAGCCAAGAGTCAATGTATTCAAGACGATTTGTAAGGAATTGCTAACGAGACAGGCTTCTATCACCTTGTAAAGCATAGAAATAAGTACCATTAGAATCATAAGTCCAAGTGCCTTCGGTATCACTGGAAATATGTCCAGTAGTACCATCCTAATATTGTTTACTATTAGTAATAGTAATATATTTATAATACTCGTCAAGGTTTGTCGCAATTAAAGGACGTTTGCCTCTCATAACAATACTACCACAAACATTAGGATCTGTACGATACCAAGCTTCAATATTTGCAACAGAGCGGAGAGGGGGATTTTGTAATTGCGCCCAAGTAACACCAGCATTAATTCCTTTTAAATGTTTATATTTCATTAAAATACGAGAATTTTTAAAGTATTTATAGAAATTATTCCAAAGAACACTATCAGAGGTTGAAAAGTTTCCATTATCTGTAGCATCAACATTATATTCAAAAGAAGGAATACCAGTATTATTAATACCTAATTGAGTATCAATATCATAGAAGATAGGATACCAAATATATTCTCCGCCTTGTTTCTAAGGTCCCCAAGAAGCAAACATTGCATTTTTTCCTCTTGAGTCATAACATTCAAAAACTTCTGTCATTACAAAATAAGTAGATAAATATTCAATATCGAAATGATCTGCTAATTCATTAATGAATTTATCTGCACGATATTCTTGAGTATCAAAAGTATACTAATGATTTTGACCATCTCCATATCGTACAGTGATACCAACCCAATAATTCGTAGGATTTTCATTATATTGTTCTTCTGTGATTACTATAGGTTTAACTGCGGAACCAGCAGTCTATTCGCCATCGTATGTATAATAAATAATCGAACTGTCATAAGTTTCATTGGCTTCACATCGTCTTACTAGTCTATCAAAACCACCATCGGCAGCCATTTCTTCATCTGTTAAAGAAGTAAAACTATAATATGTTTGGGTTGGATCAAAATCATCAATACTAATGACTTTAACACCATTCACATCAATATAATATTTATTTTTCTCATATTGAACTGTCCCAAGATAAGCACTATTATACTAATCCCCATTTTTAATATAATAATTTTTAGTTGGATCATAATGATCACTTGTATCAAGAACATATCTTTCGTTTGTTGTGTCATATACAAAATAAGTTCCACTTACCCAAAGATTACCTAATCCTGTCACTTCTGTATATGTACCACCAGATTTTACACTCTCTGTATTAGTACTCCATACCCAAGCAACAGCTTTTTCCCAGTTGGCGTAAGAATTAAAGATAACTTTTGCACGATTTGCATAATTTTCTGTTGGATTTTCTTTATTATATGCTAAATCACCATTTTTTTGCATATAAGCAACAGTATCACTTGCTTCATATTTGTCGCCGTCTTTATCTGGATTATATACATAGTCAAGGATATCTGCATCAGCGTGATAACGATACTCAAAAGAGTCAGCAACAACAGGAGCTGAACCAACTGAATTAAGAACAGGAACTTTTTCTGTGCCATTTAAAGTATAAACATTAAAAGATAAATCTTTTCTATTCATTGGGTCTCTAAAAGAACAAAATGTACGAGAATTATTTTCTCCTTCCCAACATTCTGCAATTTTAGAAATTTTCTTATTACCTAAGAACTTCTAAAAAATATCTTTTCCTGTTGTTTTATCTGGTTTAAATCCATAAACTTCATCGGACCCTTTATCCAAAAGCATATTATACATACCAATATATGTATATGTTCCATCTGACTTTTTATGGAAGGCTAATGTTCTAAAGCCCTATACGGAAGTTCGATAATCATTGGTATTTGAAATTACACATGTTTTATAGCCAAAAACTGCTTTGTACCATTTATTATAATACTGATGATTTTCTTCATTATTCCAACCTTCATTATTACCCTCAGTTAATACTTTAGTAATATTATGAGCAGCTGCATAAGCAACTGGACCAAGGGCAAAGTCTTCAGCAGACTAAATCTATAATTCATCTTCAACTGTATTTTTCCAATTACCTTTATGATTTTTATAATAATATGTAGTACCGGCTTTATAAGAAGTAGCTTCTTCATAACTGGTCTAATCCATATCATATTCAGTAAAGGCTCCAGCCGCATTCAAATCATCAAAAGGATGCTTTGAATAAGCATTTTTTACCATATTAGCAAAACCCATATTATAAGTTCCAGAAGATTCCATATAATCAATCTTCATAGTAAATTTGGTAGTTCCTGCGGTATAATTGTCCATATACCAATATTTCTATCTTGTATTTTCTGGATTGGCATCATATTCGGCTGCAAAAGGACCTCTATTTAAATAAATATTAACTCCATTATCATCTTTTGTCTTTAACTTATAGTTACGACGAGGATAAAATTCAGAAGATGTGCCTTGAACAGCCATTGATACACCTTCACCTTTCCAAGAAGGACAATGGTGCTAATAATAATATTTTACTGCGGCAGCTTTTTCTTCGGCAGTAGAAGAACTATTCCAAAGTTTATCTCCTTCTGGACCAGATAATGTTTCCAATTCACCCGTTGAATATGCTAATTCTAAAGGAGTATTAACAAATTCAACACCAATATTTACTTTAACGCTTTTAGCATAAGATAATTTATCATCATTATTACTATTTGTAGTATCAAAAACAATATATGGCATAATGGGAGAATCAATGTGTGCGGTATTATAATCCATCATCTTTTTATAATTAAATTGATATTCACTAATTGCAGAATTTTCTACTGCCAATTTATTCTAATCATAAATAAGAACGTCTTTTAAATCTACCGCAAAATTAGTTACAATATCATTAACATTTAAATCGGTTCTATAAAAACGAACTTTATATAAATCGATATCACAATACTAAGAATTAAATATTAATGCTTTTTCAGTAGAATCTGTACTTGTTATACCAAAAGAATTGGTAAGTGAATTTTTAATAACACCAGTTAAGACACCATTAATATAAATATACATTAATTTAGTAGTATGAGAATATACTGCACTTAAATTAATAATATTATCTTCAACATAATCGACATTGACTGTATTAGTGCCATTTGAGAAAAAGGCATCCTATGGTCCTAAACAAATACCAACTACAGATTGATTATTACCAGAATAAAAACCACAAGCAACAGAATTTAAATTAATTTGTTTTTCAACATGATCAAAAACTAAATCATCATATTCCTTATCTCTTTCAATGCCGTTTTTATCAATAAAAGGAACATGATTTGTTTTAAAATAATTTGCCAAGAAAGCATCGTAATTTGTATATTCTGTTTTATAACTACTATTTTCAGTATCATAGAATAAATTAAAATAAGTTTCATCGTTTTCATATCTTGTAACATTATGAATTAAATTAGAGTAATCTTGTACATTTCTAATTTTAAACTAAAATTCAAAAGTATGAGACTATTCTCTATCGCTCTATCCAGCAAAAATCATATTGCCAATAGGGATAGAAAATTTTGCTCCATTACTAATACGCAAACATGTTTTATTATTTTCAGTAACCCAACCATTATTATACCAGTTGAAATTTTCAAAAGTAGCATTCTTTTTTATTCCATTTTGTTCATAAGACCATGTCTATCTACGCATTTCAGATTCACTATTAGAACGACCACTAGCATCAAAATTTAATGTTAAATAAGTAGATTTTTGAATACCAAAGTCAAGACGATTTGGATCTTGTTCAACAGTGAATTGAATATCTCTTTTAACAATATTTTCAGGATCTTCTTCACAAGTAATAGAATATAAATTCTACATATTTAAATCAAAATCAACAATTTCAAAAATAGAAAATTTAGAAGTATCAACAATCTCACGAGGAGAACCTTCTAATTCTTTATTTTCTTTATATAAATGAACTTTCGGAATTCCACTAGAAGTATAAACTCTAAATGGAATTTGAATATTATCATAATTATAATATGTTGTTTTATAATTACCCAACCAAATAATTGGAGATGTATTATTTGCATCTTTTGTAGCAACTTCAAATTCTAATGGTTCAACACTAAATCCTTTAATACCATTAATATATTGACTTAAAACAATCTTAACTCTATGATATCCATGAGTAATTTCAGAGACATATTCTTTTACATTTAAAGTTTGTTCTCTATCAGAATTATTATCTAATCTTCTAGAAGCAATTAATTCATCATCCCAATAAAATTCTAACAATTTATCCATATTACCATCTTGATAACATGATAATGTAATTGAAGATGTTTCAAATACACTATTATTAGAAAAATTGGATGGCAATGTCAAAGACAAATCAGAAGTAATAAAATTCTAAGATACTGTATAAGTATTTGTTGAATTAAATTCAGAAACTGTTAAAGTTAAACGAGATGTGGCAGAATGTTTTGCTTTTTCACCAAAGTTAAAAGAACAAGATTCTCCAGAAGGAAGACGTCCCTAATATTCCGCAGGTCCATTAATAATACCATTGGCATATTGAATAAAAGTACTTCCATTTTCAGTATATTCTAATTTCCAAGCTACAGAAACAGTATCATCAATATAATTACCATTTCTATCTTTTGCGGCATATGGTATAAATACTACGTAAGCGTCTTTTCCATTAATTAAATTAGATGGAAAAGATTGTAGCTAAATTTTAATATTTTCAGCCTAAGAGCCACCTCCGCCACCACCTCCTGTACCAGAAGAAATTAATTCAGCAGTGACTCTATTGCTATGTTCACCAATACCTTGCTCAATTACTCTAAAAAACCATCCATCAGAATTAATAATAAGAGTATCTACTAAAGGTAATCCAATCAAATCATCCGGAAAAGCCTGTTTATAAATATAATAAACTGGTTGTTCTAAATCTGGCTACTCAAGCGAGCCGGATTCAAATGTTGCATTTGCATAAATGAAACCTACGTTAGAAGAACCTCCACCAGTACCATTCCCCATTAAAATTCTTTGGAGAGAACCATTTATTTTGGTATCTAACCAAATCATTTTTGAATCAGTAGCAAAATAAATATTACCATCGGCATAATCAATACTGTTGATTGCTTCCTAAGTGCCTCTAATGGGAACAAAACGTACTTTATCCTAGGATAGCTTTTCTAATATATTCTGCCAATATTTTTGTTCATTTGCCATTTACTAGTTCTCCTTTCATCTCTATTTTATTAATAAGGGGAAAGAATAATTCATTCTTCCCCCTTATTATTTATTAATTAAAATGAACCCCACTTAATATCAATTGCAATAGCTTTCTCTGCTTCAGCAGATGCGCCATTAAAACCAATTGTTAAAGTTTTAGATTCTAAAGCAATAGACTTATTAACAGAATTTGTTAAAGTATCTGTAACAGAAAGACTGATATAAGACTTGGATAACAATGGCGAATTGGTTAAAGTTTCATTGCTATAACCAAGACCCATACTAGAAAGCTTATTATGGGTAAAGCTAACAATTTTTCCATTTATACCAGTTACATGACCATAACTATCTGTTAAAATATCTGTTGTATCGTTTAATGCTAAGAAAGAAACTGTGCTATTACCAAAATCATCATTTCCAGAATTTGATGTAACTAATGTATTTGCATCATTATCATCTTGTCTGGTAAGAGTTCTGTGTTCAATTGTTAAAATAGCAGAATTATTATTATTAACAATTGAAGTTACTTTAATCTTCTCAGTATTAGGAATATTTACTCCTGCAATTAAAGAATTACTATTTTTTGTATCTACTAAATTTAATTGTGTTGAAGTAGGTGTTGCGCCAAAATTACCATTGCGGTCTCCAGAGAAAGAAGGACCAACAAAAGGTTCATCTCCAGAAGGAACTATATCAATAGTCAAATTTGCAGATGGAATAACACCATTAACTTCATTACCACGAAGAATAACTAAATCGCCTTTTTTAACATCGACACCATTATAAGTGAAGTCACAAGCTGCTTTGTAAGTATCTCCATTATGCCCTGTTCCACTTGTCGCAATAGTATCGATTACAGCAGTAGCTACAATACCACTAGCAGAGGTACTAGTTTTAATAGTACCCATATATGTCATTGCATTCGCTGCTGACAATCTATCATTAATAGCGTCCGTAATAGCTTGATCTGACTACTCTTTAGTGTAAACATTTAATGTAGCGTTACCATTAGCAAAATGAACTGCTGCAGCTTGCTAGAAAGTACTAATTGTTGGGCTAGGAACAGAATATCCAGAAGTTGCACCATAAGTGATAGTGGGATCAAGAGTACCCTTTGTACTATGCGTAATCTGCTAACTTCCCGAACCATTGCCAGAATCATATTCTAACTAGAAAACAAAACCTTGAGCTGCTGCATTAGCTGCAACACCTTTATTAGTAAAATTAGGACCTGCAATAGTAATTGCACCAGCAGCGGTTGAAGTTACGCCAATATCATTAGAACCAGAAAGAGTAACAGAAGAATCTAATGTAGAACCTCCATCTTTCTTTAAACCAAGAGTTGCTCCATTATTTGTACTAGAAGCAGTAGTACCAACAGTATATGTTGTATCTTTTGTTGAAATTTCAATTGTTGGCACGGTGGTTTGATTCTAACCAGTTCCAATTGCTTTTGTACCTGGCGTTAAAGTAACATTATTATTACCTTCAACTAAACCAACATAAGCTGGTAAACCTCCTGCTGAAGTTGCCACAGAAGAATTAATTAAAACAGTGTCGTCTGCTCCATCAGCTGCGGAAGTTGTTTGTGAAAAGCTAGAAATTTGTGTTGCCGCATTAATTTGTACCCATTGTTTATTTCCATTTGAATCTTCTTCTAATACAGCTAAAATATTACCATCTTGAATATAGTAAAAATCGCCCTTCTGAGCATCAATGCTTGCAGCTGGTAGAGATCCGGAATCAACTACTGTAGTAATACCTGCACTTACCTAAACAGGAAAAATCTTTCCAGAATCAGTTCCAGTATCTACTTTACGACCTACATATAATCTATGAGTATCAGTTGTTAAATAAAATGCGCCTTCATAAGCATGGCCACTAAGGTTATCTCCGCTTCCTGGCAAATATTTATTTAATTGAGCTTGAGTGCCCTGTAAAAAACGAACATTATCATTTAATAATGCTTCATAGCTATAGCTTGCCATCTTTTACATTTCTCCCTTCTTTAAGTATTTCTCTCATTAAGCTCTTGCCATTTCATTCGTTCAGTTAAAGAAGTTAAATTAGAATTTATAGTATTAACTTCCTAAACTAAATTTTCATTTCCGGCAGTTAAGAGAAGATCATTTAAATTCCCAATTTCTGCTTTTGTAACACAATTAGTTTCTAAATAAGCAACACGAGAAACTAAACCTGGTATAGTATTCCCTGTTTGAGAGTCTGTCTTATCATATAAAACATCGTTTAATTTAGAAACCTCTGTATTAAAAGTTGTTATTTTTACATATTCTGTTAAATTAACATTACCAAAAGTTCCGATTTGTTCCAAATGGTTGTTAACAACAATATATTCATCATACTTATTGCCCGAAGATGGATCATTACCATTATCAATTAGATAAATTACTTCTGGTCTAATTGGTTCAGGATCTAATCCAGAAATTTGAGCCTGAATTTTTTCCATTGTAGTAATCTAATAATCTAAAGTACCAACAACAGAACTGGACCATTCAATACCATTACTTGTTTTTATAGGTATGCTGCCCTATGGGGCAAGATTATAACCATTTAAAATATATTGCTAATCAGAATCTAATGAAAAAATATCAGTATTAAAAGTAGGAATATTAATTACGGACCAAGCACCATCACCGCGTAAAAATTTACCCTAATCTCCAGCCTTTGGAACCGGTACTAGCCCAGATACACCTGCGACTGTTGGTGTAGCACCTTGCATTATGCCAACCGCAGTATCTATAATTGTAGACAAGGAGGTATTTTCCCAACGTTCAGTCGTATCATTATATACTAAAATCTGTTTATCTGCAAGACTTTCATCATCAATATAAACGTTTTCTAAATCGTTAATACTAATATCGCCAGAAACGTTACCGCCATTGCCAACTCCGCTAATTAGTTTTTGACCTAAGTAGAGCTTTCCTTCTGTCGAAGTTTCAGCATTTTGATAAATAAAATATAAAGTATCATTACTGATTTTTTCTGGCGTAGTTTGCAATGTTTCCCAAGCAGTAATAGATCCTCGCATAAATTTAACATAATGAACATTGGGATCATTTATTAAATTTGCCACGTATTTATTCTCTCCTTTCTTCTCATATTTTCTCATAAAATATAAAAAATAAAATAAAGAGATTATCCCTGTTTGTCCTGAGATAATCTCTTTATTTCAACTTAAGTTATTAAATTTTTCAACTATTCATAAGTAATATCAGAAGATGTAATTTGTCCAAAATTATTTACATAACAAATTCTACCAGGTATTAACTTTTTAATCTAATATAATAAATCTTTAATACTATTTAAAGATCCTCTAAATGTATCAGTATCTCTTGTCTCATCGTTTAATGGATCATAATTTTGATGTAAATATAATAATGCTCCATTAATAGATGACATCGTAGCATCTCCTGCATAAGCGGCATCCATTGAAATTAAGGCAGGAATTTCTTCTCTTGCATATAGAGTAATTGAAGGAGGAACATAAGGTGCATATTCACTCCATTCATATCCATGAGGACATTCATTTGCAGCATCATTTTCAACATAAAATCCAGCCTTTTTATAAAAAGGAGTTTTACTCATATCCATTAATGGATCATCTGCTAGCTCATATAAATCTGGAGAAACTTCATAATAATATTTATGCTGTATATAAAAAGGATTTCTAACAACTGAAATATTATCGGAAGTTAAAGTATAATAAATCGCTTCATTATCAAATGGACCATTCGCTTTAGTATAGTTTTTAGAATTAATATCATACTAATAATATCTACCAGGTAAATATAAAGAACTGATACTATATTCTGTTGGAGTTGATATAGTATAATATGTTCTAGCAACCCTATATGGATCTTTCATAATTTTCGTAAGATTTTCATAAGGTATAATTATATTCTAATCCTAAGAAATATAATAATATGTTACATTCGTCTAACGATTTCGTAAAATAGCTGAACTTAACGGAATAGCATCTATCTATTCATAATATTCAATAATATTACCCTAAGCATCTCTACCATATTTTGGAGTATCTGAAAAAACTAAAACATAAAAAGTATAATCTCTATACATTTCTTGTGTTAAAATTTCTTCTGTACATAACTAAATATTACCAGGGTGAGCTTTTTCTTCATAATAAAAATAATTTGGCATATAAAAAATACATGGAGTATCTGTAGGAGTTTTTGTTGTATTTGCAACATCATAATAAGGTCTATTATCTAATGGATCTGGAATTTCTGCATAATCTTTTTCAAAAGCTCCAGTTTCTTCATTAATACGATAATATTTTCCAGGTTCATATCCATTTGCAAAATTTTCTGCCTATGATGGTCTGGTAATAGTATAATATGTTCTATGCTCATCTAATGGATTTGGTGAACTTATATCACAAATATAATTTTCTCCATCTAAATAATAAAATCTATTTGGCTCATATCGAGTTAACTCAACTTCGGTAAAACGAGATGGATTAATATTTTTTAAATAATAAGTTTTTGTAGAATTATAAGTAGTATCAGTAGATGGAGTATATATAGGACTTAAAGTAGTTCCAATATTTTCATAATATTTATTTGTTGAAAACTATGTTGATGCATTAGAATCAACATCATATCTACACCACGACTCTCTGTAATAATATGTTGTTCCAGCAACATAAGTATTTGCAACGGTATAAATAGGATCTCCGTAATCATTAACTCCATCATACGTATAATACGTATTAGAACCAAAATGATTACCTGCATCTTTATCTACCTTATAAATATAATCTCCTATAGTAATTTTTCTATATTTTATTCCTCTACGATATAAAGTCCCCCTGGCTTCATAAATATAATCAAAAGATAAATTATTAACTTGTGCCTATGAAGGAATTTCTTCTAAATGATAAACTATCTATCCGAGTCTATCGTGTAATGTATTTAATGTACCTGCTAAGGTTTCTAAATCATGTGTTTTTTTATTATCAAAACCATTATACTTCACTTCTTGAGTTTGAGATCCATCAATCCAACTTACATCGGTATAACGTAAAATATCACCATGCTCATCTGGAGTTGGTTTTGCACCATAAATTAAATCATATCCATCAGAAACCATATTTCCAATCATCGGTAATGTAACTGACAATTCATAAGTATCTATAGTTACTTGATTGCCATTTTTATCAAAGTATTTTTTCCCACTAGATCCTGTTGGAGTAATATCAATTTTATTTTCAGTTGTTTCATCATAGTTTCTATACGATTTATCACTTGCTTTTTTATTAAAATAAATAGCTGCATCAATTTCTTCCGAAGAAGTACTTTCTAATTCGTTTGTCTCAGGATTATAATTACCAAAAGTTTGCATAATTCTTTCATCCGAAAAAGGATAAATGCGATTACCAAAATCATCTTCATAAAAAGAAGCTTCTTTTACTCTAAAGCCCCAATGAGAAGGAACATGAATACGATACAATGCTTCAGAACTTTTTGAATCTATATAAGGAGCACTAGGTAATACTGATGGAGCATCTGGAAATAATTCTAAGCCAGGCATTAAGCTATTTAATCTTGCAATTAAAATAAATTTACCTTTTCCTTCACTATAAATTTTCTACCAAACTGTTCCATCATATCCTCTTAATGCCTAATCTACACCATAAAATTCTTTATCAATATTATAATTGATTAAATAATTAGGATAAAATTCTGATAATATAAGAGTTTCCCAAGTGGCTTCCGCATCATTCTCTCCTGGCAAACATTTAAAAAAAGCTTCTGTTGGAGAATTTTCTGATGTATAAATTCTAATTAACTAATCCTAAGTTACATAACATTTATTTTCATCATTTGCGTTTTCAGTTGTAGGAGTATAATAATTTCCAGCAAGTGCATCTGCCTAATTATAATAACTTTCAGCAGGTAATTTTATATAATAATTTTCATATCTCCAATAGTAAGAATTCCAATTACTAGCATTTACCATTGAAGGCTGTACTTGCTAAAAATTAGTATAATAAAAAAGGATGGTATGAGAAGCATCTGCATAAATTTTTCCGTCTGAACCATAAAATCCAGATAAAATATCTCCCGCTGTAAATCTTGATTCTGGATCATATGAAACTAATACAAAACGACCTGCAAAAATATCATCAGTTCCAGATAAACAGGCAAGATCCATAGCTCGTCTATTTTCAAAAATTTTATCAAACTAAAAATGAGTACGTCCTGTGTTTGTTATATTACCATAAAATCCCATATATTAAGACCCCCAATACGCAATATCAATAACTAAATAAGCACTATCATTACGTTCTATCTCTCGAATAGATCTTTCATCTACCTTAATATCGGTAATAGCTCCTCCTGCGGATAAGTCTATTTCAAATAAACCAGTAAAACCTACTACAACAGGAGCCGTACCACCATTTAGATAAAGCCTTGTTCCTGGTAATGCACTAATACCAAGCTAAGAAATAGTTCTATCTGCAGGCAGAAATCTTCCATTAATTAAAGATTCTGCTGTTAAATTCTATGGAAAATTATGTTCTGAACCAGGAGAACAATAAATAAATTGCTAAAAATTTTGATTCATTTATTCTACCTCCTTAATAAAATCTTTCTGGTGCTTTATTAGCATTTATTGACATTGTTCCATTATAAGTCAATGGAATTGTAATTTTATTTACTATATATTCTCCATTTATCTAAGTCGTTTTATCCTATACATAAATACGTGTATTCGGCTGTAAATGATAAATAGGTAAGGCAGTTATAGAAATATTTTCAATACAATATCCAAATTGATAAAGCAATTCATCAATTTTATTTTTAACACTAATACTTCTATAACTAATTGTTAAAAACTAAGAAAATCCTTTAGGTAAATATATAAAAGTATATCCAGATTCTTCTTGAATTTCATCTCTTAATTTGCTTAAATCTAATTCAAGAGTATCATTCCCATTACTATCTTTTTTAAATCTATCTAATAAAATCAAATCAGGAATTTCTTTAAAAATAATAGCACTTGCTTTATCTTCATTAATAGTTTTTGACCTATCTCCAACAACAGGAATTGAAAATTCCGCAAGTTCTGTTGGACTATCTAAAAATTCTATCCAGAAATTTAATTTCTCTGGATTTTCAAAAATATCAATATTCCAATATAATTTCTTTTTATCTATCTCAAAGGGTAAATCTTGATTACTTCCATTTTCATCTCCAGCTTGGAAACAATACTTACAATATTTTACAACTTGTTGATAAATTTCATTCTTTTTCACAGAATCTTGCTCTGCTGTCCATCTTGCAATCAATTCTTGATATTGAGTTCTTACGAAAGGATTTGACAAAGAAGTATAATATTCAATTTCATAATCAGAAATTTCTGCTTGCTGCCATTCTTTTCTACGAGTAAAAAATGTTGAACTTGAAGCTTCAGAATCTGTATTTCTAATATTAGCATATTCTCCACGTTTCCAAATTTCTTTTGGACGATAATCTGGATTATATAACTATCTCCAAAAGCCCTACATATCGGTATAATACTATTCATAACCAGTATATCCAGTAGGATAATAATCTGGATTATTTGCGGCAATTATCGGAAGAAGATGATCGGGATCATCCATAACAATTTCATTATGTATATTGTAAATAGGATCCTATTTAGAGCATCCCTATCCAGCAAAGTAATCTAAAGCCATTTGATAAATAATTTCACGCCAATCAACAACATGAATTCTTTTTCCTTCTAAATCATTTGTTGTTAATGGATTTTCTTCAGCCTATTCAATATCCTATTGCTATGTTTGTAAATCAGGTAAAACAGGTTTGTAAATATAGCTCTTCATTCCTGGGTTTGCTTCATTTACTTTTATAACAAGTAAAAAAGTATGTCCGCAGCCTCCCCAACCATGCTATCTATAAGAACCATAAGGACGAGAATGAATAATAGTGCCATCTTCTCTAACCTCTTCTGGAGTCATAGCATTTCGATAAGGATTACCAGAAGCATCTAAATCGATCATTAGCTAACCTTTCCAAGAATTTGTACAATCTAAAACTGTTCCATTTGGGAAAGTAATTTTACCTTTAAATCCTTCTTCACCCGTTTGATAGCTCATCATTCGTCCAGAAGGAGGGGCACCTACCTATAATTCATACCATTTGCCCCAATTGCTTACTTCCCACCAATCACTATTACCATATTCATCATTCCATAAACACTCTGGGACAGGAGCTTTTTCAAATGGAACATAATCTGGTACCTATCCATCTAATTCTTCAAGTAAAGCAGAATTTTGATTATTTTCTAACCACTCTTCTGTTAAATAAATTTTATCATCAAGAGCATGATAAAATCCTGGCTTTTTATCTATCGCATATCGAGCATGAATAGGAATTTCTGCTCCAGATACACTTTTTCTTTTTCCCCATACGGTAAAATCATTGCGTAAATTACTTAATACAGGAGCATGCTAAACAGCAGTTAATAATCTATTTCCTTCAAAATTAAAAGAAAATTTATTATGATCACTATTAACATAATTAACAAAAGTTTCATCATCTGTTTTTGTTAATAAACTCCAACTTGTATTCACATATGTGCGTTTACGCTAAAAAATAAAATGACCAGTTGTATCATAAAAATATTCAAAATCTCCAAGCATTGTTTTTATTTTATCTAACATTGATACTAAAGTATCTCCAATTCCAGTAACTAAATCACCAGTATAAGTTAAATCTGTAATACGGTATCCTACGTCTTGACCATATTCAAATTTTGCTACTGTATATAATGTATTGTCATTGGTGTTTATGTTATTCTAATCTACCATAGTAAAATCTCTATTTGATAATTTAACCACAGTGCCAATAACTCTCGTGGTTTCAGATACCATTGGATCAAAATCAAAATTATTATTCTAAATAATAGTATCAAGGCTTTGATTCTAACCTTGCATAAACATTTGCGTAAAATGAGAAGTAGATAAATTTCTTAAAGCATATAATGGCTTATCACCGCGATAAGTTAATTGTTCTAATCCATATGTATCTAAATCATTTATAATAATATTATGATATGGCTCTTTAGCATAAGCATGAACAGATTCACGAATAATTTTCTCAAGAGGCATTTTTACAATAGTATATTCATAATCTAATGTGTATAAAGTAACTAACTAATAATTCTCTTGAGGTTTCATCTATCTCGTTGTATTTACAACATAATAACCATAAAGATGATTTTCTTCATCTGCTTCATATTTTTTAAAATAATATTGATTTTTAGGAATATTATCTGTTGTATATTCTACCGGTTCAAATAACTCATCTGGAGACATAACTTTTTTAAATAAAGTATATCTCTGACCAATATAAGGAGTATCTTCATCAATAGAATAAACTACATCAATAACATTATCATCCGCATCTGTAATTTCTTTCATAATGCCTTTAACATATTCATTGCGTTTTTTATAATATAATCCAGAAGAATCCGCAATAAAAATATAATTTGTATTGTCTAAAGTAGATATTTTTTCTGGACTGTCTGCGGCCGCAGGTTTTATATAATATTCTTCTGCCATTAAAACATCCGAGTTATTAATTTCAACTGAAGCCTATGTCATTTTAGCGGTTTTAATTTCTTCCTAACCAAAATCAATAGAAGCAAACAATTGACCACCTAAATCACCATTAAGTAAAGACATTTTATCTTTACCCTGTAAAGATATAGTGCAATTACTAATACCTATTGAAGTATTAAAACTTGTGACTAAAAAGATGCCTTCCTAAAACCATACAATTTCAGGATATAAATTATTATCAATTGAAGAATATTCGTTTGATAATGAATTAACAATTCCTATCTCTAAACTAAATTTAGTTTTTAGTCCCCAATAAAAATCATTAATATCTATTTCATCACTAATCATGGTTAAACTACAAGTACGACGAACAGAAGAAGCACCATCAATATTAATACTACCACCAGTTACTTTTCCTTCAATGCTATCCAATGGCAATTCATTAATATCTAATGCAGAAATTTTTGCATAAACGGTTCTTTCTTTTTGTTCTAAAAGAGCTGCCAAAAAATCTTCATCCAAAAGAGATAAATCTCTTGTTTCTTTTAAAAAATGTGATTTCAATTTTGATCACTCCTTTAACTCTTATACTCTGTAATTTTAACCTAATAAGCACAATTTAAATAAATACCATTGCCGATAACAATAGATTTATAAAAACTATCATTTAAGTTTAAAACCGGAGGTTCATTAAAATTAAAAACATTATCATCCTAATCAACAAGGGTTATAGTTGTTTTTATTTCTCCATTTGTTATAGTCTAAAGAGAGCCATTCTAACAATAACAAGTTCTTAATAAATTATCATTTGTATCATAAATTTTGTATAAAGATATATCATCAAACTATGTAATAGTAGTATGAGTATCTTTATCTTCATAAACATTCTATGCACGCTAAATAATGTCCTTAATTACTTTTTCTTTAAAATCTAAAACAAAGAATTTTAATACCTAAAAAGAGCTATAATCTGTATAATTAAAAGATAATGTGTTTGGTCCAATAGTAGTAGAAATTTGATTTTTAATATAAATACTTCTAATATTATTAAAATCTCCAATAAGAATTTCAGTATTATTATATTTATAATGTAATAAAGAATCTCCAACTAAATCAATACATTGATTTTTTAAATTAGTCAAATTTTCCTAAGTCTAATTACTAACCTCTTCCATTAAAGAAAGATTATCTTTTATATTAAAATAAACATCGGGTAATTGAGACTCAAAGGATGAACCTGCATTAAAAGTTAATCCAACAGGAGAAATAAATACTTTGTTATCGGCAGAATCTGCACCAAGCCGCACAAAGAAAGAATGACCATTTCCGTTTACTGTTGGCTCAATACGCATCCAGTTCAAAATGTCGTTTTCATTAATTTTTACAGAAGTATCTATATTAGTAATTCCAGCAATTTTATTTTTAAAAAGTATAGAACTTGTAACCATATTTGTTTCTTCATCATCGGCAATATTTAAAAAGTTTAAGTTTAATAAATTATTATAAGTCAGCTCTTCCATTTCATAAGCAGTACAAGAAAAATTATGCAACATTCTTCCTAACCTATCTTCTGGTGTTAAAGAAATGTTTAATAGTCTAACTAAATAATTTCCTTCCTATGGAGACTTAAACATTTTAATTTTACCATTACCCAGCCAATCCATAAGTTTTAGTTTAAATAATCGCTCTGCACGCATATTATATCCAACCGAATCAAGAGTTTCACTACGTTCCCAAGATTTTCCGCTATATACAGAATTATCTTCATTGGAATAATCATTATAATTCTAATTAACTGGAGTATAATCACGATGTGTTTTATCATTAGAAATTAAATCTAGCTCTATTGCATTCGCAAACATTTCATTATTATCTGCTTTATAAGAAATTAATCCTGCTATTGGAAACTCTTTATAGCTTACTACTCCATTTCTAAAAATAAAAGGATATTTACTGCCAATCGTATCTATTTTCTATTCAAAACGAGTAGTTTTAAAAGAAGAGACTTTAGGATTAAATCTAATCTTTAGCTATTTTTTTCCATCCCATAAAAACATATCTTCAAAATCAGCTATAACTAAATTAGATTCTGCTCTACTTGAAGATACACTATTTTCACTATATTGTCTAAAACAATATTTATATGTAATACCTTGTTCAATAGTAAAATCTTTATAAGACCAACTTAATGCCTAAGTATAATTAGTAAAATATTTTTTCTTTAATACCTGCCAACTTTCATAATTATCTAATTTGCTTGAACGACAAATTTCAATAGAAATTGGTTTAGGTAAAGAGGCATAGATATAATAAATATCATTTCCTTCTTCGTCCTATAATAAAGGAGCATTTATACCATGTGCGGTTGCAAATTTTTTATAAATAATACTTGTATTATTATTTACATTTATATTCTCTTGTGTTACCACTTCTACCGCTTCTGGATACATAGCTAATAATTCTTCATCAGATTTTGTTGTATATTTATCTTTCAAAGAAAAATTTAACTCAATATATGCTTCTTCATAATTATTAGTAGCAACTAAATTTACACCAAAAGAAGTTTCCGGTGTACTTGGATCCATACAAGAGTACATTGGACTATAAATTTCTAAATTATTTATAGTTCTAACAGCATACTAAATATAATATAAATAATTTGTAGTTAATAATGTTTCAAAAGTATAAGTATCAGTAGCTTCATCTAAAGATAAAGATTCTGATGCTAAATTATTAACGCTTGTATTATGGAGTTTCCAACCACTTGTTTCAATTAATCCTTTTTCAAAATTATATAAAAAGAAAGAATAAGCATATGGTCTTTCACTTTTATCTTCTGAAGTTACATAAACTCCAGTATAAGTCTATTGAAAAGGCTCAATTAAATTAGTATCAGAAACTAATCTCTTTATATAAACACTTGGCTTAGAAGTGTATTTTGCTATTCCAACAGTAGAAAAATAACCTATCGTTCCATCTTTACCAATATAAGCCATTTGAATTTTCAGATATTGACCTAATCTTATATTAAAATTACTTATATCGCTCCAAGTAAATCTAACTTCTCTATTTGTAATAGAGTTATTTACTTCACGACTTTCTAAAGTATGGATAAAAGTATTACTCTATACTGTCTTTATTTTAATTCTAAAACCAGATATATCTGAAACAGAAACAGCCCTATTCATAGAAAATGGGACGACAACAGTTGCCGCCCCATTTTCTTGGTAAAAAGCAGGCATGGAACTTCCAATAGTAGGTGGATAAAGTTTTTCCGCTACGCCTGCCATATTTAATTATCCCTCTACTGGCTCAGAACCTGCGGCTGCAGCTCCTGAATTCTGACTATCATTATTTTTAATTACCTGTGTCACTACCTGCTCAAGTGCACGCAAGCAATCTGCCATTACAAGAGTATCTTCACCCTTTGTACGAATTTCAAGCATTGTATTATAAATACGAGTAAGTTGTTCAACTTGTTCCTTTGTAATAGTCATTTTAAAAACTCCTTTATATCTTAATTTTATATATAAAATGCTCAAGCAAAACGAGCATATATACCATATTGATTTTCTGCACTCACTTCAACTTTTAAAAGCGGTCCTCTAATAAAAACTCCGGCTCCATCGCTTCCTCCTCCACTTTTAGCAACAACTTCAGCACCACTGTTGGTTGATTTTAAACTTGCTCTTCCTTCTGATCCATGAGCTTCAATCCAAACGCCGTCGCCTGCTTTTAGTCCAATATTAGATCCAGAGGACTAAACAATAAGAGTACCAGAAGAAGTAATGCCTATCGCATTGGTTTGTGTAACTCCATCATATCCAGTTACAAATCCTAAATGTCCCTAGACGTCACTATCGTCTAAAGTTGATTTTGTGCTAAGTTTAATATGATTTGTAGTAATACCTTGTTTAGGATCTAAAACTGTCCAAAAAGTAGTTCCATCAGGAGGACTCTGAATTTTACCAGAATCAATAACCCATCCTCCAAGCCAACCTCGATTAGCTTGAACATAATTAGCAAAAATATCAGAACCCTTTATTAAAGAACCTTCAATATAAGCTCCTTTTAATGAACCTCGTTCAATATGAACATCTCCAGCCCATCCCACTCTAAAAGATGGAGTATTACCATCTAAACCAATCTTTAATGGATAATGAGAATCTTGTGAATTAATAGAAATATTAGTATAAGCTGAATCAATAGGAACCGTTATAGGTTCAATATTTCGTTCGCCCGTTATACTTCCTTCTATTGGCACTGAATTATATTCCTAATAACTATATCCGGAAATAAACTAGTTCATCGTAATATATCCATCGTCTATGTCAAGCAACATACCAAGATTACGATTACCTTTCCAGTTACTTGAATAAATCTATGAATCATCACCATCAAACCATATTCTACCTTTTCCTTCTTTTCCTATATAGCCAGTTCCATTCTCTAAAAAGGCATATGAAGTTTCTCCTTTATGAAAACCATAGATACCCGTTTGTGCAGATAATTCAGGAGAAACAACATCTCTACTAAAATCACCAATCATAACCCCAGAAAATTTATTATCTTCATCTTTTTTCCCTGCGGCAAAAGCAGAAGCTAAAACAATTCCTGTATTATCATCCAAAACAATATCTGTACCATTCCACTGATTTACTGTTGTAGATGGATACCTATCTTGATATACATATATTGGCTAAGACCATAAAATAATGTTATCTTTTTTACAAATAACACCATAATTTTTAGCTTCCTTAACATAAACAACAATAGGTTTTAAAAGTCTATTTTCTACAGTTGGCACAAAATTATCTTTTTTTCTTGGGTCTGGATCAATATAATAAATTGGTTCCCAAACCAAATTTTCTTCTGATTCTTCAAAATTTGCTAAAATTCCGTTTTCATAGTTCTAAGCAAATAATCTATAAGGATTCTAATAATATTCTGGTTCTCCTGTTAAAGGATACCAAACTCTATCAGCACCTTCAATATATCTTACTTGATAAGTAATCTAATCATTAGTTCCCTAAGTTCCATTTTTTAAAGGAATTGGAAAATAAGAAGTTAAATTATAATCTCCAAAATTTTTCAATACAACTTGAAGAATATTTAAAGATTTTAATAAAACATCTGTAGAAGAATCAGCTTTAGGTCTAACAATAAAAGTATTTCCACCATGATATTCATACTCTAATAAAGCAATTTTATTAACCATTTTCTCAGACTACAATGGATAATAATAAGTTTCATAAAGAGAAAAGTCATCATTTGGATCTAATATATAAAATCCACCTTTTTTTACAAAAGCCTTCTTAGACCAAGAATTATAATAATTAAAATAAATCTCTCCAGAATCATTAGAGTTTGTTTGATAGAACTTTGCATCATTTCCACTATTTTTTATATCAATAATTTCTTTTAAAAATACATTAATGTCAGTATTTGTAAATAAACCTTCAACCAATTCTTTCGTCATCTTATTATTAATTTTATAATACCACTATTTTTTAAAATTGTCAAGTCTTTGAGCACCTAATGTCTCAATAATTATTTTATATAAATCCACATCAGACTATTTATCTAATACTAAAGCTTGTATCATTGACTATAATAGTTCTATCTCAGTATTTGGAATAGCTTCACTCAAAGTTTGATTATTAATAATAACTACATTCTAATTATTATCAATAATAGATTTTGCAATTATATCTTTTGAAACAATATTGCTATTTGTTTTATTATAAGTATAAAAATTAGAATAATAAATATATGTATATAACTCCTAAAGAGGATAGGTATTATTTACTAATATATTGCTAATTTTTTCTAATTTACCATTTGTGTCAACGTAATAATTATAATCAGAACCTATGGATAAATTATACTCATAAGCTGGATAATCATTCATAGACTAAATTATAGTCTTTATCCAAGACGTTGCTGTTAAAGTTGGAATACCATTAAATGAACCAGTCCCATTTAAATATAAGTTTCGTAACAAAATAGTTGTATTACTATGATCACTATCTTTATTACTCTAAATATTACAGTAAGCACGGGTATAAATATCTTCATCTAAAGGAGACTTAAAACAAAGATTGGCTACATAATTATATAAATTTTCTTTATTAGTATTCTATATTAACTAAAATTGATAAAAATTCTTTTTCTAATAATAAGAACGTAATAAAGAAAACATTTTAGTTTTTAACTAATCTTTTTTACGGTCATCGGGACTAATATCTTTTACCTCTAAATAATTTGTATTCGCCGCAATAGCAAATTCATCAAAAAGATTTAATTCAATGTTCTATTGACTTCTATAATTACCATTACTATCATTTTCTGGATAATCAACATTAAAAACACAATCATAACACTACCAAAAAATTTCCTCTTTAGATAATAATATATCTAAAGTTAATTGCTGCTATTCTTGCTCCGATTCATAATACTTATCTACATTATCATATTCATCCTTAAACAACATTGACATTAACTTAATATAAAATAAATTTTCTGAATCAGGAGTTAATTGCGTGATTGTTGGATTATTTTGCAATTTTTGAATTACCTTTGTATATAATATATCATTATCTTGAACAGAACCATTATTAATACAATCTTTCTATAAAATTTTATTAATTGAAGCAAAATAAGTAGTCTCATTAGAGTATGGGAAGAAAATTAGAATATTAGATTTGCCAAAAACGTCTTCTGATCCAGTTGCATTTTTTACATAAGTATCTCCAAATAAATTTTTTAAAACTCTACTACCATTTACAGGCCATGAACTAATAATAATTGCCATTAGTAAAGAAGTAAAATCTGGATAAAAACCATTTGTTGTAAAATAAAAATTGGTACATAAATACTTATAATTAAAATTACTCATATTTCTTGACCAAGTAATATCTGATTTAGTTAATTGATTATTAGTACTCTCAGTAAGAGGTAATATTGTTGGAGTATCATTATTACCTTCACCTATTGTCATTTCAGTATAATATAGAGGACAAAGATAAATTGTAGTAGTCGAATAAACTGGTTCATTGGTATATGGATTTGTACCAATCGGTACCATCTAAGTTGTTGTATTATTTTTAACAAAATCATAGAAATCAAAAATATCTTTATCATTCTTTAAAAATAATGCATTGCTGGTCTTAAAAAAATCTCCTCTGTGATTTATCATATAATTTCTAAAGCATGTCTTAAAAACACTATTTTCTGGGATATAAGTAGAATTATCGTCTCCAATAATTTCTTTTGTTCCAGAATAAACAATATTATTATCATTTAAAGATATTGTAATAACTGGAGCATCTCCGCTATATCCATTATAGCTTTTTCGTAAATAAGAAGCACATGCCTATAATATAGGAGCTCCATCAAAACTAACAATGCCATCATTGTCAATATCTACGCCTTCTTTAAACTCCGCAATATAGTAGGCAGTATTTGTAGTAAAAGTTCCTAAATAACTTAAATCATTCTATCTGGTTCTATCAAAAGTATTATGTGTAGTAGCATAATCTCTCATTATGGAACTAGTTGCATTTGTAAAAAATCCCATAGAATTATCTAAAGGACCAAATCTTTGAGAATTTAAATTAATATAAAAATTTTCTTTAAACATTAATTTAAATAACAATCCAAGATTGTTAACTTCTTCTAAAACATATTTATTTCCAGTAGCACTATTAAAATAAGTTTTAATATATCTAAATAAATCTTTACCATAAATATAATCTGCATTGGTATAATAATCAGAAGAAGATATGTGTGTTATATGATATTCTACAGCATTATTATTATTGCCAGAAATTGTTCCATTAGTATTTTTTGACTAAATATCAGATAATAATTCTGCCTATTTTTGCCCTAACAAAAACTTTAATGAAAATAAAATATTAACATAATCATACTAAGAAGAAGACTCTGGATTTGGACCTAAAATAAGTTTTTCTCCTTGATTTGCTGTTAATGTAAAATTCATTAAATCAGTAAAATTCCGCATCTATTTTTGTCTAATAGCATCTAAAACAAAAATACTTCCAACTTCTTCATCATTAATATTTTTAAAATTCTATTCTAAATACCATTTTTGTTTTTCTTTAGAAAGAATTGTAGAATAATCAGAGGTTTGAACAAAACCGGGTGTGCGTAAATCTTCATTCGATTCAGAAGTTTCTGATAAAGATAAAATAGAAATTAAACAATTATTTAATCCACTCTAATTGTGAATTAATTCCTAAAACCCCTATTCATCATCTAAATTCAAATTAGATAATATCTAAGATAAAGATTCTCCATTCTCTAAAGAATTTAATATTGTAGTTTTTAAATCTAAATTACTATAAGACATTAAATATGAAGTAGACAAATTTGTATTCTAAATTTCATTTTTACTTTTTTCATTATAATCAATAATTCTACTTAAAATAGCCTCCCAACTATCAGAAGTATAATTAAAATTCTATTTTAAGTTATTTTTTAACTAATTTGTATTTGAAGTATTATTTGAAATAATTTTATAAAATTTAATTTCTTCAGAATTAAATAAATATCTTAAAACACCGCAACTTAAATAAGTTCCTGGAGAAATAAAAACAACTTCTCCATTATTTTCATATACATATCTATCTGTAGAATTTTCTGGAAGGACAAGCAATTCCTATAGAACATCAGCATTTTCTATAATCACATAAAAATACTATATTTGTAATTCTTCTAATCTTTCATTTGTTATAGCATCATTATCAAATAATAGAGAATATAATTCTCTTAAAATGTTTATATCTGATAAATAACTATCTGTAATATAAAAACGTTTATTATTATAATATAAACCAGGATCATTATTAAAATCAAGCAATTTTGAAATTAATTCTATTCTCAAAAATTGTCCATTAGAATGAATATTAAATAATTCATCTCTTAATGTTTTACTATTAGTATTATTTCCTACCTTAATTTGCCAATTATAAGTAGAAGGATTTAGAGTATATATCTATTCATCTACTTTATTATAGTATTGTTCAGCAAAATATTCAAGAATAGTAATAAAATTTTCTCCAGTCCAATACTAAAGTATATTCTATTGAATAGCATTAAAAAATTCTTGTTTAGTAATTGCTGTGATGTTAGTTTTAAAAAATACATCATCTGCGGCCTGGCTGCTTAAATTAAGAATAGTATTACTTTCGTCCCCACCATAAACATTTTCTAATTGTTCAAAAATTAACTACTTTTTCTTTTTGCTTTGTTCAGTTTCATGAGTTTTATAATAAAACTATTGATATTGAATATACTCTTCTTCGTCTATAGTATATTCATAACTAAAAGCATCTAAAAATTTATCAGGAATACCAGTTCCTTGTGCAGTACTATTAGCAATCGTTTCTGCTGTTAATTGCTAATTAGCAGCTACTCCATTATTATATGTTTCTACACAATTTGCAAAATGATTTTTTTCATTATCCCAATAATAAATCTTAGATATTTTCTCAAATATACTTGTTTTATTTTCACTGGTTACACCACTAAAAATTATACCATCTTCGCCTAAAACGAGTCCGGCATTATTAAATATATCTTTTAAAGTATAATAATAATAATGTCCCTATCTTTGACTATCTTTTCCATCATCTAACTATCCTTGTTTAAAAGTTACAAAATTACTTTCTGTTAATTCACCATTTTCATATTTATCTTCAGCTAAATAAATAGGATAATAATAATCTGTTTCTTGATAAGCCGGTTGCAAAATTTCATTCGCATTTGAATCTGTACGTTCTGCAACTTTCCAATCAATATCCCAATCAAAATCAGACTAAGTTACATTCTAACCATTCTAATCATAAAGAACAAGCTCTCCTTCAAGAACTTTTCTATCACCAAGGCTTGAACCATCTAAATGTTCACTTGGTTCAGTATTTAAAACATTTGATGAAACATCAACTGCGTTTTTACCATGATGCCAAATTAACTAAATAGTATAATCAGAACCTGATGTTCCAGAAGTGCCAAATACCATCTAAGCTTCTGCGGTATAAGACTAACCATCTTTAATAACCTCTGCACGAACAGTATTACGTCCCGCATAGCGATTTAAAACAGGCTTAATAAAAAACGCAATTTTTGTTTGATTAGTAATAGTAAAATTATTTTCCTCTGTTGGATTTGATACGGGCTATGCCGCCGCACTTGCGGGCGTGGCAGGAACAATCATTGTATCACTGCCGCAAGGCACATACCATTTAATACTTGTCCAATCTGTTAATTCAGCTTTCTAATAAACATTTGGTTCGTTTGGATCAAAAGCAAGCTAAAGAAATCTAATTTCTTTATCCTAATCATTTAAAATTTTATCTGCTCTATCATATATAAAATAAGTTCCTAAACAATCTGACATTTCACCAGATTCATCCACAAACTGAATAGATAAAGCGTTCATATCAATAACAGATGCTTTATTTCTAACATCTGTTTTATTTGTAAACTCTAAAATATTACTTACTGCAACTCTTCTATAAATAGGATCGTTTTCTGTGCCTTCATTTTTAACAATAACGACTTTAATTTTCTCACTTGCATTATTTACATTGGGCCAAAAACGAATTTCTAACTCATTAGTAAAGGTATCTAATTCAGGAGTTGCTGTATTTGGATCTGTAACATAATAATCTCCTTCACTATCCATACCACCAGTCCGAGGATAATAAAGACGCTCCCAATGGGCACCAGCATATATATCTGGACTCTAGGCTCCTAATTTATATCTATACCAACGTACTTCATAAGTGTCTGGGAATTCATCAGGTTCTACTGCTTTTATTATATCATTTTCAGTATCTTTATGAACCCAACGTAATCCTATAATTTTTTCATTATCACTAAATCTCTAAGCATAATCACTATCTGGAGATAAATCACCTTTATAGTAAGTAACTGTACTGGTAGTCATAATAGTAGCCATATCTTCATTAAAATCTTCAACTGGAATGCCTAAACATAAATAAGGATCTTTAATAAAAATATTTGGATTTACATTACCAAAACCAGTTGCATCATTATATGGAACTCTTTCGCCATTAGCTCCTATAAAATTTTCTCTTTGATATGCAAATAAACGCAATCTTGTAATAGGATAATCTGTATAATCACTTATATCATATACATTTTCTTGTGTATAATAAGTCTCAAAATTATACACATCACCAAAAAATTCTTTACTATCAAAAGTAATAATCTTAGTGAAGCTATTATTTGTATCTGTTTCAAGACTTTTAAAAGTAATCTCTATAGCTAAACCATAATTACCTGTATAAGTTCCATAATCGGCTAGCCAAGTAGAAAACTATGCAGATAAACCAAGTCGAGTATATTCTGCCTATGGAATAAAAGTATCATCAAAATCACTATCATATAACACCAAATTATTATATTGGTTTCTTAAATTTTTTCTTTCATCCATAGTAGATGCAGTTGCTATCTAAGTTAACAATCTATTTGCCGCAAGAAAAATCGTTGATGTCCTAAAATCATTATTATCAATATTCCAAGATAATCCTGTATCTGCTGTTGGATCATTAGCCCAATAGCCAATTTCTTCTTTACCCTAAATCAAATTATTGGTAATATTTACTAATCCCTAAAAAGGAGATTTGTAAACCAAAGGAGTATTAGTATCATCTACCTATTTACCAATAATCATCTTTTGATTATCGTAATTACCCTATGGAATCATAACTAAAACAGCATCATTATTTTTATATTCTACTTCGGTACTATATGCTGTAAATTTTGCATTTCCAGTAGAAACAACATAAACTCCTTCTTCAGCTCTTGTTGCATCTACTATTGTTGCATTAATTGTTTGATCAAATTTTACTGCATCAATTTTTTTATCAATTAATACACTAACAGCATCAAACATTATATCAGCATAATCTTTTTCTGCCATAGTTATTATCCCTCCTTTTTCTCATATTTCTATATTAACATAATTTTTTAATTAAGTCAAATGTTCTTTTTAGGCCAATAAAAAAAACGGGGAGAGGAATAAATCCTCTCCCCTCTGTATTATGAACGATTAGCATATTGAGAAGCACGATTAACAAGATTATTAAATGCTTCTTCAATTTCACTATGATTTGTTGCATTTGGAAATTCTGCATGAATTGTAACAGATTGTTCTAAAGTTTGAGAGCCTGCTTCATATGCTGGAGAACTAAGTCCGGTTGAAATATTACTTGCGGCCGCACGCAAATCAATTGCAGAAGCAAAATCTCTAACTAAAGATATTGCAGAAAGAATATTCTCTGTATCATTTGCATTAAGAACAAGCTCTTTTTCATGCAATACTGCCAATTTACCGCTTGAGCCCCAGGTTCCAGTATATCCACCAGAAGCAAATGCCATTTGAACATTATTTCCGCCTCCGCCTCCGCCAGAAGATGAAGAAGTGGATGTCTCTATAGGAATACTGGCTGCGGCATTGACTGCTTCGGCTGCAGCAGATTCTGCACGGGCTGCATACTCTTCGGCCATTTTAATAGATCTAGCAATAATCTCAGCAGCAATCTAAACAGCACTAGAAACGGTATCTGCATTATTATGTAAAGCCTCAACTAAACTATTTGCGGCTTCCTAAATAATACCTTCTGCTTCTTGAGTTGTTTCATCAAAATGCTCTGTTGTTTCATCTGCTAAAGTCTAAAAATCTCCTGTCATAGCTGCTGCGGTATCCTAAATTGACTAAGCTGTGTTAGCAGACTATTCAGTATTTTCATCAGTTTTTTCGGTAGATTCTTCTGTTGCTTCCTAGGCACTTTCAGCCTATGCTTTAGCTTCTTCCGCCAATCTATTAGCGTCGATCTAAGCATTGGTATTTTCTTCTAATCTTTTAGCAAATTCTTCTAAAGAATATCCTTCTCCAGTAATACCTAATTCAGCCAACCTATCAGATGTATAATACTACTGATCTCCATTAACACCAGCAATTCCTTGTAAAAATGCCATTGCATCAGCAGACCTTGCATCATTATCGCCTCTTGAAGCAATATCCATCAATTCAAGAATCTAATCATTAGTCCACCATTTATCATTATGACCGCCATTTAACTCTTCTTTCTATGCTCTAAAAAGAAGCTGCTAAATAACATCATTATCAATAACACCAGTTTCTAAGAATTTCTAAGTTGCAGCTAATGAATAGTCTTTATTGGCATCAAATTCTTCTTTATTAACGCCAGCCATTTCATTTAATGCGGCATTCATTGCATCTATCAACTATAAATATGCATCAATAAGAGCCATAATTTCATCATATTGTCTAATCCACTCTTCGGTTAGTGCCTAAGCCATAGTTAAAGTTTCTTCTGATGCAGGAATAACTTCTTCAATCATCGTTTTAGCAAGAGCGTCATTCTATTTTGTTAAATCATCAAGCTATTGCTCTAACTCTCCCGCACCAACCTTAGCTTCTTCAGTAGCTTCCTAACGCATACTATTTAACCAGTCAATAGTTTCACCGGTCTCATGCATAAGAGTATCAGTTTCATTTTTAAAATCTTCACCAGCATCTAAAACATCCTAAAAACTGGTGCCCCATGCTTCAGTATGATCTGTAACAGCAGTCTAATCTAACCAATATAATGCCCTATAATAACTTTCATAATCTTCTTGAATTAAAGCATTGTATTTATTATTAATATCTTCACGAAGTTTATTATAAGTTTCTTCATCGGCAATACGACCTTCGGCCCAAGCCATATCAAGATCTTTTAAAGCAGCATTACGCTCTTGTGTTAATTGAATAATCTTTTGAGTATAATCATTCGCTTGTCCAAGAACTAAGTTATATAAATCATTATTTTTCTTAGCTAAATCATCTTCAGCCGCATCAACCTATTCGCCATCTGCGGTATAAACATAGCCATAGTTGCCTTCGTTATCTCTTTGAAGACGAACTGTAGACTTGGCGTTGCGTGCATCTTCAAGAGCTATTTCTGCTAAAAGAACTTCATAACGAGCTTTTGCAATATCCAATTCACTCTTACTAAGTTTATTTTTCTATTGCAAACCTTCAATTTCAGCAGAAAAATTCTTTATTCTTAATTTAGCTGCATCATTATTTGTTTTATCTAAATCTTCAGCTAATTTTTTAATTAAAACATTAGTTTCATAAATCTAATTTGTTTTAGTCAAATATTCATCATCAAGGGCGTGCTGACGCTCTAAGGCATTATTAACCTAATCAAAACTGCCCCAGGCACCAGATAAACGACGTTCTGAGTCTTGATAAATCTGGTTAATTCTATTTTCATAAATAGAATTAATAACCTCAAGATAAGCTTCAAAGTCAGCTTGCATTTCAGATTCAGCTTCAAGGAGAGCTTCTTTAGCAGGATAAAGAACAGCATTCTTCCATTCTTCTAATGCTGCCTCAGAAATACCATCAGCTAACAATTCCTAAAGAGTAGCCTCTGCATCAGCAACTTGACGGCGATACATTTCTGTCTATGCTTTAGATACTTCATATCCATTACGAGACATTTGTAATTGAGCATCAAGAATTTTACCAATAGCTTCATAGTCTGTCTATCTACCCAAGAGAGAAAGAACATTAGTTAGATGTTGGACGGTATTAAGCTAATGATCCATTTCATTAGTAATGCGAGACATTTCATCCTTAACTTTACTAAGAACATTTTTATAATATTCTCGCATTTCCTCATTGATTTCCAACAAAGCATCTACACAACCATAAAGACCATCTTGAGCATCTTTAATGGTCTAAACATAATCCTCTTGACTAATTTGTCCAGAAGAATAGAGAGATTGTGCTTCTTGATATGCGGAAGCCCAAGTACTGCCTTGATTGATAACTTCTGCTTTTGTATTTGTAACTCGTTTATCGAACCAAGAACGCATTACTTCTGGGACTTTATAGATATTATCTCCAAGGACTTTAATAGCATATTCAATACGCTTTAAAGAGCGTTCACTAATTTCAACTTTAAGGTCTACTTTATATCTAAAATGCTCATAAACCTTAGCTTGTTGTTCATAAAGATTATCTAATAATTTATCAGATTGTTCTGTAAAAGTATTAATAGATTCATCATATTGATTTAATAGTTTTTGCATATACTCTTTAATGGCGGAAAGTCGATCCCAATAAGCCGGATTGTTCTACTGTTCAATTGCGGTCATATTATTCCAAGTCTCAACATTTTTGTTCCACCAAGATTCTATTGCTTCTTCAATTTCATCTCTATTAGCAATCTAGCCAAATTCATCTAACATTAAATCAAAATCAATACCAAGAACATCTTTTAATCCTTTCCAATCTTCTGTCTTACGACTTTCATTACCATTTTCATCTTTTATTTTATACTAAATAGCTCCAACAACAGACGAAACAATTTTATTAAAATCTTTCTAAAGATTTCCGCCAGCCTTACCGGATGCGATAATCGCACCAAGATTTCCTCCACTTTGAAGAACCTTAGACAAATTATTCCAATCATCACCCGCAACAGCTTTTAAATAACGCTCATAAACTTGTTGCATTTGTTTAAGCTTTGTGATTTCTTGCTCTAATAGAGCAATTTTATTTTTACCCCAAGCTCTATCTCGTGCCTTGCCAAGACGTTCATACTACTAAGAAAGACCTTCTAAAGTCTTATTTAATTCATCATAGCGATGTTCTTCGTCTTCTATAAGTTCTGCTTGACCAGTGGCCTCTTTTTCTGAGCCACCGCCTTTTTCACCATCTTTTATTCCTGTTGTAGTAGGACCATAACTTGGCTGAATAAAATTAATTCCATTATCTTCATTTACTAAAGGAGAAAAAGCATCTGTAATAATTTCTGTCGAAGAAGTGTTACTATAATTTCCGGTTCCGGTATCTGTATATGAAGATATTTCATTAGTTTGCCCTTTATTACCACCTTTTTTAATTGGAGGTTTATTTTCTGTGACAATTTTAGTAGTTGCAGAACCAGATCCTTTAGTTCCCTTTATTGTATAAGTAGGAACATAACCAGTAACTTCAGCAGTATCTCCAGGGTAAGTAGTAGTAAATTTTTTATATAGAGGTTGATTTCTCTTCTATAAATTTCCAGCTGTGTCATAAAATTCAATTTCTTTAGAACCAGCATAAACCATCTACTCTTCTGTTATAGTAGTAGGTACGGTCATAGTTTGAGGATTATAACTTGTCTCAATATCTGCAGCAACATTAAGACCAGCCAATGTTGATTCAATCTATTCTTTAGTCATTTTTCCTTTACTAATTAGATCATTAAAAGCATTAACTAAAGAAGTCTAATCCAATCCACCTGTTTCTAAATTTTCTGCAAGAGCAATTTTTAATGCATTCCACTACTCTTCAAAACCAGACATATCTTCTCCGGCTTTTTCTAAATTAGTCTTAATATCTATAATTAACTAATCAGTAGCGACTTCTCTAAGCTTTAATATTGCTTCAACATTACCATCTAAAGCCTAAGTTAAATAAGCCGAATAAGTAGCATCTGTTAATAGACTCTAAGCAAATTCATCTGTTAAAACAGATATATCCATATTTAAAATATCGGCTAAATCTGTCTTAAGAGCATCCATAGTATTAGACCATTCAATACTATTTTTATCTGCTGAGCTTAAACTCTTTTTATAAGTTTCTAAGTTTTTATTAAGACTTAATAAACCTCTATCAAGTCTTTGATTTGCTATTGCTGCAGTTAAAGCAGATTTTTCCAATTGCTTTTCGCTAAAACCTGCTTCTTTCATTGCTTCTGACAAATTATTTTTTAATCTTTTAGCATAAGCCTCAGTTTCTTTTGCATCAAAGCCATGCTTTTCTGCCAATTCAGCAACTGCAATAGAATATTTTAACGTCTCTTGTGCTGCAGCTGCAAGTTCTTTATTATTAGTGGTTAAAGCATGCTAATAAGCTTCTAAATCATCTGTACAAGACTCATATTTACTTGCCAAATCTTGTAAAGCTGCATTTTCCGCGAGAGTTTGAGCTTCTGTATCTATTCCAATTTCATTAAAACGCTATTTTACATATTCAAGCTATTCTAATGAATCGGTTGCTGTCGCATAAGCAATGGCGTTAGCCTACATTGTTTCATAATCATTAACAACATGAGCTTCTTCACCTTCACCAATAATAGACTATCCAGATGAAATAAGACCTAAAGACCTTGCTCCTGCTGTTCCAGCTTCATTAATTTCTTGATTAGCGAATAAACCGATATAATTCTATAAATTTTTTTCAAAACCGACAGTAGATTCTTTAAATAATGCATCTTTAAATCCTTGTACATTTCCAACTAATTTATAAGTTCCATCTTCCATAATTTGGAAATAAGATTTAGCATGTTCTGAAAGTCCCTCAAGATTCTCAACAACATCACCAAATTTCAAAGATCCAAAAGCTTTATTTAAATTTTTAATATTTTCTTGAAGTGAAGAAATATCTTTTATCTAACTGCGATATATATCACCCAAAGAAATCTAATCTTTGATATATTGTTCAATACTATTAGCATCAATATTTGTACCATTAAGATAATTATATAAATCCGCAAAAATCTATGCATCTTGTCCTGTTAAAGACATATTTTTAAAATCTTTAACATTTATTTTTGATAATTGTCCAGATAATAAATTAGTTAAAAGATCTTTATTTCCAGAAGAAAACTAAGAAGTCTTTTCAGCAATACTATTTAAAACATTGTTATATGTTTTAGGTAATTCATTTTCTACTATAGATCGAGCTCTATTAGTAGCAACACTTTGTAAAACGCTATCTACAGATTTTTCAACATCTTTTCCTTGAATAGTATCATAATATTTAAAATTACCATTTTGAATACCTTTAAAGGTTCCTGAAATTCCATTTAAATCAAAATATTCCTATAAAATTTTTTCTTTGTTTTCTGAATTAATTGTACTACTAATTTCTGCATATCTTTTATCTATTTCATCCGCAGTCTATTCAGATAATATTTTACTTATAAAATTAGTAAAATCAGATAATCCTTTTTTTTCTGCCTCTTCCTAAAAGTCAGTATCATATAATAAACTGTTTGCTAAAATCTCAGAAGTATCACTAAAAGAAGAATTAAATTGTTTTGTATTATTAGCAGATTCTTTAAGACTATCTTTAAAATCATGAAGCTCTGATAATGGTAAAATATTTTTAAATTCTTCTGCAAATCTATCCCAAGACATATTTGCATAATACTCAGCATTATCAAAAGCGGCATTTATATATTTTTCGTTATTTGTATTTGAAAACTTATCTTTAAGCTTATTATCATTTACCAGATTTTGCTAAGCAGAAAGTTTCATATTGCCATATAATGATATTGACTATAAACGATTAGCAGTTTTCTAAGCTTCCTTCTATATTTCTGCTAAATTTGTAATAATACGAACTCCATTGACATATTCGAATTGCATTTTATTAACTAAATTTGGATATTTCTAAACAATGTCAATAGTAGCCTATTTTACTTCTGCTAAAGCATCATTCCATTCTTTTGTTCCTTTAACACAATTATTTAATGTTTCAATAACTGAATCATAAGAATCTATAGTTGATTTTAATGATTCAGCATTTTGCTAAGCTTCATCAAAAGCATCTGATAAATCTTTTGCTGTTTTTTGAAATTTTTTCAGCTATCCTTCAGGAGATTTTTCTTTGATACCTTCAAAAACTTTAATAAGAACTGCTGCTACAGCAACAACAGCCCCTATAATTAAAGATATTTGCCAAAAAGCTAATTGAATTTTTGCTCCAGAAGCAGCAAGAGCAAGATTTGCTGTTGTCTATATTTTAGTCATATTTGTTATTAATGGCAAAATTGTTCCAACAGACATCATTAACTAAAGAGCTTTTTCTCCATTGGTTAAATCATCATTATTAAGAATATTACCTAAATTTTTTAAAGTATTTATGGCTGAAGCAACACTCATTATTGTACTAGATAATGTTGACATAACTGAGCCAAAATCAAAAGAATATTGACCTAATGCTTTTAATTTTTCTCCAGTCTACTATGCACTATTACCTAGCTACGTTGTTTTATCTGAAGCATCTTGAGCTGCCTAAGCTGATCTTTGACAAGAGTCGGTAAACTATCCCGCTGCATTACTTGCTTCTGCCGCACTCTATCCACTTTTCTAATAAGCAGCGGCCAATTTACCTTCCATATCTTCCAACTAAATCTAAAGATCTACCGGTAAAGCTTGTTTTAATTCAGAACTAAGCTATTTAATTCTATCAATGATATTCTAAAAAGCTTCTGGGCCATCTAAAGTGTTAATAGAAGAACCTAAATCACGAAAAGCCTAATCTAAATTACCTATTAAATCCTCATTTTTGCTATCTAAGAGAGTTCCTTTTAAACTCTCTAAAGCAGGCATTTCAGTTGCTCCTATTTGTTTTAAATTATTATATAACTCCTAACTTTCTTTGCTTGATAAATCTAAATTCTAAGGAATTTTTTTTGTAATAGATTCAAAAACAGCTGTTGCAGAAGAAGCAGCAGCCATAGAGGTTGTCATTTTCTTTATTTCATTCTAATATTGCTGAATGTCTTCTGCTGAATAAGATTTATTTTTAGCGGCAGCTGCTCTACGAGCCTACTCACTTTGCTATTTTCCCAACTCGTTTGTCTGACGTTCTAATTCATCAGCTGTTTTTCCAGCAGTAATAGCTTCTTCACCCATCTATCTGTTCATATCTAATAGAAGCTATGCCTATTTCTATTCTTCCTCTGTCATATATTTAGCATTATCCAATAGTATTCCTTGCAAATTGGCTTGCTGCTTATAAGCTTCAGTCATAGCACCACCCTAAGCAGTTCCCTATAATTCAGGAGAATTGGTCATTGCAAACAATTCTTTATTAGCCTATGCTCGTAAAGATTCTGCAGACTTCTATCCTTTTGGAGTCATCATAGCAATGCTTGAAACCATATTATTTATAGAAGTCTAAATCTATGCACTGAAAACAGAGGTTAAAACACTACCAAGAGTAAGTAATACTCCTTTTAATCCACCTATATTATCAATAAATTTATCCAAAAACGACAGAGTTTTTTCTAACCAATTTAATAATTTAATAAAAACCTTATCATCTAATAAATCTTGATAAATCGCCTAAGATGCAGCACGTACTCTTTTTCTTGCTGCTTCCCAACTTTCAGCATAAATATCTGCCTATTCTTGAAGAGTACCTTCAGAATTTGCTGCCAAATCCTAATTAGCAAGAATTTTATCATAATTATTCATAATTGCCATAAACTGAGCATACTGTCTAGTTCCGGCAACTGTTTCAGCTAAGGCAACCTTTTGAGCTTCTCCGATACTACTCCACTTTTCACTAAGTTCATCAAGAATAGTATCCATATCTTTTAAATCGCCATTGGCTTTAAGAATATTAACTCCAACGGTATTAATAGCTTCTGAATATTTATTTAATGTAACTCCATCTTCAAGAGTTTCTCCAAGTTGAAGACCCTAAAAACGAGCAAACATCGTTTTAAAAGCAGTACCAACTACATCTGCACTTTGACGAGTTTCAGCAACAACAGTAGCTAATGCCGCAGTTGCTTTCTCATAACTTAAACCAACTGTATCTGCTACAGAAGCAAATTTCTATAAACCTTGAGCAATTTCATCAGAGCTTGATGCAGTTGCCGCACCTAATTTAGTAATAACATCTGCATAATACTCTAATGATTTAGAACCATCATCAAAGTTATTCCAAATAGCAGTCATCTGACTTGAAACTTCTTCTGCACTCTAACGAGATACATTAGCTAATTTAATAGTTACATCTGTTCTCTCTTTTACAGCTTGATCATTTAAACCTTGCTGATAATAGATTAATGCGGCGTCGGTATATGCAGTTGTTGAAGTACTTAAAGCTTTAGCTGCACGATTTGCCTCATCCGCAAATTTAGCCATCTAATCAATAGATTGACCAGTGACAATTCTAATGTTATTTAAACTTTCATTTAAATCCTAAGCATAACCATAAGCACCTTGAAGAGCTCCCATAAATCCATGCAAAACACTAGAAGAAATTTGCCATCTTGCAGTATTCTTTAAAGTGGTAGCAAAATTGCTCAATAAAGCATTAGATCTTCTTAATGGAACTTCTGCCTACATAATAGACGAAGCTAATTTAGAAAATGCCTAAGAGCCTTCTGGACCTAAAGAAGATAAGGCAGCTCTATAATCACTTAACTTTAAACCACTTTTCTACAGCCCTTCATTAAATTTTGTTAAATCTAATTTACCTGTAGAAGAAGTAGCAGATTCCAACTAAACTTTTAACTATGCAGCCATCTATGTAGCTTTTTGAATTTCAGAAGATAATCCTAAAGAACTATCTTTTCTTTGAGCTGACATCATTAAATTGTCCAACTACTTCTATAAAGCCTATAATTCTATCTTAGCTTTACTTGTATCAGCTGTCATAGCTAAATTAACATTTAATTGTTTAGCCATTTATTATACTACTCCTTTCTCTCCGAAATTAAGTAAAAAAATAAGGGGTAGGAAATAATCTATTTCCTACCCCGATTACTCCTATATATTCTTACAGAAGTAATATTATAAATTAACCTAATTTGGTTAGAACATCTTTTAGTAATGTAAGCGAATTAGGATCAGCAATATTTTGCTTTAATTTTTCAGCATCTAATTCTAAATTACTATAATCAGTATTCATGGCATCAAGAATACCATAAATACTATTACGATATTCATAAATATGTTCTGCGGTCTTACTCAACCACATTACAATACTTTTATATTCTCTTTGAGGCATTACCGTAAACAAATCATCAAAAAATCCACTTCCCGCAAGTAAATCATACATTTTTGCTGGATCTTCTTTTTGTTTATCAGTAAAGTTAATATTTGTATATCTATAAGCAACCTCTAAATCCATAAACATAGACATTTTTGCTTCATTAATAAAATTATTTTCATCTTGACAATTATTTAATACAGATGTAATTAAATCCATTTTCTCCTGGATTGGTAGATACTACTTAACTTCTACAATCTATCCATTCCAATCAAAAGAAGCGATATCTGTATTTTTGGTTAAACCAAGTTTTGTAAAGGCTATTTTTGCCATATAAAACATCTCCTTTTTCTCTTTATACTAAATATAATATAACAAAATTTTTGACGAAAGTCAAATACTCTAAACTTTAGAAGCCGTAATAGAAACTTCGCCTAAAAGATTATCTGCTCTAGAAGCAGATTCTAATGCTTCTAAAATAATACTAGCAGTATCTTTAACAAAAATTGCATCTGAAGATGGATCGTTATAAATTAAGTATTTAACAGGTAAAACTAACCCATTTTGATCTAATAATCCAGAACCTCTTAATTCATATATAAAACGCAAATGACTAAAATGTGTTCTTGTCTATTCAGCATAACCATGATTGTTATATAATATAGTATTCATACCTCTAAAAAACATACTTGCCTACTATTTATGTCCCATCTAAACTTCACTAAGAGCACCAGTAACCGCCTTATATAAATTTGTATGTCCTAAATGTAAACCAAGAGCGGATAATTCTTTCTTTGAATCTTCGCTCCAAGCTTTAGAATTATAGTTCTTCGCTGAAAAAGTAGCATCTTTCATTAAAACTAGTAATCTTTCTACAGAAAAAGGCAATTCTTTGGTATAATTTAAAGTAATAGCTTTACCGCTAATATCAATTTTACCAGTGGCATTCCCTATCTATGTTGCTGCTTTTTTATGCTCAATATCTGCTAATTTTTTAATTAATTCTTCTGCAGCTTCATCTGCTAAATTAGATAAATTCATATTTTTATATGCCTAAGTAGCTCGAGTTCCAGAGCTCTAACCTCCAACTAAAAAAGATTCCATACTAATTGAAGTGTTTCCTCCAAGAAATTCTCCTGCAGCTAATATAGCTGCCAAGTCTTCTTCAAAAATACTGTCCGCTTCTTTAACTCTTGCTACGCGTTTACCTCTAGCATCTGCTCGATGAAAAAGTGTACTCGGCTAAAACCCTTTTCCATGATACTAAGACTGAAATTGATAAGCTGTCTAAATCAATTCATAAAATTCAGATTCCATACTATCACCAATAATACTATCTGATACTTTATTAAAATCTTTTGCTGCTATTTTTAAAGCCATTAGAATAGACTATAACTCTAAAGCCTCTCTTTTTGCTGTATTACGTTTCATTTTTGCAATCATTGCATTATGTACATTTTTTAAAATCACAGAAAAATCTTCTGAATCACTATATAATGCAGCCATAAATTCAATCTCCTTTACCACAAAAATAAAAAAAATGGGAGAAGACTTGCGTCTCCTCCCATTAATTTTTTATCAATAATTCTCTTCAAGGAATGGTCTCTGGTTAGTATTGTATGCTGTTTGAGTATCAGCACTAAATACTGTTTCGGTATCAGGATTGACACCATTGTGATGTGTGCCAAGACGTTCAAAATCAGCAGCTGTTTCACCAAGCTCAAGAACCTGAATAGCAGCATAAACCTTCTTGGTCTTATCCCAACGAGTATAATCTGGGAAAGCATCCATTGTGAATGTAAAGGTAGAAGGATCGCCAGAAGATGCCATTGTGAAGGTAAAGTTAGACTATACCTTGCAGTTAGGAATTACAAACTCAGCAGGCATATCTACACCATTTGTATCACGGAAGAGAGTAGAAGCTTCAAGATAGAAGTTACCACCGAACTTATCAGGAGTAATGTTTACCTGGAATGCACCAGAAGTATATTCTACATAGTAGTCAACAAGAACTACACAGCCATTGGTGAATTCACTTAAATCATTAATACGACGAGAATCATCAGAATGACCTTCATCAGTACCATATACTCTTACCTTCCAAACTTCTGCATTATTAGATCCAGTACCTGCAGCAATCTCAGTGGCAATTTCTGAAGCGATATAAGGCTCAGATTTAACTTCGCCATGATCATCAAGAACCATAATATAAATATAATCTTCTTTAGGATTAAGCTATACAGGATCTCCGTTGTTTATTGGAGTAGAAACTGTTTTTACATATGGCTTCTTAGAAAGAGTAACTTCTACAAAAGGAGCATTGCTATTAGAATTATCAACACGAACTTTATCAGTCTGTTCAGTTGTATGCATAATAACTGGCTTATCCTTTGCATCAACAAGACCAGCACCAGTTAGAATTGAAAAACCAGCAGGAGAGATAAGAGCATCTTCCATTGTGAAGGTTACTGTACGCTCGCCTTCCCAAGCTACGAGACGGGCATTGCCACGACCGCCCTGTGCATAAACAGTTGTAGCTGCTCCTTCCATGCTGGAGGTTTTAAGACTATCAAAATAAAGAACTGGCTCGTTCTTATAGAATACCTTATTACCAATCTTCTGAGCAGCCTTTGCCTTAAGAACTACATCGCAAATCTCACGAACACCAAATTTCATGGTAATTTTTCCTCCTTAATTTAATGAATATTTTTCATCCAATTGTCTGGCTGTTTATCTGGTTTCCCACCAGCCAAACGAGAACGAATGTCAAGATCCCAATTTGTATAAAGCATATATCTTTCTACTAAATCAAAAAGCTAATACATAGTTAAGTTTTTACAATCTTCTAAAGACATTGAATTAAGTCCAACTGTTAAAACAGATATATACTATGCAAAAATACTTCCTTTTCCATCGCCTTTCTATGCGGCTACACGCTTGCGCGCACGCATAAGTTTTTCGGCAATTTCCTTTGCTTTTTGATTTTGAGGATTAAATGACTATGCTTCCATAGGACCAGTATTAATGCAAAAAATCTAATTTATTATTTTTTGAAACGCATCAAAATTGCTTTCATCAATTATAATACTTTCATTATCTTTTCTTAATAGAATACTTCTTGGAGTTAAAGTCATAGAATATTTTGGAAAAATTAATGGGAATAATTGCTTAACAGCTTCTTTTTTATCCGCAGTTTCTTTTTCTTGCATTATCGTCATAAATATCTAAAAATTGTTTGTATCTGTTAAAAGAGTTTCGCCCTAAGCTATCATACTTTTATTCACACAGAGTGTTTGTACTCCAGTAAAAAAGTCTATATCGCCAATAAGAGCAATTTCACAAATTTTTGGCTAATGTATAACTAACTAACATTCTGGAATTGGAATATCAGTACCGCACATTAAAGCCAAAGTTATATCATAAGCCATTATTTATTATACATATTATCCCAATTAGAATCAATATCTGCTTGCTCTCCTGGCTTAGCTGCAAACTTAGAATCTTCTCCTTCATACCCATGAATTGTTTGATACATTAAAGTAAGACCAGCAAATTCATCAGATAATACAATCTAATTTGCACCAAGAAAATCAATCTTGCCAATACCAGTAAGTCTTTTATTGTTTAACATACTATCAATTTCAGCAGCGATTTTATATGGACGCAATTGCATATCTTTTAAATTCCACTAATCAAAATGACAAACAATATCAAATGAAATAATATTATCTCTAAACTCTGGATTTGTCATATTAGGAGTAAAATTATCAAAACTTATGATAACATAACAAAATTCAGGTTTATCTACTTTTAATTTAGGAACAATTTTAATTTGTTTCCCAAACATATCTAAAGCTTTATCTTGTGGAACATTAGGCTAATCTAATGCATTTGGAACATCATAGTATAAAAGTTTTTTCAACCTATCATTACTTAAAAACTTATCTACTAAAAGCCCCATATCTTTTTCCACCGCTAAAAAGCTTGACTCAGGAAAAGAATAATTTATAATTTTCATAGCAAAACTCCTTTTTCTCAAAACAGAGACTCAACAACAATTGTTTTCTTCAATGTTCCATATTCAATATCAAACTAACCACTATAGTTAGACTCCCATTGAAGTTTTATAGTTCTATCATCAACAATCTCATATTTAATAGGATATTTAGAATCAATAGACCAATTTGCTACTGTAAGTCCAGTATATTTATATTCATAAATACCTTTAGGCTTAATAAATGTTTCGCCTTCAATCAAATGTTCAATACGATTTGTATTTGGATTTTCTTCTTTCACAATTAACCCTCCAGCAACACCATTTTCAATATCATCTTCAAATTCATTAGAATAATATTCAACAGCATTAATCTAAAGGATTCCAGGAGTAGAAATCCAGTCAATTGCTTCAACTCTCCAACAAATCTTTTTATCATCTTCGCCTAAATAAAATTTAGAATATCTATTAAAATAATCTAAATTATATCTATTTGCTGGTAATAAAATATTTAAAGAAAAGTTTGGTCTATCAACACTAATTCCTGCTTTTTGAATAAAATTAATTTTTGTTTCAACAGGTCCACGAACTGCGGCATAAGTAAAATGCTCATTTCCTTCTTCGTCTTGATATTTAATGGTGTATCTACACCGTCTTATTTCCCCGCGAAAATAAGCTAATTCTGTTTTATCTTGAAGATATATTAACCAATGACTATTGGTATTTACCCATTCAAATACATCACCTGGCTAATATCCATGTTCATAACCAATTGAAATAATTTTATCATCATAATCCTGCTTTACTTTATCAGGATTGATTAAAGCACGTACAGGAGGCTATTCACGAAGCTATTCCGTAACTTCTTCTTCAAGCGGAAAAAACTTCTTAACGAAAGCTCCTTGATAAGAATAAAGTACGGCTTTATCTAGGCTCCGACGCTTATCTCGGATCATACGCTCTTGTTGCGTGCGGCCACCCATCTAAAAGAGATGTTTGGCTAAAACAGAAACTCCTTGAATGGAACTTTCTTGATACTGAGGAGAAGATAAATGACCCAATCTACCGCCGAGATTTCTTAATCCTGTGGTATACATTGTTCTTTCATCAGGTCTCATTTCATCAACCCCCGCAATAATCCAATGGCTTCAAAGACTGTTTTTCGATACAAGGGAAAGTCAGTAACAGCAGCCATTGCTTTAATTCCTTCTAGTTTGGCTAATAACTATAAAAATTGCGGGTTCTCAATAAAAATCTCATTAAGTCCCGCAATTTCTAAAATTACTGTATCAAGTTGTTTCTACCAATCTTCATTATTTTCACGCATCGGAATTAATTTCCACATCTAATTAGTTAATCTAATAATATTTTTTTCAAAAACTTCTGCGGAAATTTCAAAATCATATTTAGTTAGAGTATCTATCATAATAAACCCCCCAACCAAATACATCCCAATTAGAGCGATACATTCCATCATAAGAAGTTCCTGTATCTCTAATCATTCTTCTGCGTTTATATAATCTTTGCATGTGGATAGATTGAGTTTTACACTCGTTCAATAACCCCATCAATTTTTGTAAATGATTTGCTTGAGAAGTCATTTTAAAATCGCTACCAGAATATTTCATTCTAGTATTTTCAATAGATGTAACCTGTCTTTGAACCCAGGCTTGCATCATAAGAATAGCAATAATATTAATTTCTTCAGATGTTAATTCAAAATTAAATACTGAATTTTCAACTAATACCATTTCTTCTTGATCATTCGCAAGCATATTATCTAAATCAAAATTATCTCCCTCTAATTCATGCCAAACAATACCCAGAACAAAATCTCCATCTGTAACTTCACTACGAGGTTTTACAACTGTATTTATCGTATAATCAGATAAATTACATCTTGGAAATTCAAAACCAGGCAAAGCGTCAAGAAGTAAGGTCTGTAAATCCCTTAACGTATCTTCTGGAGTTAATTCCACATACATATCATCGGTAATTTTTCCGAGAAAGCGGTCGTAAATAGTGCTAAAAGATGTATTCACTACTCACGCCCCCTTAAAATATTATCCTTCGTCGGCTTTCTTACTAATTACTTTATAATTGGTAGTAGTACGACGTCCTGCCGCAGCTGTTGTCTAAGGCTTTACTCTACGCTCTGGCTGAGCTGGTTCAATAAAGTCGCCTTCTTCTGCTTTTTCTTCTTCAATATGAACAAGAGCCTTATCAACATCAAAGCCAGTCTTTTCCTTCAAAGCCTTTCTCTTATTCAAATCAGTCAAAGGAAGTTGAACGGCAAGTGTCTTAATAAGATCAATTACTCCCAATGGAGCAAAATCAAGGGCATCAAGAAAAGCATCTAAAGAACCACGTAAAAGCAAATCTCTAACCTGAACCTCAGACATATCATACTCTACTTCACGATGAACATTCAAATCTGAAGTAACAACTTCATCACCAATTTGTAGAAATTGTTCAAGCATTTCACGTCCACCTGGTTGATAAGTTAGTTTTTCTAACTCACCAAAGGGAATTTTCTTTGTCTCACCGGGAGCAAATTCACGACGAAGATTGCTCTCTGGAATTCTATACACTACTGAACTTGCACTTCTATTTTTTACTAAATACATTGTATCTTGCTTAATCATAATTATTCTCCTTTTTCTCTTAGTAAAAAAAGGGGAGAGGGGAACTTCCCCGTCTCCCCTTTTACTCTTTTATTATTTAATTATTTATAAAATCAAGGATTTTGACCAGAAATAGGCTGATCGTCACTTACGCCACCATCAAGATAGCCACTCTTGCGGCCATCATAAGTTGCGATATTGCCATCAACGCCATTGAGATTCCAATTAATCATCTGGCCAAGGAGTGATGTATCAACATAGCAGCAAATGTTGTTGGCAAGGATAGCAGTTACGCCAACCTTCTTGTAAACCTGGACTTCACGAGAACGGTCATAGTTATTGAATTCATCAACAATTGTGCCACCCTCGAAAGCGATTTTTACAGGCTTGCCATCAACGCCAGTAGGAATTACCCAGCAATAACCTGGATCAATTACCTTACGAGTATTAGTTTCATCCTCAAAGCCTTGCTCAAGAATGATAACTTTTGTGCCCTTATAGTTTGCAAGACGACCAGTATTCCAAAGCTCGGTCTTCATAGCTTCAGTATAACGCCAAGCTTCGTTAGGAATCATCTTTACAGCAAATTCATAAGTACAATAAATAGTAGGAGTACCGTATGCGGAAGCAATCTGGATAAGACGATCCATTGCACCCTCATCGAAACCAACAGCAGCAACACGGTTTGCTGGAGGAAGCTGATTGATAGAAGCCTTAAGGGCTGCAGCTACCTCTTTATAAATAAGTTCGTCCATACCTTCCATAATGATACGAGTTACTTCTGCGAAGTCAACACGACCATCAAGGAACTCTTCGAAGCCGATCTGAGCGGCTCCGCCGATGGCACTGGTACGTACTTCGAAGGCTTCCTTCTCGGCAGGACCGAGCTTGAAGACTTCGTAGATACCAGCAAGTCCAACACGTGTTACGAACTGCTTTGCACGGGCACGTGTATTAAGTGGACGACGGAATACAGGCTTATCACCCTGAGCAAACTGCTTAACTTCAGCGAACTGATTGTAAGATTGCTCAACTTTCTTTGGAAGGACTTCATCAAGAGTCTCTTCAATCATAGAGAAAATAAGGTTCTTATTTTCACGATACTGTGCGTAAGTGCCAGCCAGCTCATTAAGCTCATTACGGAGAGTTTCATTAAGAGCAGCATAAGAAAGCTGCTGATCACCGTAAGAATAAGCTACAGGAGCAGAAGGGTCGGCCTTAGCAACTTGCTTCATTAAAGCAACTAAATTAGCTCTATCTAACATTACTCTTCTCTCCTTTCATTAAGCGATACGCATAATCTTTACGCCACGCTGATTATCAGGCATGGTGTAAATCTTAACAACCTGCCATACCATGTCGCCAGAAGCGGCACCATTTGTATCGGCAGAAGCCTTTTTTGTCTTGCAAAGAATACCCTTATCTCCAACATAGAGAGGATCTCCAACAGAAAGGGTCTCGGTAAATTCACCAGTAGAAGAATTTACTGCAAGATTAATTGTATTAGTGGTGAAAATATCACCAACGTTAGTCTTGAATACACGAGGAACCATCTGAGTGCCGGTGGGCATTCTCTTCTCGCGGTAAAGACCAAGGCGTCTCCAAGGATCATTAGTGAAGCCCCACTCGTAGTAATCTTCCTTATCCTTGGTTACATCTTCCATCATATACTCAACAGGAACCTGAGTCTTAGAAGTACCATTTTCATCAAGCTCATACTGTTTGCCATTGTAAGTAAATACTTTTGCTTCATGGGTCTTAGCTGGGACATAACCATCTTCGCCCTCGGTGCCAGAGGCAGGAGTATCAGTAATTGTGGTTGTGCTTACAGCATAACGCTTATCACCAATAGTAACTGTCTGTCCTTCAATATCAAGAGTGACATACTGGTTGAGAGTCATTGGCTTTTCTCTTACAGGATTACCATTATCATCAACAAGATTGAGTCTATGCCAATCCTTATATTCAATCTCAGCATTCTCATAATCATATGGACTATAAATACGAGCCTGATAATCATCCTTTAACATTGCAAATTCGCAATCCCACTGCTTACTTCCATCTGGAAGGTTACGATAAAGCTTGATTTCGTTGTAAACGAGCATCCATTCACCTGCGCCAGTGAAATCTACGAGACCAATGCCATTACCATTAGCAGCGTAATCATATTTTACGAACTGACCCTGCTCGAGAATTTCAATACTTGGATCAGCGGGTAACTGGGCATAAATTTGAGCTGTTCTCTGAGCAGAAAGATGATTTGGTTCAACTTGACCGTAGCCGAATTCAACATAACTAGCTTGAGACTGAATAGGCATACGAGTCTTTAAAAAATCTTTAAACATCATCGTTCAGTTTTCCTCCTTTTATTAGTTTAATGTTTTTGCGGTATTTATGGCAGCTCTTACCCAAGCTGGAGTAGAGCTGTCATCTCCTTCGTCTCCATTGAGGTTATAAGTAGTTGGACCTTCGGGGGTATTGCCTTCCTCGGTCTTGAAACTAACCTTATTGCGGAAACAAATGACTGAAAGCTTTGCCTCAATATCATCAAGAGAATATTTATCAATGTTGTCAATAACATCTTTCTTATCCTCATCTGATAACATATAAAATTCAGCAATCTTAGCTTCTTTTTCTACGCGTTCTGCCTTAGACTTAAATTTGCGTAAAGAAGTAAGTTCACTATTAAGACCCTCAATTGTTGTATTAAGGGTGGCAACCTGGGCTTCAAGATTAGAATAATTAGTCTGAAGTTCAACATATTCAGGAATTTCATCTAATGTATCATAAGAATATTTCTTATTCTTCTTCTTTTCTTCCTCATCATCATCATCAGACTTTTTATCTTCTTCTGAATCATCTTCAGATTTCTTTTCTTCTTCTTCACCAGATTTGCCCTTTTCTTCCTCTTCTTCATCCTTTTTCTTGGCATATTCAGCATTATATGCTGCAACAGCCTCGGCAGAAAATTGTGGTTCTGCGGCAGGAACATAAGTCTTTGTTACTTCAACAAGATTTTCATCTGCCTTGAAACCTTCTGCTTCTGAAATGGAGAAGTTTAAACGATAGTATTTTGCTTCTGCACGATCATACAGAATAACAAACTTTTGCCCGCCATTCTCTTCGAAAATACCATCAATAGAATACTTGGAGCACCAGCTATCATTCTCGTCTGGATATTTATCAACTATATACTAATGAATAGCAGACCAAAGTTCGTCGCCAATTTCAACTGCATAAGTATTAAACACTTTCGTTCCTCCTTCTGTAATTAATTCTTTTACTTCATTTATCATTGCAAACATTTTCTTTTTAAAAGAATCATCAATGACAAGTGAAAAAGATGTAATTTGTGAACCTTCAAAGCAAGGTTCAAATTTTTCTCCTAAAATGCAAAGTTTTTCAACAAATGCTTCATTAATAATGAAAAATTCAAGGTCGCTATTCTTATCTTTTGTCCAATCAGCTTTTAAAGTTTCTTCATCAAGTTCCATAGACTAATTATTGCCATTTGTCTTAATTCTTTTTGCTTCTGGATAAACATGATCCCAAACATAACCTTCAGTACATAAATACTCATGTTCAGACTATGCATCATCTATATAAGTAGCAAACCAAATCTTTGCATCTGTAGAAACAAAACCATAAGGTGTGGTTGTATCTGTGATTTTCCATTCACCACCAGAAATATCTATCTGACGATTGTGTTCTTCAAAATCTTCATCTTTATCATTGAAAAAACCAACAATTGGACATCCTCTTAAACTGGGTGCCATTTCTCTCGCAACATCCTTAGTAATAATACTACCATTGCGATTTGGTTCATCACCAACATAACACACCTTAATCAATACCTTTGAAATAAAAGGACTGATTTTTGTACTCTCAATAAATTCAATAGGAGAATTTAATTTTAATACACTTGAATGTTTCATTTCAACCCTCCTTAGCTCATAGATTCTTTGTTCTAAATTGTTTTTTCACTTTTCTAATCATCTGCTTTCTCTGGACGCCCTGCTTTTTTCTCTTCAGTGCCAGCCGCAGATTTCTTATTAGAACCAGAATTATTCTGTTCTCCTGTCTTACTTTGATTATTTGTATTACCATTTTGTCCTGTTTTGCCCATTAAATCTGCCAAGTTCATTGTAGAACTTAAAAGATTTGGTAACATCAATTCAGCAAGATGAAGAACTTCATTCTCAAAGTGAGCAGTATTCAAAATAAAACTCTGTGAATGTCCAAGAGCAATCTGAGGTAGAATCTTGGAATGACCCATCTGGGACTATTCCTTATAAAGTTTAGACATATTCTAATAATTATATTGTGTTGTTTCCAACATATAAAATCTAAACGCATACTTCTTTTTATTCGTATTCTTATCCTATACTATTCTATCAAATAAAATCACGAATTGCAATAGTAAATTCCGCACAGTGGACTCATCTTCTAAAATTGACTTCTCTAATGCTAAATTACCTTCAGTATTAAAGACATTTTTAGAAACACCTGCGGCATTATAAACAGTTCGTTCTACTTTTGCTAAATCATCTCTTGTTGTTGTAGTATTTTTATCAGACATATCAATACTTTCAACATCGGCAAAAGTAGTTAAAACATCAACGCCAATAGCTCGCTGTAGCATCGCCACGGCATTGTTATGAATATCCTAAGCTTCATCAACATCAAAAATTAAATCGCCATTCTTATCCAATGGCAACTTTTGAATAATAATTTTTAATAACTGTTGCATTTGCTTACGTCTGTCTAAGTCCTAAGCCTCATCCAAATCCAGCAAATAAGGAATAACATTTATAAATGCAGGAATATCACTGCCATTTATATTGAACTTAAAAGCCAATCCAGGAGTAAGCAAATACCATCCTCCTGGCAAACCTTTATAATCGGGCTACAACTTTCCTTGTTTAAATAACATATATCCTTTTTTAAATTCATCAGGAAATAAATTTAAAATTCTCATACGATAATTTACATCACCAAAGGTATCAAAAAAAGCCATATTAAATTCAATAGCAGGCATACCTTTTACAGAATATCGAGTGCGGCAATACTCAATTGGAAGTTCTTGAATAACTACTGAATCATCTGATGGAACTAAATATCCATAATAACATCCATCAATTAAAACTTTCAAAGCCATTTCTCCGCAAACTTTCTTTATATAACTATTATCTAAAAAATTTAATAATTTAGAAAAATCTTTTAAAACTTTCTCTTCTTTTACTGTATCATCTAAAATCTCTGGCACAATATACCAATCATAGCGATACATAAAAGCAACATACTAACATAATTTCTAATAAATACCACTTGTCTTATAAAAGAAACGAGAAAAGGCACGAAGTGTATTATAATCATTCTCTAAAAGGGCTTGATATAAACGACGCTTATCCGCAAATGGGGCTCTTGGCGCAACTGATTTTAAAGCACCAAGTTCTAATACTGCATCATCAAGTTGTTTTACTCCAACTTTAATTTTCTTAAATTCATTATCAGCAGTACGATATTCCACAATGCGGCCATTGCTTATCATATCAAAACCCTTAGAATAAATGGTCTCTTTGCGGCTTGGCGCAACTAAGCCATCTTTGGCAAGTTTATCAAAATCCAAATGATTTACCTCCTCTCTAAATTAATAGCCAGCCTTATGCATTATATAATCATAAGAAATCAAATTCTCTTCTGTATAGGGAATTTCAATTAGTTTAAAATCATGTAAAGCACAAAATCTTCGCTTTCGGTTATCATTGTATTGCTACTAATAAAGACCACGTTTTCCACCAAATTTGGAACTGGCCTCGTAATGCTATTTACCCTAATATTCTATAATAAAGTCAATATTTCCATCATCATCAAATACAACAAAATCAAAACGAAGAGGTCTGCCGCTGGCCGCAACTAAATCAGGAAAACTATATTCCTCTTTAAAATTAAATCCTGCATCTATCAAAATTTCTTCTATTCTAATTTCTCCTCTTGACGCACGCATAACAACCTCTCCTTTAATTAAGAAACATCCATTCTTTAGCATTAAATTTCTTTTTCTTCTTTTTATTATCTTCTTCAACTTTTATGTAATATAATCCATATGAGAATGCTGAAAATTTATCCTTTTTAATACCTTTATTAGCCTGTTTTAGAATAATATTAGTACCTTCATTTTCTTCACGGAGATTCATCATCTCTTCTTTTAATATGGAAGTTAGGGTAAATGGTTTTAAATAAATTGACCTTTCTTCTGGTTTCATATTCTAACCAACTTTAGTGCCTAATAATTTTATCTTAGCGTCTCTTTCATCAATTAGCATTTTTACTTTTCCAGAAGATAGATTAACCTATGTATTTGCATAGACCTCTGTGTTGATTGGGGCATTCGCCTTGAGAATATAAATTGCATTCTCTTCACAATCAGCAGTTCTATACTTTTTATAAGTTTCTACCGCATCATCCTGGGTGCCGCCATATACGCCGAAATCTGGCAAAGTATCTCCAGTCTCTGGATCAATAGATGGCTTTACCATATAGTCAAGTAAACCAATACCAAGACCATTACCATCAATTACGATGCGGCGAGCTTTATATTTATAATATAATTTCTTTAATTCAAGAGCCTAATCACCAAAATGTTCATCGGTGATGGTGTAAATATTTACCAAAGATTTTAACGAAGGACCTTGCGGCTGCGGCGTTACCTTGAAAACGCAAACCACTGTATCGCAGCCCTTACGACCAACATCAACAGAAAGAATATAATAAGCATTTTTACCAATGCGTCCAGATGCTTCATATTCTGGCTATTTCAAAATTCTGCCGCGATTAAACATTTCAGAATTGAAATAAGCATCTTCAACGTCACCAGTCCAACGTGATTCATATTCACGTTCAAAAGATGCCTCATTGAAAGTTCCTTCATCTTTCTGGTCTTGAATAAATGTTTTACTTTGTAGTCCTACTTCAACAGGAAGTCGCCAAGTTCCTCCAATTACCATACATCGTTCAGGCTGCATAACCATACGAACCAAGAAACCAATCAGTCTTGTATAAGGTAATGTGCCTTTATAACCGGCAGTAGTAACGAAAACTTGGCTTTTATTTAGTGTTTCTTCTGGATGTTGCTGACCGTCCATTGCACGTCTTGAAATAGCCATAATAGGGATAATGACTTCACGCAAGATTTGGTCATCAACACCGACGCATTCTTCTACAAGTCCACCATGACGACGCTTACCACGAGAACTTTCTCTCGCCGCAATGTTATCAATAGTTGAACTATTTTTAAAAACGTATTTACAATAATCTTTTCCTTCAAGAGTTTTACCTCTACGTCTATCAATCTCTCTGTCAAAAGATGGTATCAAAGTGCAAATTTCATTTACTTTATCTTTTAGAATACCGGCAGCCTGTTCTTTACCACCAGAAGTTACAAACAGATTGGCTCTTGGATAAAGTACGCATCTTACCATCAATGCCATAACAGATAGGAAGGATTTAGAATAAGCACGAGGGAACACCGCATACACATATTGATGACGCATAACTGAACGCAAGAAAACTCTTTGATAAAAATAAAATTTAAATTCTCCTTCTTTTTGTTCTGTCCGCGTCCCTCGGACCATAAAATCAACAAATAAATCCGGATACTCTCTCCAAAACGCAATATAATCTCTTAAAAAAGGTTTAATTGCTTCAACACGTTCTTCAGAAAGTCCGATTTTTTGTCGTTTAGTATTTAAATTTAATAAGTCTTGAAGAGCCATTATGTATTACCTCCTCGTTCATTTTCTTTAGCAAGAAAATCCAGGAGGTCCGCATCGCTGGCTTCCTCATTATCTAAGAATTCACTATAATCTTCAAAATCCTAATCGTGAAGCTATCCTTCTAATGCTTCAATATCGTCCTCAAGGAGGCCGGTATCAACTTCACCATCATCAGCTGCGGCCGCAGCCTCATCTTCTTTTTGGTTAGCTTTAATTGCTTCTTCAATAAGATTTCCAAGATTTGTTTCTTCTGTAATAAGTGTTTTAGTATAACGTTTCATATCCAAGATAGTCTAATCAACTTTATCATTTGGTTCATCAACATAATATCTTGGAATAAATCCATCTTTTTCACACATCATTACAAGTTCACCAACAGAATCAACATATTCACCATTTTCAGCTTTATTCTAAGCCGCAGTAAATTTACCAGACTTCATTAACTAATCATAAACTCTTGACATCTTTTGGAAACCCTCAACATCACCAATATCAATGAGTTGATTTGCCTTTAAAGACGTTTTACACAACAATTTCAAGTTATCTTCATGTCCGGCACCTTGTATATCATATGAATTCATCATATCATTATATAACTATTCAAGACGAACCCATTCTTCTGGCTTATATGTTTTACCCCATTTTAACCGTAGATAAATTCTATCTTCATCGGTTAAATCAATTTCATCATCTTCAGATGCACCAGATTGTTCAGCAAAATAATCTTCATCACCGGATGCCAGAAAAGGATTTTTTGGTTCTGGTTCAGTAAATACCGGTGGTGGTGCATTCTCCGGAACAGTAAAAGCCGCACGCTCATTTGCCAAAGCAATTTGTTGAGCATCATACCCCTACTGTTTCATAGTTTGTTCTCTTTTTGATTTTTCTAACTCTTGTAAAAATTCACTATCTTTCCAACGATAATCTCTATGTTGCTTTAAACGCATTTTGGAAAGGTATCTACCAACAATAGTTAAACCCGTTACTTTACTTTTATCTTTTGCGTATGTCGCCATCAACTTATTCCACTCTTCTGGGATATAAGGCACATCGGCTTCCTGTAAAATCCAGAGATAGGTATCAGGATTCCAGTTATCAACGTGCATTGTCATACACTTTTTACAAATCGGGAATTTGCCGTCATTAGGATATTTTTCTAAATTATTTGAAGAATAAAACTAATCAGCAGCCATTGTTCGATTACATTTTTCACAATAGTATTGTTTACTTCCATCAGGCATAAAAATTCCTCCTTCTACTAAGAATAAATTTTACGCTGACTTAAGTTATAGACTTTTGCCCAGATTTAGCATTTCTACAAGATTTGCATATACTGTAAAAGCCATCTTTACTGGTTTTGTTTTTACTGAAATATTTATTATGAGCTAATTTAATTTGCCCACAACGACTACATCTTTTATACCGACCTTTTTGAATATTTAAATAATACCAAGATAAATATTCATCCTCAGCCGCAGATGCGATTAATTTAGGTATTTTATTTCTCCATAAACTTGAAATATATTCTACACTATGTTTTATACCAAATTCCTACTATAATATTTCTTGTATATCTATATTTTGCAATCCATCTATTTTACATTCTAATAATCGCATATATAAGGGATAAGGTTCTAAGGCTTTATCGCAAATTGTTTCAAAATCATAAAGCATATACCAAGTATCACCTTCAAATTTATCCCAAGTGTCTTGTTTTAAACGAGAATAATTACAAAGAATTGCTTCGCAAACTTTAGGGTCCATTAATGAGAGTCCTTCTGGAATTGGATAACCTTCATCATCAAAATCTTTTGTTTTATCAATTAATTCTATAAAATGTGTTGAACGAGTAATTTTATTAAATATAATAGGACATCTATAACCATTTTTTATAACATATTGGTCTTTACGCATTTCAATTAAGGCTTTTTTCATTACAAACTTGTCTTTTCCTTCAACAGTCTTTAACTTTGCTTCCCAAATATCAATGGTTTCTTTTAACTATTTAAGTAATGGTATTTCTTCTAAATCTTTTTCGGTTATCTTTACTTTTGGCTAAAAAATTGTCTATTTGTTTTCTGTAATTAAATTATAAATTCCATCTTCGCCATTTTCAAGTTGAGCAACAAGACCTTCAAAGGAAGTCTCTCGTTTATTTACTGTAGTCATTCGATTTTCAGTAAGAATTTTTTTCTCCTTTTTCTCTTGCTTCTCCATAGCAAAAATAAGATAGTCTGCTAAAATCTCTAAATATTTTTCATTAGGATTAGGATTTTCTTCTAAAATTTTCTAAACTAACTCATTTCTTTCTTCTGGAGAAGTTAAAGTGTAATCAAGTTTAATCATTTATTTCTTACCTCCAGTCTTCTAATTGAATTATACTAAAAATTTTTTCTTTTGTCAAGGACAAATCCTATTAAAATTGACTTTTTATAAAAATTTTTTTATAATTATTATAGAAATAATAAAAGGTGGGGGATTTTATGGTTATCACTATTATATCACTTGGTATCATATTATTTATATCTATAGTATTTAATATATTCATTTTAAAACTTCTTAATAGAAGTTTAGATACAATTATAACTTTAAACAATAATTTTGAAGAACTGGAATTTATGGAAGGAATTGCGGATATTCCAGAAGAGAAGGTATTACAAAAATTTGAAGATGCAACTTTATTTTGTAATACTGTGCCTATAAAAACTGACGAGGTGCTTCAAATTTACGACACCTCTCTATATTTGAAAAATAAAGTAATTGGATTAACGTATTTTGTCCCAGAACAGGATTTAACCGACATCAAAAACGATTTACAATTAAAACGCAAAGACATAGAAAAACACATACGACAAAAATTAGCAGAGCAGCAAATAGAAGTAACAGCACAGGAATTTGAAGAAATTATGATGAACGCAATGGAGCAAGCCCAAGCCGCAATAGTTCCACTCTTGCCGCATTGTACGGTTTATCAATTGACGGATGGAAGATGGCTTTGGCGCAAGGAGGAAAGTGATGGCTAAAGACTACTTTGATTTGTATTGTGATACCTTCGGTATCACTGACCCATTCCAAGAGTCGCAGGAAAGATTTAATAGGAAAACCACAAAACATTTTACTCCTTCTGGGGGAGAATATTGGGAAGTAGATATTACAAAGACGGCAGAAGATTTGGCTTGGGAGAAAGAATGGGAAAAGAGAAGAGATGAATACTTGCGGCTGGAGCATGTTTTCCGCCTTTGGGAATTTCACGACAGATTGAGTTGGGATGATTTTCAGAAGGAAATTGAGTATGGAAAAAATTTTACCGATGATTGGAAAAGATACTTGCCGTGCGACTGCGAGGAACGGCAATGCAATATGTGGTGCACATATTTTGGAACGAAATGCCCGCGGGCAAATGGTGAACCTTTATATCCCCCGGAAGAAGTTATGAAAGTATGGGATTTAGAGCAGGAATTGAAATGGGAGGAACACGATGATTTGAACGGATAATTAAACCGTTCTCCGAAATCGGAAATGGGTTTCAGGATTTTGTGGGCCAGACAAAAAGTTTTTGTCGAATGAAAAAAATTTTTTTCCCGAAATAGTGCCCCCACCCTCACATCTAAAACGTATTGTCGGCTCATCGGAAACAGTAGGGCCTACTGTCGCCATTCACCCCGGCACAAACAGCCCCATCTAATGACGACACCCCCTCAATCGCCCGGCCGAGCACAGTCAGCGCGGCCGGCATTTAGCACGCAACAGATGTTACCAAAAAATGTCAGCACTTCATTACACTAAAGCAATGAAGCACTATTTCCCTAATCTCTTGGAACCCACACTTTAACCATTTAAATTGTTAAAGAAAAAAAACTTAAAAAAAATAAAAAAAACGCTTGACAACAGCCGGGTTGTGTGCTATACTGTATTCAGAAAGAGGGAAGAAAGGGTTAGGATGGCATCCCACTTCAAAGTGGCAAGCAACAGAAAGTAAGCACCACCAAAAACCATCCAAGAGAAAGAAAAGGAGAAAAAAACAATGGAGAACATCAACGAAAGAATCGCAAAGCTGGAGAAGGCAATCTTCTACCTGGAGATGAAGGACGGCTGGAACTGGCGTGATTTTCAGGACATGGATAAGATGAAGGCTGAACTGCGGAAGCTGGAGAAAGAGAGAGACGCACAGTGATGTGCGTCTCTTGTGCTACGTGCAAGGCCGCCAACAACGCTAACGACGCAGACTTCAGCCATTTAAAGCGTTAGAGAAAAAAAGTGCGGCAAAATGCTCGTGAAAAAAACTTAAAAAAAATCCTAAAAAGGTATTGACAACCGGGCGATTGTGTGGTATAGTATAACCAGAAAGAGAGAGAAAGAGGACACAAGAATGTATCAGGTGTGTGCGGTAAACAAACAGTACAAAGATAGACCTATTCAGCAGAAAAAACTTCGCACAGCACAGGAAGTTAAAGAAGCTGTTGCCAGATTCAACAAAGCGCACAGAGATTATGAGATTTACAAAGATGGTGTATTGTGGGCTGTTGGTGATGAATGGTTTGGTTGCTATACTGTAAAAGATAGAAAAAAGGTAAATGTAGGGCTTGACAAATAACGCCTGCTGTGATACAATACAGACAAAGAGAGAAAGAGAGGGCACAGCAATGCTAAGACTGCGGATAGACAAGGCCAATGGAGAGACCGAGCACAGGTTCTTCACAGACGCACAAAAGGCACATCTAACGGCAATCGTAGAGGTAAGGTCAGGCGATGCTGTGAGAGTAGAGGTCCTAAACCTTGCCACAAAAAAAGTAGAAAAAATCTACAAAAAGGGTTGACAACAACCGGGAAGTGTGCTATACTACAATCAGAAAACGAAAGGAGATACGGCGATGGATAAAATCAAGAGAGAAATTGAACGGCTTGAAAACGCGCTTCTTCTTCTGCAGAGGTGCGAGAAGTGGACAGTAGATGATGAGGATGAAAGCTACTACATGCAAGAACGGCTCAACAGCCTGCGGCTGAAACTGAAAGAGATAGAGGACGTGCGGTAATAACGCACGTCCTTGCCGCAAACGACCTAAACTTCAGCGATTTAAAGTGCTAGCGAAATAAATTGATGAATTGCCCGGGCAGAAAAAAACTTGAAAAAATCCTAAAAAAACGCTTGACATTTCAGACCGGGCATGCTATACTACAATCAGAAAGCGAAAGAAAAGAGGAAAAATAAGATGTTTACTACAACTTATTGGGTCTTGCGTGAGGGCGATGAAAAGACTATCGCTATTTGTGAAGATAAAAAGACTGCTGATTGGATTGCCGCTAATTATTGGGAAAAGTGCATTGTCAGAGTTTTAATTAAAAGAATTTAAAAATTGGGCTTGACAATCCGCCCGGCTTGTGCTATACTATAATCAGAAAGCAAGAGAAAAGGAGATTGAAAAAATGAGCGGATTTTATGAATTGAAATGTATGGATAGATTCGGTTTTTACACCTATTACTATTTTTACAGCCCCCGCGCTCCACGTTCTCCTAAACAGGCGTTAAATAGAGGTTATGCCCCTGACGCGATGCGGATTGTTGTTGACGATAGAGAAGAACCACCTGTTGAAATTCGTTTTATGTATAACATCTTTGAGTATGTTTACAAAAAGTATTTCAAAAAAGCTGGGACTTTCCACGGCGGATACCGTGTGGACTGGGAAAAAGAAAGCAAAGAAATAATCTAAAAGAGGCTTGACAAAATACCCGGCTTATGGTATACTAAGAGAAAAGGAGGTACAAAAATGAGAAAAACCGAGAACAGCGAAAAGCGGGCCGCCTATGAGGATGCGCTGATGGCGATGTATCCTGACACTATCGAAGAACTGAAAGAAATGCCGAACGGCGATGACTGGGGCGACCTGCCGACCATCGGCGAGCTGGAAGGCTGGAGCGGAGAGGTTTGGTGAGAGCCAAACCTCTAAAATTTTTTCGCCCGGGCGCAAATTTCCTCTTGACAACATCCCGAAACTATGCTATACTACCATTAGAAAACAACAGGGGGGACAACAATGACAATCCGCTTTGCCAAGAGAGAAGATACAATCCACATCATTCGGGCTATTCAGAATAAACGCATGGACTACAACACTCCCGCACAGGCAAAGGAAGATGTAAAACTTGGGCGGCTGGTAGTAGTGGAAGAAAACGGAAAATTGCTCGGCTCTTGTGCGATTGTCAAGGATGAACACCGCGGTTATACTGCAATCAAGCGTGTTTGTGTTTATTCTAAAAAGTCTCGCGGCAAGGGCATTGCCCAGTCTCTTGTCGGTTTTGTCTGCTCTCTTGGGCTTGGCACTCTTGGGGCTACCCCTTGGAATGATAATCCCGCCATGTGCCACATCTTCAAGAAATTCGGATTCGAGTATCAATACACTTTTTTGAAATACTACGATTTTTATAAAAAAAGTGCTTGACAATCCCAGACATTTGTGTTATACTGTACACAGAAAGAACGAAGGGAGAACAAAACAATGAAAGACTTCATCACCGCCCTGCTCATCATCGTGCTCGTGTTCGCACTAATCGTACTTAGCATCTTCATCGTAACGCATGGACAGAGGCCCAAGGACATTGGCGAAAACCTGACAAACGGCTGGTACTACGCACTCACGACCTGCGTGGTAAAAATTGACAGGGACAACGACATTGTGACCTGCGAGGATTACAATGGCAATCTTTGGGAATTCTACGGCGTCGAAGATTGGGAAGTGGGCGATTGTGCAAGCCTCTTAATGGAGAGCCACGGGACAAAAAAGATTGAAGATGATACAATCGAGGATGTAAGATTCAGCGCGTGGGAACTCACGCGCTGAAAAAATTTTTCGCCCGGACGAAAAAAGTGCTTGACAATTCGCCCGGCTTGTGCTATACTGTATTCAGAAAGAACGAAAGAGAGGAAAGAACAATGACTACTGAACAGGTTTACAATAAGAAATACGAGCAATTCTGCAAGGGCGAAATTTCCAGTGAAGAGTGGCATGAATTCTGTGCGTTTGTCCTTGAGCTTTTGATGGAAGAGAACGCGGATGTTCTCAAAAATCTTAAAGAAAAATGGTAAAAAACGCTTGACAACTCCGGGTATTTGTGCTATACTCTAATCAGAAAACGAAAGGAGCTATTGCAATGAAGAATGTTCAAATGGTGTTGGTTATCACCTATGATCGCAACCGCAAACAAAAGTTCTTTATTTGCCCCACAATGGAAGATGCAAAAAAGCTTTACCCATCTGCTGAAAAACGCCTTGTAACAGTAAAAACCGCAGATTGAAAAATCTGCGGTTTTTTTAAAAAAGTGCTTGACAATCTGTGCCCGGTATGCTATACTATAATCAGAAAACGAAAGGAGATACAACGATGAAGAGAGAACAGTATTACAAGAACAAGAGAACCGGCGAGCGGACCGAAAGCCACGCGGTGGCGATGGGCTGGTATCGAGCCAAGGACGAGGTCGAGGTCTGGTACTACTCGGAAGCGGTTTCCGAATGGCTCTGCGGGGTCGAATGGGTCTGGTGAAAACCAGGCCCTTAAATTTTGAGCCGCCCGGGCAAAAAAAAATAAAAAAAGTGCTTGACAAAATACCCGGCCTGTGGTATAGTATAGTCAGAAAGGGAAAGGAGATACTAAAAATGATTAACAAGATTGAGGACGCGGTCATCCGCAAGTACGGCTTCGAACACAAAATCACAATCGCGGTTTTTCGGTTCACGGAAATCCTGCGGCGGCTGGCTCAGTGAGCCAGCCTTTTTTTTTCGGCGGCGCGCCCACGGTCCAGGCGCGCCGAATTTTACGCTAAATCGCTGTTTCGCTAATTCGCTAGCGATTTAGTGCTTTAATTCGCTAAAGTGCTAAATCCCGAAAGCGTACTTCATTTCGCTAAAGTGTTAAAGACTTCATTTCGCTAAAGTATTAAATCAGTAGTCTAAAATTTTTTTATTTTTTTTCAAAAAAACGCTTGACAATGCCCGGACTATGTGCTATACTGATGCCAGAGTTAAGAGAGAGGAGCGAACACCATGACTACTTACACCATCGAACGCCTGAATCACCGCAACGCGGGTATCGCCCGCGAGTGGGCCCTCTGCCGCTACTATAAGGTTGAGCGGACCGCACACGACGCCCTGCCCTACGATAAAGGCAGCGACCTTGACGCCGCTGGCAAGCATATCTCCATAAAGGCTTCCGCCTTTACCCTGATGAGCGGCAACCTGTGCGAGGGGCGGCAGGACTTTGACGGCATCTGGAACCTTTATGCCGAGCGTGTCCACTCCGATACCTTCGCCTATGTGACCGAGGACTTCCGGGTCTATGAGATGAACCTTGGCGAGTTCAAGCGGTTCGTATATGCCTTCGGGCGGCTGGAAGCTGAAAGCTCCAAGAACGGCGGGGCACTGAAAATCCGGCTCCGCAAGGAATCCGGCAAGATGCTCAAGTGGCTGGAAGATATGGCCGCTTGAGTATCACCCGGGCGCCGGCTTCCATAAAGTTTTTTTCAAAAACCCCTTGACATTTCGCTCCTTTTATGCTATACTACAATCACAAAGGGCGAGGGAAGGTATGGCAAAGCCCAAGACGCCATAAGGCTGAGGGTGCGACCCACGGGAGTCTGTAAGACCTACTAACAGCGCAGATATGCGACCGACCCGATGACCCCTACCGCATGGAGTCCTGTTGTGCGGTATATAAATGTGAACCAAGCGATTGAGTTCGCAACCCCAAGCCGCTGGAAGGGGGACGGCAGGACGCGGCAAAGGCTCAGCCCCTTACAAGGGCCGCCAAGAGGACAGGTCGTGAAAGTCAATGCTTGCCTGTGGTATTGATGAGTAATGCCTCTTGACGGTCGATGTAAGGGGCTGAGCGCCCGGGTACTGTTAGCCTATGCTAATCAAAAAAATTTTCAAAAAGCCCTTGACTTTCCCCTCTGGCTGTGCTATACTATACTCACAAAGGGAAAGGAGATACAAAAAATGAAAAAGATTTGGTTTGACATGGATGGAACGCTCGCTGACCTCTACGGCGTGGAAAATTGGCTCCCGATGCTTCGGGCATACGACCCTACACCCTACCGCAAAGCAAAGCCCCTCGTCAACATGGCGGCACTTGCCCGAATGATTCACAATCGGCAGTTTGTGGGCTACAAGGTTTGCATCGTGTCCGCTCTCTCCAAGGATAGCACCCCTGCCTATGATGCGGCGGTGATGAAGGCGAAAATCGAATGGCTGAAAAAGCATCTGCCCAGCGTCCATTTTGACGAAATCCGATTTGTCCCCTACACCTACGCAAAAAACGATGTCAACAGCGGGGATGATATTCTGTTTGACGATGAAGCCCGCCATCTCGAAGCGTGGACTGGAACCGCCTACCATGCAAGCGAAATGATGCAGAAACTGAAAAGGGTTGTTGTGTAAAGCAACAGCCCTTGTTGCATTTTTAACAGTGCCCGGGCGGCCAAATTTTTTCAAATTTCCTATTGACAAAGGTAAATAATTATGTTATAATCAATTCAGAAAGTGAGGTTAGCGAGATGGCTAAAAAGAAAAAGAATCCCTACGCGATTAAAATGAATTCCGAACAGCTCCAGTTGTATTTCTATTTCAAGAAACGCGGTGGGTCTGTGGCGGTTAAAAAGGGCAAAGGCAGCTATGACCGCAAGAAAATCAAAACGGAAAAGGAGTGGTAGGAATGGATTGGAAATCCAAAATGTTCCTTGGTATGAAAATGATCCAGAGAGCATGCCAAGAGAACGAAAATTGGGATCATTGTGCGGAATGCCCTTTCAATGCTTACTGCACCGCACTTATGGAAGAAAATTTGATAGACCCTTTTAAAGGGGTAAATTTTGCAAATGAAAATGGGGATGCCCTCTTGGGGTAATCCCCATTTTTTTGTTTTGCGGCCCGGGCGCAATTATGTAAACCGAAATTTTTTTTTGATTTTTTGAAAATACCTCTTGACATTTTGGGGTCAGTGTGCTATACTATAATCGTTCCAAGGGAGTGGGCCAGACGATACAAAAGCCCTGCGGGGTTAGTAGGTCGGGAGAGATTGGAGGCTTTTGGAATGAGGGTTGGAAAAGCCCTCTGTGGTATCGTGGTTGGCGCCCACGAATAATCAACGCCCACAGGTGTAGACATGCGCGCAGTCGAAAAAGTTAGGGAAGCCGCAAAATCTTTTCCATTTTCAAAATGATTTCTTCTTCACTCCTTTTCTCTTTCACTTTCTGCGGAGATGCCCCCACTGTTTTTGGTGGGGGTATCTTTGCGTTTTGCCCGGGCCGCAATTTGCACAATTTTAAGGCTGATTTTTGTGCAAAATTACCACTTGATTTTTTTTCAAAACGTGTTATAATAACATTGTAATTTGAAGAAAGGAACAGACCTCTATGCTTGACCCCTTTACCGAAAGAATTATTGTGGTAGATACTGAAACCACAAACTCACTCGATGACCCCATCTGTTATGATGTGGGCTTTGCTGTCGTGGATGTTTTCGGAAATGTTTACGAGCGTTATTCCTATGTTGTTTCCGAAATCTTTCTTGATGAAGAACTCATGGCTTCTGCCTACTTTGTGGATAAAATTCCGCAGTATTGGAAAGAAATCCAAGAGGGCAAACGCAAACTGGCGAAATTCTCCACTGTCCGTTTCAAGTTTGCGGAAGTATGTAAAAAATACAACATTCACATTGTCGCCGCACACAACGCAAGGTTTGACTATCGCTCTTTAAACCTGACCCAGCGATTTTTGACCTCTTCCAAATATAGGTATTTCTTTCCTTTCGGAATCGAGGTGTGGGACACGTTAAAAATGAGCCGAGAAGTGTTAAAAAATGATGACCTCTATGGCGAATTTTGCTACAACAATGATTTTCTCACTTCTCGCCTCTGCAAGCGTTTCACCGCTGAAATCATTTTCAAATTCATTACAGGAATGTTGGATTTTGAAGAATCTCATACTGGATTGGAGGACGTGTTAATCGAAAAAGAGATTTTGTCATTCTGCTTTACGAGAAAGCCTGAAATCAATGGCAAACTGTGGGGGGATTAAACATCCCCCACGGCGGCCCGGACCAAAAAAATTTTTTTTCAAAAAGCTATTGACTTTTTCCAAAAGGTATGCTATAATAATGACACAACAAAGGAAAGGAGAATAAAAAATGCTTAGTGAACAAATTAAATTTCGGTACGTCGGTGAAGGTAAAGAATACGGCGGTATTCTCGTAGATGATAAGTATGTTATCTGCGGGTGCTGCGGTGGGACCTTTGAGCTTGACAACAAAAAGATCGAAATTTTGAAAAAGTTGCGTTGGGTCTCCATCAGTGAGGAAATTTTGGGCGAAGAATAATCTTCGCCCAAAACCCCTTTGCGCCCGGGCATTTTTTTCAAAAAGGTATTGACTTTCTCCAATAGGTGTGCTATAATAAAATCACCAAGAGAAAGGGAGAATAAAAAATGAAAAAGTTTATTATCGAAAATGTCCTTTACATTTCTATCGCACTTGCCCTCGTGGCACAGGTTGTCATCGGCGGGGATTACCTGCTCGGACAGGGATTATTCCTTGTCGCAAACGCAATCAACATCACTCGCACTTTTCTGATGAAACGTCCTCTTGCGGACAAGGTAAAAGATAGCTGTTTCCTCGGCGTTACGCTTGGGCTAATCATCCTCCGTCTGGTATAATTTACCAGACGGAACGCCCGGGCTCCGAAAATTTTTTTTATTTTCCTATTGACAAATAGCCAAAAGTATGCTATACTAAAGGCACAAAAGATGAAGGAGAGATAAAAATGGCAATCAAAATCAGTCGTGAAAAGAATGAACGTGGCGTGACGCTCGGCTCTCTCAAAGTGGGAGATACCTTCCTCTATGACAACCGCATCGGCGTTATCGCCGCCCGCAACGGGCATGAGTATCCCATGGATTTTACCACCTGTTGCGAAATGCACCGCAGAGCAGAATACCCTTACGGTCCCTCTCTTGGGCCTGACGCTATTGTCCTGCCTGTCTCTGTGGAAATGACCTACAAGGTGGTGGGCTGAATGGTTAAACGCATTAAAAAGTATCTGTTCCTGCGGCGGCTCGGTGTGCGGCACGCGTGGAAAGCAAGCGGTGACTGCGGGTTCATCCAAATTGGATGAACCCTGTGCCCGGGCGGCTGGCAAAATACACAAAAGACCCCCTAATTTTTCAATGTATTTTGTGCAATTTGCCTATTGCAATCCTGCCCCATGTGTGCTATACTATAATCGTTCCAAGGGGGAAGATAAAAAGAAAAGGCTACCGCGGAGTCGAGACCTATCTTCCCCTGCGGGACACGAAAAAAAAATAAAGAATAAAAAAAAGGTCTTGACAAGCCGCCAAGAGTGTGCTATAATAAGACCGTAAATAAGGGGAAGGAAAACCCCTAAAAAACCAGAAAGGAAGTAGATACTATGGCTACCGAAAAAATGACTTACCGCAAGGCTCTGGACTACGCTATCGCTCACCTGCCTGCCGATGCTCCTGCCGATGTGCTGGACAAGCTGAACGCCCTGACCGCTCAGCTCGACAAAAAGGCCGCCAGCCCCAAGAAGCTGACCGCCGCTCAGGAAGCCAATGTCGGTCTCATGGACTGCATCCTGAGCTTCCTGCGTGAGAACGCCGACAGCGGTTTCACCTGCAACGACCTGCTGAAGAGCGTCCCTGAGCTGGAAGGCAAGAGCAATCAGCACGTTTCCGCTCTGATGCGGAAGCTGGTTGACGAGGGCAACGGCCCTGTGGAGAAGTACAGCGAAAAGCGTCGCACCTTCTTCCGCATCAAGGCTGGGGAGTAATCCCCAGCCACCCCTCCCCCGCTTCACCGCTTTACTGTGGTGAAGCGGGGGCCCGGGCAAATTTCCAGAAATTACCTCTTGACTTCTACCTGTGAATGTGCTATACTACCAGTAGAAAGGAGGTAGAGCATGGGACAGCTTGAAGCCCTGTTGAAACTGGGCTTGACCGAAGCCGAAGCAAAAGAGGTTTTGGAAGCTGACCGTAAGATTGACAAAGGCGAGAAAATGTCTTTTGACTTGACTAAAGAGCAAGAAAAGGCAACTCGCAATCTGCGGCAGGCTGACCGCAAACCCTTTGTGCCGAAGTTGGAAAAGCGGGAACGCAAGCCCAACGAGCCGAAGCGAGAGCTTATTCAAACGATTACTGATGCTCTGATAGAGCAAGGTATGATTGACGATAGCTCGCTTCACATCGAAAATGTTGAACGGCAAATCGACTTTGCATACAACGGCGTGCGTTATCGCATTGTGCTGAGTGCCCCTCGGAAATGAGGGGCACTTCCTCTATTTAGCGAAATGAAGTGCCCGGGCACTGGTAAAAATTTCCAGTAGATTTTTTGAAAAAAGGTATTGACATTTAGGGGCAGATGTGCTATACTATAATCGTTCCAAGGGGGAAGGGCCCTGAACCAAGGAACTACAAAGGGGGGAAAACGCAGTCAGCCCCATGAGTATCAAACAATGTTCTGCGGTGACTTTTAGGGAGTATGGTGCTAAGCTGACGAGGGACTTTTTCAAATTGAAAAAGGCATACCAACCACGAGCTGAGGAGCCGAGCGCCACAGGCTATTGTGAAATGTGGGCGAGTGATTTTTGGTAAATGTTTCCTGTCGAAAGTGGAAAATTTCCCCCTGCGGGGGCGGTGCGGCGAGTAAAATAAGTCCTTTTAAATGGCAGTAGAAGCCAAGAGCCGCCCCCAAGAAGGGCTATTATAACTTTGATTACTTCTTTTTCATTTCTCTCCTTTCTGTTTTGTTCTTTCTGGACGAGCGGCGGGTGTTGGTTTATCCCCCCGCCGTTTCGTTCTATTTACAGTTAGCAATGGCTAACCGCCCGGGCGCCCGTCATTTTGCACAAAAATCCAAGAGCAGATAATGAAATTTTGTGCAAAATGCCATCTTGATTTTTTCTGAAAATGTGCTATACTATAATCACAAAGGGCAAGGAAAGGAGAAAACAAGATGGACCTGTTCCGAATCTCTCTTGACCCCACGGTTCAAGAAATCATGGCAAGGATTGAAGATGCCTGCACCGATACCACCCATCATTGCGATTGCTATGACTTTTTGGGCGGCGTCTGCGACATTAACCAGAACGGCGAAACCAAAACCGTCTTTCTGCATAAGGATTGGGATTTTGTCATCAAAGTTCCTAATTATTACAGCTATGCAAGGCACAACTACTGCCAGCTTGAAGCTGACAACTATAAAAAGGCCTGTGCCTATCGTGTGGAGCGTGTTCTGCTGGAAACTGCCCTTCTCTGCACTCTCAAGAATGGGATTCAGCTCTATGTACAGCCCCGATACACGATTGACAACAACGATTACCTTGACGATGCTGGCAATCGTCGCCGCCTGCGGAAGAAGTGCAACGCCCACCGCAAGCCCATCGTTAGCAAGGTAGCGGATGGAATGTATGACGGGTTTAGGCTCAATGACCTTTGGCTCGCTCGCACAATCCAGCTCTACGGAAAAAAATTCATGCGTTCCCTTGAAAAGTGGACGATGGAAAACCACATTGGCGACCTGCACGACTGTAATGTCGGCTGGATGAACAACAAGCCCATCATCCTTGACTATTCAGGGTACTTCGGACACTAAAGGAGGGTAAAAAAATGGCAAGACCACCGCCCGCAACTCTGTAATGATTGTTTTGTTTTTAATTTAGCACGCGTGCATTTTTGATTGATTTAGACCCTTGGCAAACGCAAATTTTTTCGTATTGATTTTTTGTGAAATGCGTAAAAAACGATACCGCTGTCAACTTTCTTTATAAGTATTCTTTCATCCAAGCGGATTATGGACGAAAGCAAACATGGAAAAGCTTTTCTTATCGCTTAGGGGACAGGGACGCCTGTCCCCTAAACATTTTTGTTAGGGGGCCCGGGCGCCGATTTTTTTCTAAAAAGGGAAAGTTTCCCTTGACATTTATAAAAAATTATGTTATAATAAAGGCACAAAAGATGAAGGAGAAATTGAAAATGAAAATTCTGTTCCTGTCGATTTTCGCCGTGTATCTGGCGATTGACCTCACCGCCGCCTTTGTCAAGTGGTTTAATACCAAGAGCAAGAAAGCCTACTGGCACGGTTTTGTAGATGTAGTGCTGACCTCTGCCGTGGTGTTCTGCTTCATCAAGTTTTTGGAGGTGTGCTAAAATGCTGTATCTTTTCATCATCTGCACGTTCGCAAATGTTGTGCTTTCCACTATCAAGTCTGTTATGACTATCAAGGGTGGAAAAGTAAATGCGGCAATCTGGAACGCTCTTGCGTTTGGTCTGTATTCTTACATTGTGGTGCTGACCGCAACCGCGGACATTTCCACTTTTGGCAAGGTCGCAATTACTATGGGTTGTAATCTTGTCGGCGTGTATGGCGTAAAGCTGTTCGAGGAAAAGCTGAGGAAAGACCGCTTGTGGAAAGTGGAAATGACTATTTCCAATCAAGACGCAGAAGGTATGCACGATTCTTTAACATGGGCGGCTATTCCTAATCATTATTTTATCGCAGGCAAGCACGCTGTTTTTTCCTGCTTCTGTGAATCCAAAGAACAAACCGACACCGCTCTTGCAATCGGCAAATCCTATCATGCAAAAGCCTTCGCCAGTGAAACCACCCTTACCCCCTGATTACAGGGGGTAATTGCGCCCGGGCGAAAAAAATTTGAAAAAGGTATTGACATTTCCCTGCGTTTGTGCTATACTAAAGACACTTAAGGGGTGGCGGCCAAACGCTAAAGGAGAAATGAAAAATGTATAATTACAGCTTCAACAACATCGTCAACGCTATGAAAGTTCGTGCCTACGGCAAGCCCTTCTACGCCAGCGACCTTGGCTTGAACGGCGGCGAAATCAACGCTCTGAAGTTCGGCTGCTACATCAAGCCGACGGGCAACACCCGCAAGGTCATGGTTCCCATCGACATGTGGGGTGGCGACCGCATCTTCAAGGAGTGCGAAGTCAAGGAGTGGGTCTGGTGTCGCTCCAACAGGGAGTGGGAGCGTGTGGAACAGAATGAAGTTCTCATTCATGCTGTCGCCAAGGCAAGAGAGCTGCTGGAACTCGTCCATGAGATGGGGGCATGTAAAAGTCTGGGCGTTGAGGGGGTGTAATGCCCCCCTTGCGCCCGGGCGCCCGTCAAATTGCACAAATAAATCTTTGAAATTCGTTTTAATTTGTGCAATTTGCCTATTGTAATCTATGGGTGGATGTGCTATACTGTTATCGTCAAGAGGGGAAAGGCACTCGGCAAAGTGGCCGAGCCCCCTATGGGGATAAGCAAATAGGCGAATCTGTCTGCAAGCGGTAGTAGCCGAAAGCAAACGCTGAAAAAAAGTTGCAGATTTTTTTCAAAACCTCTTGACAAACCCCAGCGAGTGTGCTATAATAAGACCGTAATCAAGAGGAGCCGAACCTCACAAACGGAGAAAGGGTTGATACCATGACTAAGACCACCAACAAGACCGCTCTGCTCTACGCTCTGGAAAACCTGCCTGACGCTCCCGCCGATGTGCGTGAGAAGTGGCAGAAGATGGTCGAACAGCTCGACAAGAAGAACGCCGCTCCCAAGAAGATGACTGCGAAGCAGTCCGCCAACGAGGGCGTCAAGGCTGACCTGCTCGACTTCCTTGCCGCTCGGCGTCCCGAAGGCTTCACCTGCTCTGACCTGCTGAAGCAGGTTCCCGCCTGCGAGGGGCAGTCCAACCAGTATGTGTCCGCTCTGATGCGTCAGCTCTATGACGAGGGGCGGGGTCCTGTGGAGAAGTACACCGAGAAGCGGCGTACCTACTTCCGCCTGCGTGAAGTGGAGGTGGAGGAGGAGTAATCCCCCTCCACCCCGCAACCCCAAAGGGCTTCATCGCTTTAGGGCGATGAAGCGCCCGGGCGCCCGCATACTTATTCATTTGAAAAAATAAAAATTCACTATTGACAACGAGGATTAAATCTGCTATAATGTTAGCAGAAAGGAGGGGAAGCGATGACCCAGAAGGAAAAGCTGATGAAAAATCTCGGCTTGACTGCGGCTGAGGCTGACGAGGTTCTTGCCTACGACAAGGCTGTGGAGCAGGGCAAAAAGACCGAATACGACCTAACCAAAGAGCAGGAAAAGGAAACCCGCAAGTATCGGCAGAGCGACCGCAAGCAGCCCTTTGTCCCTAATCTCCAGAAGCGAGAACGCAAGGCAAACGAACCCAAGCGAGAACTCATTGAGATTGTCAAGCAGGCACTTGAAAATGCTGGGATTTCTGACATTTCCGTTACGAATGTTGAGCGTCAGCTTGATTTTTCGATGGATAATGTTAAGTATCGCATCGTTTTGAGTGCACCACGCAAGTAAAATGGCAAAAAAGCAGGATTTTTAGTAAAAAATCCTGCTTTTTCCCGGATTTTAGTTGATTTTTTAAAAAATTTTTGTTATAATTTAATCAAAGGATGTGAAAAGAATGAATGTCGTAAAGAAAATGGATGACATTGGACGCATTACCATTCCAAAAGACATTCGCAATTCTTTACGCTGGATGGGCGGAGATGAAATTGAAATCATTGTAAAAGATGATGATACTATCCTACTTCGCAAATGTGAGAATGACACAGCCAAGAGGCTTGAAGAATTGCGTGCGGAGTGGAGCGGCGACCCGGATGTCGAACAGCGTTTCCTTGAACTGATTGATTTAATAAAAACTAAATAATGAAAGGAGTCAAAGGAAAATGTCTCTGGAATTGGTTAAAGCTCTTTTAACAATACTCAAAGTTTGCATTGACAATGATGATTGCAAAAAGTGTCCTTTAAAAGAGTTTTGTAAAAAGATACCATCTGAATGGTAATGGTATCTCCCATCGTGCGGTGCGTAGTGCTTCGTGCGATGGTCGAATTTCCGCGAGACAAGCCCTTTGGCTCTTTTTGTTTTGGTTTGACCCGGCCGCAAGCCAGAAAATTTTTTCCCGAAACCTATTGACAAATAGACCCCGATGTGCTATAATGAAGGCACAAAACGAAAGGAGAAAAGAAAATGACCCTTTACAGCGTATCTTACTTCTGCGGCGAAGAGGAAACCCCCTGTGCCCTGTTCTCTGACACCACCCCCGAAGATGTCATCATGACCTTCTGTGACAATCTCTTTGACGTGGTTGTCGGCTGCACCTGCGTGCGGATGACCAATCTGGACACTATGCTGATTGTCTACGAAGTCAGACCTTGCACCCCTGAAGATTTTGATCCTCTGGGTCTCGATGACTATGCCCTTGAATGTCTGGAACATGCCAATGACTGCGACCCTGACTGGGAGCCTGCGGACGTTGACGATGACTGCGGCTTTGACCCCTACATGGGGTGCTATACCGATGACGTTTGACCCCTATAGGGGTCAAAGGCCCGGGCCCAAAAATTTTTTCAAAAAGGTATTGACAAATCCTTTTTAGTGTGCTATACTGTATCCAGAAAGCGAGGGAAAAACATGAGAGACATTAAGCGTATTCAGCCGCTACTGACTGACCTTGGTAATGTGTGGGAACAGTGCTTTCCCGACTGGCGATTCATGCAGGTCATTGCCAATTTTCAGAGCTGGCTTGGTTCTGATGGCTTCTACATTGAGGATGATAAACTCATTGAAAAGTTTTGCGAGTTCGCCGCAGAAATGATTAAGGAGCGATAAAAATGAAAAATACTAAGTATGACTATCGTCGTCTCGGCAAGCACATCTTTCGGGTTCGTTTTGACAAATTCTCCGATACCACCTTCGGTTTGATGGTGCGGTATGAAATCGAAGATCCCGCAGACATTCCCCGTAATTTCTGGGAACGCCTAAAGCAATTTTTTACCGTCAGCCGCTATCATTTTGGCTATTGGATTCCCTCCAAGTCAGGTGATACACTGGAAGAGCGTGTCGCCAAAGCTATGGCTTTGGTAGTTGAGGATTGGGACACCCAAAGCAATGCGGAGAAAGAATGGGAAGCTCTGTAATAAGGGCTTCCCCGCCCGGGCCAAAAAATTTTTTAAAAGGGTATTGACAAATAGCCGCAAATGTGCTATACTGTATTCAGAAAACAAGAGAGGAAGGAAAAAATAATGAGCGATCTTGAACTTGTGCTGGAACTTCTGCGTCGTGCTGGACTGCTGACAAAAAATTTGGAAGATGAACTTCCTGTTGGCTGGGGTAAAGGAAATGTGTATGTCAATCTGACATTCGAGGATGGCAGGCTGAAAGAAGTGGAGGTTTTCTGAATGAAAAAAGAAATTCGTTATGAAGATTATCGCATCGGGCGTGATGTGTATACCGTCAAACTGACGCGTCTGCCGCAAGGTGGTTTTTTCTACAATCCTGTGGTGCGGGTGCAAGTGATGAAATGGCATCTGCCGCCCCGCAACCTGTGGGAGCGTATCACCGAATGGTGGAAATACAACATTTCCGATTGGGAATGGGACCCCACCTTGACGGAGGCTTCGCTTTATGCATACTGCAAAGACAAGTGCAACCTTGAAACGGAAAAGCGTATCGCAATCGCAAGGTGCGACAAGGAATGGGAGGCTCGATAAGCCTCCCCGCCGCCCGGGCGCCAAAAAATTTTTTTAAAACCCCTTGACAGCAAGCCAAAAGTATGCTATACTAAAGACACTTAAGGGGCGGTGGCCGAACACCAAAAGGAGAAAATCTATGGAAAAGCATGAATTTTTCGAGCGTGAAATCCAGCTCATTCAGAGCGAGGACTTGCGGGACTTCATCCGCTGGTTCTTCGACGTGCACGTCGGGGAATGGTTCTGGAAGTCTGGGGCATCGTCCAGCGGCAAGTATCATCCGCAGTTCACCAAGGGCGAGGGCGGGCTTGTGCGTCATACTCGTGCCGTGGTGTGGGTGTGTGATGAACTGCTCCGCATGAGTTCCTACGCTTACATGAAAGCCGAATACAAGGACTATGCAATCGCCGCCTGTCTGCTTCACGATACCCGCAAGTATGGGAGCGGCGACGCCGAGGACAAAGAGTGCTACGCCCAGCACGGCAAACTTGCCGCCGAAGATGTAGCGGCGGCGTGGGAGGAATTTTTCAGAGATGAATACGACTTCCACCCCTGCCCCGAATTGCTCTTGATGGCAATTCGCTCTCACATGGGCCAGTGGGTAGAGGACAAAGAGGACAGACCCTTCACCAACATTGACAGGCTCGTTCATCTGTCGGACTACATCGCCAGCCGCCCCTTCTGGGACATTCCCCAGCTCAATGAGGAATACAACGAGGACAGGGCAAAAGAAATCTATGACGACCTCCCCTTCTAAGGGGAGGCGCCCGGGCGCCGTTAAAAAATTTAACAAAAGTTGATGTTGACATTTTGGGCGGTTTGTGCTATACTATAATCGTCAAGGGGAGAAGAAAACAACCTCTCACAGGCTCGTAACCTGTTGTAAGTAAAATAAAATCTCTCACAAAAATGCAAAAAACCCCTTGACAAACCCCAGCGAGTGTGCTATAATAAAGGCACAAAGGGTGAGGGAAAACCCCAAGCCGCAAGCCCAAAAAAATCTGAAAAAAATAAAAAAAAAGGGCTTGACAAACCGAAGCGAATGTGCTATAATAAGGATGTCAATGAGAGAGGGAAACCTCCTCTGACAAATAAAAAATTTGGGTGGCGACCTACGCCAGAAAGAGGTAGATACTATGGCTAACACTGAGAAGATGACTAATCGGAAGGCTCTGTCCTATGCGCTGGAGAACTGCGACCTGCCCGCTGAGGTTGCCGAGAAGTTCACCGCCATGATTGCGGCTCTCGACAAGAAGAACGGCGCGGAGCGTAAGCCCACCGCCAAGCAGACCGCCAACGAGGCTGTGCGTGCGGCTCTGGTGGAGTTCATCAACGACAATTTCACCGAGGGCGAGAACGGCTTCACCTGCGGCGACCTTATCAAGACCTGCCCCGCCGTTGAGGGTCAGTCCAACCAGTACGTGTCCGCCATCCTGCGGCAGGCGTTCAAGGCTGGCGAGGTCAGCAAGGGTTCTGTCAAGCGTCGCACCTACTTCGCCCCCTTCGGCGTGTATCCTGCGGCTGACGAGGGAGAGGGGGAGTAATCCCCCTCTTGCCTTCCCCCCTCCTGCGGGAGGGGGGGCGCCCGGGCGCAAATTTTTTTCATTTGGGTATTGACAAATGCTCTATTGTGTGCTATACTATAATCACAAAAAGCCAAAAGGAGAAAAAAAATGATTAACGAGAACATGATTCATGAAGCTCAGCGTATGCTCCACGAGCGGTGCATGTATTATCAGCGTGCCGAAAGCAAGACCAAGAGCGAAGAGTTCAAAGTCAAATACGGAATTGCGGCTACTGCCTACTCTTCCGCCTGCGACATTCTGCTGGCGGCGGTGCAGGGGAACGCCGAAGTCCTCAAACAGTTTGACTACTACGGGGAGGATGAATAAAATGCAGAAAGAACTGAAATGCCCCAAGTGCGGCGGCACGCACATCGTAAGAGATGACTGCTATAGCATCATCGAAGGCGAAAATATCGCTACTATTAAGGAACTGCGTTTGTGTGACGGCGGCCACTGTGAGGACTGCGGCACCGACCTTCAGTGGGACATTGTCTATCAGTTCATCGGCTATGATGCTATCGAGGAGAGTTAAACTCTCCTCGGTCGCCCGGGCCCAATTTTTTTCAAAAACCTCTTGACAAATACCTTCCTTTGTGCTATACTATAATCACCAAGAGCCAAGAGGAGAGAAGAAATGAAAAACGAAAAACTTGTTTGGAAAGTCGTCAAAATGCTCTATCAGCGTTATAAGTTTTGGGATGAACGCGAATCCTATGAGTATGCGGCTGCCTATCGAGCCGCCCATGACATGCTCTTGTATGCTCTGGATGGAAACGAGGAACGCCTGCAACGGTTCGACCACTACGGAGAGGAGAAATAAAATGAACCTGAAAAAAAGATTCTGCTGTCCTGTCAATGGCTGGGATTGCCCCTATTTCGATCAGTGGAAATTTTGCAAACTGGTTGACGAGGGCGAGAACCCTGTCCTTGAGTGCGACGATGCCGCCCTTTTCTGGGAGCCTGATGAAGATTGCTTCGTCTGGGAGGATGAAAACGGCAACCTGTTAGATACTCAAGACCTGCTGATGCGTGGGTATCACTTCGTGAATGGGGAGCCTGTAAAGCCGCCCGAACAAACTTTTTTTGGCTATGAAAAGTGGTCGCAGGCAATTCAAGCACTATTAGCCGAGTAATCCTCGGCTAACTGCCCGGGCAAAAAATTTCAAAAAACCTATTGACATTTTTCTGCTTTTGTGCTATACTATAATCAATCCAAGAGGAAAGGAAATAAGACTATGACACAAATAGCTCTTTTATTCTTTTGCGTAGGCGTGGAACTCGGCGTGCTGATTGGCTTTTTTGTCGGTGTCGCCGTGTTCGAGAAAATAAATAAGGAGAAGAAATAAAATGAACCTGAAAGAAGCCCTTAAAGACCTGACCGATGAAGAGCTGGGCGAACTGCTGAACGAAATTGTCAATCGCCAGCTGGAAAAGGCAAAAGAGGAAGAAGAGGAACCCGACCACTACTACGTATTCACGGGAACCTGGGAGTGGGACGTCTGGGCCAAGAGCAAAAAGGAAGCGGTGAAGTGCTTCAAAGAATCCCGCCCTGAGGAGTTTAGCATCTGCACCGACGAATACAAGGTGGAGCAGTACGAATGAGCGAGGGAGAACCCTCGCTCGCCCGGGATAATTGCGGCTGAATGCCCGGGCCTTTTCAGCGGCTCGCGCGCGGGCGCGCTGAGCCGAACTTCACACCCAGCACACCATATGCAAAATTTTCGCTCACACGAGCGGCATATGCCGCTCTCCCTATTACTCCCGAAACCCGGTCGGGTCCCCGACCGGGACTCATATGCGGCCGCTCGCTTGACTTTCAATAAAAATTATGGTATAATAAAAAGACCCCGTTCGGACGTCCGAACGGGGCTGCCGCAATTTTTCCCAGCGAGCATTGAACGCATATAGCCAGAGAGGGCTACAATAACCCCATTGGCATTAGAAAAGTGGTTTTGCGGCTTTCTCTTCGTTCAATAATTTTTCGAGGCTCTGTGAGCCTCGAGTTGATTTTTTAAAAAAATTTTGATATAATATATATAGAAAATAAAAAAGGAGATTTGATACATATGGATTTTACTGCTGAATTCCTCGCCCGCCTTCAGGCTGGTGAGACCGCTGACAGCCTCGCCGCCCAGCTCACCAAGGCAATCAACGACGCCAACAAGGAGAACGAACGCCTCAAGGCGGAAGCCGAGGCCAAGAGAAAGGCTGATGAAGCGGCCGAGTTCCGTGCCCGCGAGCTCGCTCGTGACAAGGCTGACGCCATTGACAGCCTGCTGATTGCCCTGGAAAAGATCGTGATGGTATGGGGTCTCGGCGATGAACTCATTGAGGTCATCGAGCACATCAACCCCGACGAAGTGGTCCAGGAGATGGATAAGATTAAGGATATGGTGGATAAGTACGATGAGCTGTTTGCGGCTATGGCTACGCCGAAGGCGGAGTCTAAGCCCCAGAGTGCTCTGGACGAGTTCCTCAACAAGTATGTAAGATAAGTAAATAGCAGAATAAGCCCTCTGAGCGAAAGCTCAGGGGGCTATTTTTATTTATCTTTTTTATAGAATGAAAAACGGTGACGGGCTCGGTGAAATGGGAGAGACATCTGTGCCCGGTCGGGGGCACGCCACTCTCACAGTTTTCACCATTTACACCATCCAGGGCTCACTATCAACAAATTTAATTATACGATATTTCTTTCTTCGTTTATCTAATAAAACTATCTGCCTACGTCGCAGCTTACCATATATCCTCAGAAATTGTCCTGTCCCTGGATTTCTACATCTATTTCCTGCCACAACTTCTCCAATCCCGCAAAAAATCCATCCACTACCTTAGAAAACTGTCCGTATCCATTAGACACATTAAGTGCCAACTTATCCAAATCTACTTCCTTTACTTCCTCTTTACGCTGTTCTACTTTCTTCTTCTTTTTCTTTTCCGGCCATACATACTTCCCCTTTTTATTTGGATACAAATACACTTCACCGGAATCATCCAATTCTCCTACGATAAATCCATCCCAAACCATTACAGCTTTCCGTCTCTCTGGCTCAATCACCGCAAGAAAAATATTATCATTATGCTTCATATCTTCGCTAACGTCACAAAGATCTACCACATAAACATCTTTACCTTTATATTGTCCTATTTTTCCTCTTTGACTAAGGTATCCCATAAAATTCTTCGCTTCGCTCGAATTTTCATTTCATTTTTTGAAAATTTTACGAAAGCTCCTCCAATCTTTTTATTTGAAAATAAATATAGCTCCAGTAAATATATATACCCCCACTATTTTATTTTCTATTTATATTATACTATATTTTTTATTATAAATCAAGTTTTATATCATCTAAAAATCCTGTTTCTCCTTTTTCTTCCTCTTCCTCTTCTATTACTTCTCCACCTAATCTTCTCCAATATACTTCCAAATCACCTTTATCTATCACATACATAACTCCATTTTCATCTATAAACAATTCTCCTCTTGAAGGATTTGTTTTCAAAAACTATCCTATCTCATTACTTTTTACCATCTATATCCCAATTGGATAAATTTTTCCATTCATTGCAATTTCTGTTATTGGCTTTTTCATTTCAATTTTCCTCCTCTAACATGTCTCTACCTTTTCTTTTTGTAGAAAAAATATAAGGTGCTACTTTTCCTTCGTAATTATAATAAGGTTGATATAATGTAATCAATGCTAACTCCATAGCAAATATATCCCTCTCAGTAATCTTCTCATCGGTTTTTAATTCTTCTACATTTATCAATGGTTTAATAGAAACCTGCTTACCATTCTCTTTTTCTTCTCTCATTCTCTAATATAACAATTTATCACTACAATGAAAACAGGTATTATGAGCCTAAAATCTCTATCTGAAATCATGGGTCTATCCAATGTAAATAATTTTATCATCAATAAAAATACCATATACCCCGTATCCAGTAATATCACTATACTTAGTATGATATTTCTTATGTATTTCTTGTTTCTTTTGTATCTATGGGATGTCTATTTCTACCAAAGATAAATACTGTCTTATTTTTCCTTCTGAGACTAAACAAACATCTGATTTAATTCCATATTTCTCTCTATTACTATCCAAATCCTTGATAATTTCTTCATAGGTTTCACCTTCCTAAATTCTCTCCAAAACTTGGTATGTATCATTTCTAATATTATGTCCTACAATCTATATCCAGTCTGATTTACTCCTTTTCATTTCATTTCCTCCAATCTTAATACCCGAGCAGCCCAGGAGTATCTTATAAAAGCCTGGATGCCGAAGGCAGCCAGGATTTTTAAGATACTCCCAATAAAACATTTTTCTCCGCGTATGCGGAGAAATTTGTTGCCAAATTTGTAATTTGTAATAGATAATAGAGCAAACTACAAATTACAAATGAAAATTTGTATTTTACAAATTTTATCTACAAATTTACAAATAATTTTTGTAAAAACTATTCCAATTTTTACAAATTTTCTTGTAAAAAATCACATTTATTTTTACAAATTTCTATTCTTCCATCCATCACTATGATAAATTGCGTCAACCGACACGTTCAACTGTGATGCTATATCTTTTGCTTTCATACCTGTTTGTGCCAAGGACTTTATTTCGTCATCATCTATAACTCTTTTGCGTCCAGAGGTTTTTCCTCCATTTATCTTCTCTTCATAGCGTCCTTGGGCGATGTCAATTTTGGGTTTTATCAATGACTCAAAAATTCCAGCCATCATCTGATTTTCAGTCGAGTATTCTCCACGACACCCATACTGAGTTATAATACTAAATAAATCTAATTTATCTTTATCTTCATTCAATCTTTCTATACAATCAAGCCAGTCAGGATAGAATATAAAAGTGCGGTCATTCAACATTTTTCTCACCTAATATTCTATCTAAATCTTTCTAAAATTTATCATTTGCCTCAAAAATCCAGCACTAAAACTCTGGCTTGTACGGATTAGCCATAGACTAAAGAGGCACATTACCTGCGGCAACAAGTAATTCCATTATGCGTTTTGAATATATAATTTTGTTTATTGGCATTTTGCTTCATTGGCTCCTTTATTACAATTTTATTACTAACAACCCATTTTATTCCATTCAGGCTATAAAATATGAATTAATTCTATTTCATCAGAATATCTGCCTGTTAAAGAAATTTGTTTTAATATAATAAAATTGTCAGGTTTTAAAAATGGTCTATTTTTTATGTGCTATTTTATTCTTTCAACCATATTATCCGTTGAACCAATATATTTTAACTAACCTTCAGAAACAATACCATAAATAAATGTTCCGTTCGCATGCTAATTATTATAAAAAGATGCTCTTGAAACTCCGCATGTTTTTGCTAATTCATCATTTGTTAAATTTTCACCTTCTAATAGTAATAATTGAGCGATCTTTGTTGGATTATAAATACGCTATTCTAAAAGTTTCTTTAATTCATTTACATCAATCTATAATACATTATCAACCTATATATTATCATCTTCTGTAATTACAACAATACCATCATTAACTAATTCTTGCATTTTTTTACTAACAGTCTATCTACAAATATCAATATTTTGGCTTATTTCTGAATAAGAAGGTTTCTTCTTGTTATTATAAAAAGCCAATAAATATAAATAAACTTTATTTTTTAACAAAGAATAATCCATGTTTTTCACATCCTTTCACTATAAAATGTGAAATCTTTACAATAATTTGTTAAGTTTTACCCAAAAATTTTAACAAAATTTCTTTTATTGATTTTTCAAATTTTTTTTGTTATAATATATATAGAAAAATAAGAAAGGAGAAATGCTTTATGTATCCTTATATTATAAAAGCAGAATATTGGGACGACATTTCTGATCCCTTGACTTTAAAGCATATCCAAGTTTTGCTCTATGCGGAAAGCCATAGTGATGCTGTTTCAAAATTTGAAAAGGCTCACTATGTTGATAATATTGAAACCATCAAAGCCATTGCGGCTGGAGATGAATATACCTTTTTTGAGGTTCCAGGTCATATTGCCAAAATACTTGCGGCAGGTGCTGGGAACTACCGAGACGGGCTCCAAGAGCTCAAAGGCGAAAGCAAAATCGCAAATAAACTGCGTGGAGACGCAAACACTATTTATGAGGAGGAAATTCAATGAGTTACGAACCCGAAGTCATTATCGTTGCCGGCTACCGTATTCCCAACCAGAAATGGAACGAAGCCCTTGACGCCGCTTACGATCATCCTCTTTTCGCCAAATATGAAGATTTTTTCATTGATGTGGATGTTCTTCGCGGAGTAGAAGATTGCTATTTCGGCAAAATTATCCACACCTTTGGTTTTGATTGCACTGACGAAGCAGTTGATATGAATACCGTCTTTGTCGATTATCCTGACATTTGTGAAATTCAAGAAGGTTTCCATACCTTTTTTGACAATTTCATTCCAAAAGATGAGATGCCCTCTTTTACTAAATGGATTGTGGGGCGTTGGATTTGATACCTCCATTTCATAAAAACTGCGGCTCTTGCGGCCTCTACATCCCGCAGCAAAAAACCTGTCAAATAGCCGTGCCGCAACTCGCCGGCAAATTTGAGCCAGATGATTTCTGTTCGAAACATCTAATCTACTTGCCGCAATGCGAAATCTGCGGTGCCGGTCTATTAGAGCCCCTTATCGAAGTAATAGACGGGAAAACGCATATTTATTGCGCAAATTGCATAAAATCCGTTTTGTAACCGTCAAAAATCGTTAGCCCTTTCAAGCCGAGAAATTCGATTTTTCGGCTTTGAAAAACCTTTTTTAATAAAACTATCCAAGAGGACAAGAAAATATGACTGATACGCAAATAAAAATGATGAAGAACAAAGAGGTTGTTGCTGATATAGAGGACTTCATCAAGAACTTTAATGGCACCCAAGACAATTTCCTCAACGGTAACTGCTATTGGTTTGCGTTTATCCTTATAGAACGATTCCGGTTTTTCTATAAGGTTGATATTGCCTATAATCAAATTCAAAATCATTTCGCTATGGTTGTTACAATTTATTATAGCGATAAAACAACTAATCAGTTTCTATTCGATGCATCAGGGCTAATCGGTCCTATGGTCGAAGGAGACGGCTGGAAACTTTGGAGAGAATATTACTCATATGAACCTACGGACGCAGCAAGAGTTTATCGCGATTGCATTTGGAAAATGTCTGAAGAAAAATGGTCAAAACTAAAACGGTTTTATAGAAAAGAACCGTGGATGTTACCAAGAGATGCTGTAAGATATTAATCACACCTTTTTATTTTTATTATAGCATAAAAAATTGAATAATTCAATACGATAGGAGAAAATAAATGAAAAAGATTGTCTGCATTTTTATAGTTGTTTTTCTTCTGGCTGTTTTGATTGTGGTTGGTTTTGTTGGCTGCGGCACCTTCGATATGGAGACGCATTCGTCGGCAAATCAGCACGAAACAAACCAGAATGGCGAGCCCTATCAGCTTTCTTTTATCGCAGAGTTTTATGATAATGCCGGTCAAAACTGGCTGACGACGCAGGGTTCCAGATTTAATATCTCTCCCAATAAAGTAAAAGAATATTACTGGGATAGCGATGGTAGTTGGATTTCTGGCTGGACGATGTCGTCAATCGTGTCTGTTGATATTGATGGTAATAACATTGAAACTTGCGGCAGCACCGTTTTGATTTACGATAACTATTTGGTGAAGCAGGAATGCGTCTTGCCGGAAGAGTATGTCAATACTGCGTCTGGCGGCAACGCAACCGTTGGTGCACCGCACGACCTCCGCACTTTTGACGCCTGGACTGTCAATTGGTGGTGGATGACGAAAGATTTCCGCAATTATAACATCGGTGAAAAAATCGTTATTATTCAGAGCCAGGAGGGCAATCCTATTTGTCTGTTCTCTGGTAATAATGTATCCTGGGAAGTTTCACGCAATTTGCCTAAAACAACCGAACTTACTATTGATGGAGCAAAATTGTATATTCATCGAGCCAATTTTGCCGTTATAGATAAATCATTGTTCAATGGGGAGAGCTAAAAGCTCTCCCTTTGATTTTTATAAAAAAATATATTATAATATTTATAGAAAATAAAGATAAGGAGTGATTTAGTAATGGTGGAATTTGTCAAAGTCACCACTCTTACTCCAAAAGGCGACACTAAGGAATACTCCTGGATGGGGAACCTTGAAACCAGCGAAGGACAGCAAGAACTCACTCGTTTTATGCTGGAGTGTTGCGACGATACCGCCGATTTTTTCGGCTGCCCCGATGAGGATGGGTGGAATCCCACCAAATGGCGAAATATGACCTGCGCCCGATGGGAACCTATGGAGAGCAAACGTCAGTCGATTGGCCCCAGCGAAAGCCCGTTTATGCGATACTGATAATGGAGGTGTTCGATAATGGTTGCTAAATCTTATCAGAATCTGGAAGTGGTAGGCGATGTATTCACTACCAAGGGGCGTCAGTACGTTCAGGTTCGCACGAAGACTGGGGCTCTCAAGAACGTGCGTTGGTATACGGAAAAAGAGTATGCCAGAATGTATCCCGATGAAGTGAAGTCTGCGGACGAGGCTTCTGTCGTCCTTAAAACTCAGAAGGAAGTCCTCGGTTTCGATAACGGGTACATCACTATCTTCAAGGGCAATACCTATGAAGATAAGGAATATTTCAAACTCAATTCTGCAAGATATAGCCGTCTTTGGGGCTGGTATTTCATCAGCACCGAGCCCATCCCCGATGACATTCCCGACGATGTGGAAGCCGTGCGGCTGGATTGGGAACTCGTTGGCAACGAGAATGGCACTCTCAAAACTGAACGCGAAGTTATCGAAGCCGTTGAAAACCTTATCTACGAAGAAGATACCAGTGAGTATCAGGGTGAAGTTGGCGATAAGATTGAAGCCTTCGTGACCGTTGAGAAGGCTATTGCCCTTGATGGCTACTATGGACCCAGCACTATGCACGTTATGCGGGACGACGAGGGCAACTGCTATGTCTGGACTACTTCCGCAAAATCCTGGGATGCCGGCAGCGAGCATTTTATTGCTGGCACCATTAAGGAACTCAAGCAGTATAAAGGAACCAAGCAGACCATTCTTACGCGTTGCAGAGAGAAGGCGATGTAATGGAAAATTTTGTAATCGCACCAAAATACAATTGGTTTTATATCTTTTATTTTGTCACTATGGCACTATGCCTACTGACTTATGTCTATCAGTGGTATGAAGATAATAAAGACCGTCTAAAAGATGGTCGCAAAGTTACCCCATTTCTCGTTTATTACCTTGATAAAAGATGGTATAGTGCCAGCGAGTTTGAAAAAGGTTGTTTCGTGTTTGTTTGGAGTGTTGTTGCTATTAACATCTTTCGTATAATCTGTACCATATTCTACAGATAAGATTGCTTTTTTTATAAAAATATGTTATAATAATTATAGAAAAATAAAAGGAGTAATCTTATGATAAATGAACCAAAAATGATATGGTGGACAGTAGACAAAAAGAAGTTTCTTGAGGCTTTCGCAGAAGACGTAGAAATTGGAGATTACGAAAAAATCCCTTATCAGCGTTGGCGTGAGCTATCTCGTTCTCCGGACTCTTGTTTTGATATTGCCAAAATTATTTATGAAAACCCAGCTCTAACAACAAGCTATCGTGTCTATTTTACAACTTATACTACTAAAACACATGTTTATTATGAGTTCTCAGTAGGCGATAATTCAATGGGCTCTTTCTTAACGTGGAATTTCGGTTCTCCTGATTTATCATATGATTGCGATGAAAAGGAGAATCATGAAATGTTCTGTTCTGACAACGAAAACGATTACATCAAAGAAAACGATTATCGCAAATATATCAACAATGTCTCAGCCAACGGCTATACAACCGCTACTCAGCGGTATGACACCACTACAACCACTGGCATAACCCCAGATGCTGACAACCGTTACAGCAATACAATCACTACTGAAAGCCCCTATTCTCTTGGTGATAGCTGGGTGGCTATTCATAACGACATGCTAAAAGAAAATGATGTTCGCAAAATTTGCGAAGATATTTTAAATAAAAAAGAAAATGATCTTCATAAAATTTGCGAAGATATTTTAAATGAAAAAAAGAAGGAGAAAAATACTATGGATACCTCTAAGATTTTCAATTTTGATTTTGGTCCCGTTTCCGGCAGCCAGTTCCGCATGAGCCCCTATGGTCTTGCGGTCCGCACTCAGGCAAATGGCTGGGTTGCTTTCAATGCTGCCAATGGCGAACTGATGGACGTCGATGTCATCAACTTCGACCTCTCCAAGATGATTTACAAGATGCCCGTGGCACAGAGTGCTATTGCGGCTGGCGACATTCTTATCCACGGCGGCAAGCCTGTGTTCGTCCGCAATGCCAACACCAATGATGGCACTGTCAATGTGATTGACTACTCCACCGCTTCTGTGATGGATATTCTGCCTGTGAAGAGTCCCTTCGGCTTCAACTTCTTCACCAAGGTTGTGTGCTTCGTCGATATGAATGGTGCATCTGCGGCCAGCCCTGACAATCCCTTCGGCGGTCTGCTTCCCTTCCTGATGCTGGGCGAGGGCAAGGATTTCGATCCTATGATGCTGATGTTTATGGGCGGCAATATGAACTTCGCCAGCAACCCCATGATGATGTATTTCATGCTTAACAGCAACAGCGATGGCAAGGACAACAGCAATCTGCTTCCCCTGTTTCTGATGATGAACTCCGGCAATATGCCTTCCGGTAATGCCGGTCCCGCCACCATCTGATCTCAATATATTCCCCGCAAAGGAGAGGGCTTCGGCTCTCTCCTTTATTTTTATAAAAAATTATGATATAATATATATAGAAAGGTGGTAAAAGATATGAGTGACGAATTTGTGAAAATTTTCTTCATATTTTTGAAAATATATGTAGCTCTTTTACTTTCCTTGGGCGGTGTCGTTACAATCGGTGGTATCTGCCTTGTGATAAAGGAGTTTGGTAAATGGATTTTTAAAGATAGGGGAAATAATCGAAAATGATTGATAAAGTAGATATTGTAGCAAAAAACTACTATAAAGTTGACTGTAAGCACGGAGAAGACCTCCTCGAAAAAATTTATGTCCTTGGTTTCAAACGCGGCGTCCAGAAGGTAAAAGCAGATAAAAAAGAAGGTTTCTGGCAGCAATATACCTACGCCCATCAGAGAGGCTGCTATGACATTATTTATAGATGTTCTATTTGCGATTTTCATCCTTGCGATCATAATCTCGGTCAATATAAATTCTGTCCGTCCTGCGGCAACCCAATGACCGCAGAGCCAGAAGCACCTATTATGGTAGATGTGGATGAACCTGAGAAAAGAGAGAAAAAAGTAGCAAAAGATACTGTTTACAATTCAACTATGGAGAGTAAAATATGAATAAATATGTCAATATTGAAGTAGCTAAAGAGTATCTTCGTCATGATTCCTTCGATAATCCTTATTTTCGTTCTCAGGCTTGTCAGCAAGCGATAAATGTACTTGATACGGTTCCTGCCGCTGATGTGGTGGAAGCTTCGAGCGTAGTAAAAATTGTACATTGTAAAGAATGTAAATTTGGTGAATGGAATGCTGTTGAGTGTGCTTATTGGTGCCAAGGGCGTTTTCGTAGACCAGATTGGTATTGTGCTGATGCAGAAAGTAAGGACGGAGGGCAGGACGATGGTCTGGATACTGGTGTCTGAGAACGCTAATCAACTCACGTGCAGGATATGCCCCTATGTGTACTATGATGAAAGAACGGAATGGTATAAATGCAAACGTACAGGGCGATCGGTTAATGCCTGCATGTGGGATGATAAGAGGTATGATAAATGTCCAATTCAAACGATGGACGGAGGGAAAAACGATGTATAATGTAAAGTATCTCACAAAAAAGGCCCCAAAATTGGATAATTCCGGGGAGTGGCAGAATATCGCAAAGCATGGAGTTGGAATACAAGAGATTATTGACAGACTGGCCGAATACGAAGAGGCGGAAAAACAGGGACAGTTGGTGATTCTGCCATGTAAGATAGGCGATAAAGTATTTAGAGTAGTCTCTAAATGCTTAGGAGCTATTCAGTGTCCGTTTGAAGGTGGTTACGGCTTAGATAGATGCTATAATTGCGACACATTTATAAAAGAGGAATCATTCAGCTTCTCCATGTTTGAAGATATTGGTAAAACTGTATTTCTTACTCGTGAAGAAGCTGAAGCCGCGATGAATGGAGGACGAGACAAATGAGTGTACTGATAAAAGGAATGGAGATGCCGAAAAGCAGAGGACAATACACACTTCATATGTATGTACACTCAGACGGAACAGCAACCGTTGAGGGATCGTATTGTCAACTTGAAGGCGAACCGTTTGTGGCAATCCCCATCCCGCCGCACGGGGATTTGATAGACACAGGAGCTGTGGATTTGAGCGACGGACCATATGAGTATCAAGATTGGGTAGAATGGGCGTGGGAACAATATCTAAACACCCCTATTTTCCTCCCGGCAGAGCCACCGAAGGAGGAAAAAAATGATTGACTTCTTATTCAGTCTTCCGGGGTGGAGTCTTCCGTTTCTTGTGTGGGGCGTAGCAATTATCCTCGTACCTGTGGTACAGTTGATTGATTATAAACATGATTGTAAGAAATACGGAAAAGAGATCGCAGACGAGATCGCTCGACGCTATCTTTAATAGAAGGAGAAAAAGAAATGAAAGATATTATTCGTCAGTATAGGAAAAAGCCTGTTATTGTAGAGGCGGTACAGATCCATAACCTCAACGTGCCAAGCGTGGTGCGGTGGATTGGCGAGGACAAAGCCAAGATGAATCTGGAGTCCGATGAAGCGTGGAAGCTCGGCAAGGCCCCTCCAATTTTCAGTATCACAATCCACACCTTGGAAGGTGATATGAAAGCCATGTCTGGTGATTACATCATCAAAGGAGTGAACGGGGAATTTTATCCTTGCAAGCCAGATATTTTTGAGAAAACCTATGAGGCTGTGGAACAGCCAAAAGAGGAAGTATGAGCGTACTGATAAAGGGCATTGAGATGCCAACAGAAAACGATGAATTGCGGTTGATTATTCACTCAAACGGTCAAGTTATTATCTCGCACAAAACGCATTATGAAGAAGCAGAGGCCGTTCTTATCCCGCCGCATGGGAGGCTGATTGATGCGGATGCTTATGAGAATTTGATACGTGGACTGGGTAATAGGGAATACCGACGTGAAAACGGAACGATTTGCGATGCAATCAAATTTCTGCATCCGTACTACGCACCTACCATCATCGAGGCAGAAGAGGCTATCCAAAAGGATGGAGGGCAAGACGATGTATGAAAATATTATAAAATTATTTAGACATTGTGCAGAAACTGAATGTATAGAATGTGCTGTTGCTGGATGTCGTGGACCCCAAGTGTTTTTAACCGAAGCTGCCGATGTTATAGAAAAACTAAGTAAGCCAAATAATAAAGTTCATCTCTGTTCTTCTTGTGAATATACATATCCAGAATGTCCGTGTGGACCAGAGGATGCTATTTTTGGAAATGGCATTGGTAATGACAATATCTGTGCTTGCTCAAAATATATTCCAAAAGTATCAAATAAGGTTTTTGGAACCTGGGAATGGGACCCTGATGGAATAGATTGGGGTATCGGAGCCTGGAAATGCAGCAATTGCGGCAGTAAAGCAGAAACCTGGTGGGCAAAAGATGGTAACAGCAATCCACTTAAATTTGCCGGCAGTCACTATTGCGGCAACTGCGGAGCTACTATGAGGAAATAAATATGGAAAAATATATCAAAGCAGACACTGTTCTTAAATTTATTAACGGTTGTCTTGAACATGAAGATAAAATCACAGATACTGAAAAGGCGGTTCTTACTGGAGTAAAAACTTGTATTGAAAGAATACCGGCTGCCGATGTAAAACCTGTAGAATATGCAGAGTGGATTGAAGGTGGCTTGACGTTTGATAAAGAAACTTGTTCTCATTGCGGAAAAAGTGTAAGCGGAACATATAGTTCGCCTTCTTTTGATTGTCCTAAATATTGTCCCGAATGTGGGTCCAAAATGAAAAATCCACATTATCATGCTGTGGAGATTGATTATGATGACTAAAATAACACTTAGAGATCTTCTCGAAGGGCATCCTCCTGTGAATAAAATCCAGTGGAGGAGTAATGCTCCAAAAGAATTGGAAGATGAAGAGCCAGACGGCATCTTCTGCGGCTATTGTGCGTGGGATGGTGAAAAACTCATTTCTCTGGATGGCGATTATTATTCTCTAAACGCAGAAGTTTATCGTTATGAGTGGGAAAAAGATGGCTCACTAACTTATTGGGAAAGAGTGGAGTGGATATAAAATGAAAATTGTATCTAAGGATATTCGCTGGGCTGGCAAGTTCTTGAACTACTTTTGGTATCATCTGAGCGACGGACGCATTTACGAAGTCTGTTCTCGCAATAAAAACCCCGACCCTTACGAAAGAAAGAGTGATGCAGTCTCCATCGTCGCATTCAACGAAGATAGAACTGCGGTATGTCTGGTGTGTGAGTATCGCGTGCCGCTTGAAGGGTACTGCTATTCCTTCCCCGCAGGTTTGCGTGAGCCCAACGAATCGATTTACGATACCGCACATAGAGAACTCTTTGAAGAAACTGGATTGAAGATTCTTACTTATGGTAAGGATCTTCCCGCAAGCTATCAGTCTCCTGGAATGACTGATGAAAGCGTAAGCACTATCTTTGTTACCGCTTCTGGTGAGCCCACAAACGCAAACCAGACCAAAGATGAAGATATTACTCCTATGTGGGTGACAAAAGAAGAGGCTCGTCGTATTCTCTGCGTAGGCACAAATATTTCTGCCAGATGCCAGATGTTCCTTACCATGTGGGTTGGAACAGACCTTTCAAAGCCTTTAGGATAACAAATCTCTAATTGATTTTTATAAAAAAATATTTTATAATATATATGTAAGATAAAGAAAGAGAGGATTTCCAAATGCTTTTTGAAAAACTGACTGGCGAAGAGAAGGAAATGATTAGCTTTCTGCGTGAAAACTATCAGAACCGCATCGAAGATGGATTTCTCAGGGGCACTTTTGTCAGCAATGAGACTTTTCTTAGGTATTGGGAAAATGCGAAGGCCCCTTTGGCGAAAGCCTTTGGAGATAATCTCATTATCCGCAAGCCCATCCAGTCTATCATTGATGACGACGAACTCCACGACAAGATGTCTCGCATTATGTGGACCGAAGAGTTCAAGCGTCTGCGTACCTACGTCTACGACCTCTGGAAGCGGAATAATCACGATCACTGGTTTCAGCGTTATCTGAAAGATACCGTTGACCGTGTCATTGAAATTTCTCTCGAAGAAGTCGGTCGTTACTACGTCTTTCAGGTGGACGCCTGGATTACCAACAAATACGATGGACCTACCTGCGAAATCTCTGTTGGCGAGGGCAAGGTTATCAAACTCGTTCATGGGTGCAAACTGATGAAGACTCTTGGACGTTTCGCCAGAGAGTGCGGATGCTCCGAAGAGTTTGAGTATCTGCGTCTGCGGCAGAGCCAGATTCTGAACGAGGCTAATATCCGTGCAAACCTTTGCCTCAGCATCCATCCCCTGGACTTCATGACCGCCAGCTTCAACGAGAACGATTGGCGTTCTTGTATGTGCTGGGAGGACGGCGAGTTCCGTCGTGGCGTCATTGAAATGATGAACTCTCCTATGGTCGTTGTTGCTTATCTTGAGTCTGCTTCTAATTCCCTGCACCTGTGCGATGATCTGAAGTGGAACTCCAAGAGATGGAGAGAGTTCTTTATCGTGCGTCCTGATATGCTGTCTGGCATTAAGGGTTATCCCTACTGGAACCGCAATCTGGAAGACGAAACTCTGAACTGGCTGCGTCAGCTGTTCGCTCCTTTCTTCAATGTTGAATACTGCGACAATATCAAGGTTTGGGAGACCCGTCATATGATTATTGACCTTGGTAACGATGTTAAGGCTGACGTGAGAATGGAGTGCGGACCTGCTATGTATAATGACTTCTACGAGGGTAATGATTATCATTCCATCTTTGTCAAGGGGTTCAAAACCGATAAGCGTTTGTATATCAATTATTCCGGCGAGTCTGAGTGTGTCTGCTGCGGTGAAGTTGATCGCTCTTTCAACTCCGAAGGAGACCTTTGCTGCGACGATTGCGTTGAGACTTATTACTGCGATAAGTGCGGCTGTGCTATCTCTAATGAAGATGATATGTATGAATTCCATGGTCGCCGCTACTGCCGTTGCTGCTACGAGCAGCTGCCTGAGTGTAGTGTTTGTAACGAAGTTGTTGATGATGAAATTGATACCGTCTACAATTTTGTGATTGGCTGGGATGAAAATAGCGATGCCACAGATCTTATGACCTCGATACCGAATCGCTGGGGCGATAACTATGGTTTGAAATTTAGGGTATGTCCTGAGTGTGCTAAGAAAGTTTTCATTGATGGCGAAGCCGAGTTTGAAAAAGAATTGAAAATTCTTTGCACTTGGAGTCACGAATATCCTATTGTTCCTATGAACCATATCACTCCTAAAGGACTGGAGCTTCTCTGTTCCGAGGAAGAGCTTGAATACTTCAAGTCTCGTCATAAGGACGAAGCATTGAGTGCATAATAACTTCCAATTGATTTTTCAAAAAAAATATTTTATAATATATATGTAAGGTAAAGAAAGAAAGCCTTACGAAAAAATAAAAAATAAATTTTGGGTGGCTCCCAATAACAGCCAGAAAGGTGACTACTATGACTAACACTGATAAGCTGACCGACCGCAAGATTTATACCGCCATCGTTGAAGGTACCTTCGAGGACCTGGATGTGGATACCATCGTGGCATGGGCCCAGAAGAAGATTGACCAGCTGGACCATAAGGCTGAGAAGGCGAAGGAGAATGCTGCCAAGAAGAAGGCTGAGGGCGATGCTCTTACTGAGGCTATTCTGGCGGCTGTGACCAGTGAGTTCGAGACCATTGCCGACATCGCGGCCCGCATTGAGGGCGAAGATGTGACCGCCTCCAAGGTGGCCTATCGTCTGAATGCCGCTGCCAAGGCTGGCACCCTGGAGAAGGGTGAGATGACCATCGAGGGCGATGGTGGCAAGAAGCGTAAGGTTGTTGCTTACCGCCTTAACGCAAAGTTTGCTGAGTGATATAATGTTCTAAAAACCGCGGGGTGAAAGCCCCGCGGTTATTTTCTTTTGGCTGCTCGCCGCGGCGACGGGCCACACACCCCGCCAGGCCAAATTGAAAGTTGCTTTTACTAATTTTTTTTGCTATAATAGTAAATATAGGGAGGGATATTATGAAATTTATGGTATCAAGCCGCCATCCACTCGGCATATTGAAAGATATGGAAGAAATCAAAGTAAACTATATAGATATTGAAAGATTACGTGATTTTGTATCAGATGATTGGACTTGTGCGGCTGAAGTAAATATTTATATTCCAAGAGATTAGATAATTGATTGGAATGTTATTGAAGCATATAAAGAAATTTTAAATCTTACACTTGCGGTAGAAGATACAGATATTATCCAAGAGTGTAAAGATAGAGGGTTTAAAGTATTTTGGTCTTATCCTGCTTCAACCTATTGGGAATTGCGTGGATTACTTGATTTAGGAGTAAATGAAGTTTTACTTGATGCTCCATTATATTTTGATTTGTAGAATGTGAAAAACATTTGCGGCGATGTTGAAATTAGAATTCAAGTAAATAAATGCTATAATAATTATATGAAGCGTAAGAACGGCATTTGCGGCACATATGTGCGTCCAGAGGATGTTGAAATTTATGCCGAATATGTAAGTCATATGGAATTTGTTACAGATTCTCTTGAGACAGAACATACATTATATAAAATTTATACTCAATAGAAGCATTGGCCAGGAAACTTAAATCTTTTACTAACGGGACTTGGTCTTAGCGTAGATAATAGAGGATTTGAAATTATTCCAAACGTTGGCGATGACCCAAAGGCATTTGCCCATCGACGTATTAAATGTGGACAAAAATGTCAAAATAAACCATATAGCTGTCATTATTGCGAAGAAACATTTAAGTTCATTAGAACTTTAGACGTTAATAATGCAGAAATAAAACAGATGATTGATGCTTTACCAAATAAAGAGTAATACTATTTTCTTGCTTTTTTTATAAAAATATTATATAATAATAATAGAGAAAAAAAGAAAAGAGGTTTTTTAGATATATGACTAAATGGACAAATACTGACCAAGTATTGTTTGAAACAATCGCTAAGATGACACAGCCGGCATTGTTTCGCTCAATGCGTAAATATCTAAAAAAGTATTACAAATCAGAGAAGATGGTTGTGACTGATAAATACATATTGTGTGAGGGTAATCTTCCTGTGATGTTGGTCGCACATATGGATACCGTCTTCAAGACTCCACCACAGCGAATCTTTTATGATGTAAAACAGTCTACCATGTGGTCTCCAGAAGGTCTTGGTGCTGATGATAGAGCTGGAGTATATCTAATTTGGCGTATCGTGCAGGCTGGTTATTTGCCGCATATCTGTTTGACAACAGATGAAGAACTTGGCGGTCTTGGTGCAGCCGCACTTATTAAAGATTTTCCTGATTGTCCTTTTGATGGTTTGAAGTATATCATTGAGCTGGATCGTCAAGGGACTAATGATTGTGTGTTTTATTCTTGTGCAAATGAACAATTCCAGACTTTTGTAGAAAGTTATGGGTTTGTCACAGACTGGGGCACTTTTTCTGATATTAGCGACATTTGCCCTGCGTGGAAAACCGCTGGAGTAAATCTTTCTGTTGGTTATAAGGGCGAACATAGAGAAACAGAAACTTTAAATACTCATGTAATGCTTGATACTTTGAGAAAAGTAAAAGAAATGTTGAAAGAATGTACCAGTAATGATGTTCCTTGCTTTGAATACGTTCCTGATCCATTTGAGAAATATTATTATTCTCTTAGTAGATATTATCTTTATCCCGATGATGAAGATGATTTTGCAAGCTATTATCCTAATTATAAGCATATGCATCAGTGTGTTCATTGTGGTAAAGTTTATGATGAACTTGATGTTTTTCCTGTAAAAGCAAAAGATTATGATGGTGTTCGTTATTACTGTCTTGATTGTGTAGATACAGGAATAAACTGGTGCAAGAAATGCGGCGAACCTTTTGAGGTAGAAAAAGAGACCGATGAATTCTGCCCTGATTGTCTTGGGAAAAAATTGCCAGTAACGGTAATTGATTGAGGTAAATATGGAATATAATTTTGATATAAAAAAGATTGAAGAGGATGTTAGGAAGGTTCTTTGGTCTTCTTAGGGATTTCCTTCAGACCTTCCTGGGGTTTCAAATATTTTAGATCAATGGTTAAAAAATAAAGAAACCTTTATCAATCATATGAATGGAAATCTTATCTATCAAACTAATAATCTTGTATCTTTTGAGCTTGATGATACTGCCAAAAGAGAAAAAATGGATAGGTTTGCTGATTTGATTGAAGAGCATTATGAAAATTATGAATTATCTAATTTTATTCATCAATTATCAGCAGATGATTTTTATCAAAATAAAACAAGTTTAACATATATTACAAGCATAGAGGGAATTTCAATCCCAAAAAATTTCAAAGTCGTAAAAGCCTTTAAATTTTTTGTTGATGATAAAAATATATTGAAACAACTTCAAAGTGAAGCCAGCCGTATTATTCAAGAAAATATTATATCTGGATATTTATGTTTTTCAGTCCATCCTCTTGATTATTTAAGCATTAGCGAAAACGTCCATAATTGGCGTTCTTGCCATGCCCTAGATGGCGATTATCGTACTGGTAATTTAAATTATATGGTTGATAGATCAACCGTAGTATGTTATCTGCGTGCTGAGAAGCAGGCAGTTTTGCCGCATTTTCCAGAAGATGTATTATGGAACTCAAAGAAATGGAGAACTTTATTTTTCTTTTCTATGGATAAAACAATGATATTTGCGGGAAGACAATATCCATTTACCGCAAATAAAGGCATTGATCTTATAAAAGATAAAATTTTACCAACATTAAATTTCGGAGAATGGACTTCTTGGAAAGATACCTTTATTAGATCTTATAAAGATAATCTTTCTAATAAAAATTTTAATTTTGAAAAAATGATACCTGTTGGAAATACCCTAAGAAGTTTTTCAGATGTTGTATCTGATGAGAGCGATACTTATCAATTTAATGATTTATTGCGTTCATCTTATTATTCTCCAATTTGGGCTTATCGAAAAAAGAGCAGATATTTTTGGGATCAAGATAATACAGGTTGTTCTTCAAAAAATACATTCTTTAAAATTGGAGATAGATGTCCTTGTCCCATTTGTGGAGATGGAATTATTTCATATCCAAACATTATGTTATGTCCAAAGTGCACAAGAGAATATAATTATAATGAAAATGATGATTATTGTGAATGTGAAGTTTGTGGATCTATGACATATTTTGATGATATGTATGATTTGGAGTTCTCTGGAACAAGGGTTTGTCCAAATTGTTATAGAACGGCAACGGCACAGTGTCAAGAATGTGGTATTCAGGATCTAACTGATGTAGTTAAATATCATGAAGGCGATTCCAGATGCCTTTGTCCAGAATGTTGGGAATTAACTAAACAGGAACCAAAAGAATCTTCTAAATTATATTTTTAAAGGAGAAGGTAAATAAATGGCAAAAGAAAATAAAATAAATTCTGGTGATTAGTTTACTGAATATATTACTTCTGATATGGCAGGAGTATCATATGATACTTCATTCAATATGATTTTTGTAGAAGGCGGAACTTTTACATTGGGCTGGGAATCAGAAGATGAAACTATGAAACCAGAAAATGTAGAACCTGTGCCAAATGTCACTGTAAGTGATTTTTATATTGGAGAAACTGAAGTCACTGTTGAAATGTGGGATGCAGTGATGGGATTATCTGAACCAGGAGCAGATGCAAATCGTCCAGTAGAATATGTAAATTTCTATCAGGCACAGGATTTTCTCGCAAGACTTTATAATTTAACAGGTAAAACATATCGTCTTGCGACAGAAGCAGAATGGGAGTTTGCGGCAAAAGGTGGTAATCCTGGTAAAGTAGGTAATGATGAATATCCAGGAAATAATCATAAATATCTTTTTGCAGGAAGCAATATTCACGATGATGTAGTTGCAGATGTTACAACTGGAGCAAAAAATGTAAAGACTAAAAAGCCAAATATTCTCGGTATTTATGATATGTGCGGAAATACCGAAGAATGGGTATATAATAGCTGGGATTCTAATCTTGTAGGAGGAGTAGACCCAATTGGACCAAGTGGTCCATTTCATCAACAAAAAACACGCAGAGGAGGCACTTATGGTTCTTCTGCCAATAGCACAAGAACTTTAGTATCACGTCAAGTACGTAGTATTGATGGCGGAGTAGGAATGGGATTCCGTCTATGTCTCTCTGGTGATATGAATAGTGTTCCTCCTGGAATGGTACGTCCAAAAGATGTTGTTCATCCTAATATTGATGAGCGTAATCTTCCTGTAACATATAGAGATAAGCGTTGGATTACTAACGATAATTATGTTTGGTTAGGTTCGTTTGGTGGCTTTTTAAGTTTTGAAATGAAAATTTGGGAAACTGGTGAGATGGCAATTCGGTCTCCTGGATATACTGAGAAGGTTGGTCAGTGGTATAGTGTAAGCAATCTTGGTCTTGTTTTTGTAGAAAATGCTTTTCAACAGAATGAAAAACGTATCATTATGCCATATATGTTTATTACAGAAGAACTTGCTACTATTATCAATGATGTTTCTTTTTATGGAGACGGAGCACCGATGGGACGTTTTGAGAAAAAAGAAGTTGCTGATAGTAGTAAATTCAAGAAACCAGAATATATTCTTTTATATCCACCAGAAGAGCTTGCAAAATCTTCAACTCATGATCATACTTCTTATGACCTAAGTAATATTACAGAAGAAATGAAAGGTAAAGATAGACGACTTATTAACGAGGATGGATTTGGCTGGTGGTTGACAACGAGTATTGGTATTCATCAATACCGTGAAGATATTACCGAAGACGATTTGCGTTTTGTCGTTTATTCTCCGGCTTTCCCAAGTGAGTCTGGAGGAGCTGATCCTGGATATGGAGCAAATTATTTAGCTCAAGGAAAATGGTATACCATAAATGATATGCTTCTTGTGGTAGATACAGGAGATATTTTAATTCATTATTTATATACTGTAACTCCAGAAGTAAATTCATATGTAACTCAAGGTAAAAAAGCAAAACAAATGCTTCATATTTCCTATGCAGATTATGAAAAAGGCGATGCTCGTATCTTCGAATGTCATCCTAACAAAAATATTCGAGGTTATACACATCAAATTCCAGAAGGAGAATTTAAACCTTTTGGTATTTCTACTTTCCGTAGAGAAATGCCACCTGAACCACTTTGTCCAGGTGGTTGTGGTTATCCAATTAACCATTGTAGATGTAATACAATTTGTCCAGACTGCGGCGAGCATATAAATAATTGTTGTTGTCATAACGCAGAAGCAAGATTAGCTGAAGCTGTTGAAAATGTAAAATCTTGTTTTGAAGGATACCAAGTCACAAATAATACATCGCAAGCTCACTTAGATGCTGCTGCAAGACTTGCGGTAGGTTTACATCAAATCAAGCGTTCTTGGGTTGGATTTAAAAAGACAAATGCCACTAAAGAAAAAGATGGTTCTATTGTTGGAACTATAGTTTTAACATTGGGAAATAATCAAGAAAAAATTCCTATTAACTTAGTAATTCCTTGTTTAGCTCCAGTTAAAACAAAAGAAGAAGAAGCTATGGCTAAATTAATGGCAAGATTTGGATTTAAGGGGAAATAATAAATGGCAAAAGGTAATATTGCAAAAGAGAATATTGTAAAAGTTTTAGAACAGGCTTTTGGCGAAGATTATATTGGAGAATTTGACAAAAAGTATTATGTATGGGCTGATGATGGTGGAAATCGAATTCAGATTTCTATCGCCTTGACCTGTCCAAAAGTATATAGAGGAGTAGAGGAAACTGCTTCTACCGAAATGAATTTTGATGATGATGCAGAATCCGCGGCAGGGGAGAGTAGTTTTACGCCTGCTGACATTTCTAAAGAAGAGCAAGATACATTGGCTCAACTTATGGAAAGATTAGGATTATAAGGTCAAGAATTGATAATAGCACTAACTTCTTTTTAAAAGATAAAAAAGAAGTTAGTGCTTGACTTTTGCGAAAATTTTTAGTATTATAAAAGAAAAAAATAAAATTTAGAGATAAAGGAGATTAAAAAATGAGAAAGAATATTCCTATGCCTGAAGATTTTTGTAATTATGTTGAAGGATTAATGTATGAGACAAATGCTCGTAAAGATGTAATTGCTTTTATGCTTAATTCTGCTATTTTAAATCAAGAAAGATTTGATCAATATCATAAAGAATATCTTGAATTTTATGCAAAGTATGAGTTAGTAAAGAATGAAATTCAAAAAACTTATGTAGATGAAGTTTATGGAAATCAGGCTATTAAATGGAATTTAAATTTCAAAACTCAAGAGTTAGAAATTGATTTAAAAGATGAAAAATAATTAATAGATAGGGGGTAACTTTATGGCAGTTGCAACAGTAACAGCTGGTAGTCTATTAAGTGCCACAACAATGACTAATTTAAAAGCTGCGGTTAAAGCAGAAATGTAGAGAAGATGTTATACAGGTTCTGTTGCTGCCTATGGTGGAACTTCATATGACTATACTACAGCTGCAGGAACAGGAGTAAAAGCTGCTGTAGATTTTTATAATAAAAATGCTACTCCAGAAAATGCAGTTAATGCAGCAACGCCAACTAAAACAGCCGGAACAACAATTACAGCAGCTGATGTGAACACTTTAATCAATAATGTAAATACTTTTGCTGGCAGATCTTTAACAGCAACTACTTTAGCTGCTACAAGTTGTGCAGCATCATGCACTGGGCTATGTTTTAGTACTTGTGGAACTGCTTGTGCAACAAATTGTACTGGTGGATGTGGTAATAATTGTTAGGGTAGTTGTCTTGGAACTTGTTAGGGAACTTGTAATACAACTTGTCTTGCTTGTAGTAATGCTTGTGCATCAGGATGTAAAACAACTTGTACGGGTGGTTGTACTGGATGTAGTAATACATGTACTGGAGGTTGTAATACTACATGCACAACTGCTTGCGATACTGCGTGTGCAAAAGCCTGCACTGGAGGATGTGCCGGATGTACTGGATATTGCACGACAAGCTGTTAGGGATATTGTGAAGATAGTTGTTAGGGATGCTCAAATGCTTGTCAAGCAAGTTGTGGATCAGGTTGTACATCAAATTGTGTTCAAGCTTGTTCTACTGAAAATTAATTAAGAGGGGCATATATGAAAACAAATATAAATGAAATAGAATCTTTTTCAAATTTTTTAACACGAGTTTTTATACCAAAAAATTATTTTACAAAAAAAAATATGCTTGGTATAAACGGTGTTGCAGTAAAAGATATTACTATTTAGGTTACAGAAGATTGTAATTTACAATGTACTTATTGCTATTAGCATAATAAAACTCCTCAAAAATTAAATATTGAAACTGGAAAAAAATTTATTGATTTAATTTTAGCTTCTGATAATCGAAGTGAAAAATATATTTAGTCAAAAGAATGTCTTGGAGTTGTGCTTAATTTTATTGGAGGAGAACCTTTTTTAGAAATAGATACTATTGATATTCTTACTGATTATTTTATTAATAAAATGATTGAATTAAATCATCCATGGCTATTTAGATATAGAATTAATATTACTTCTAATGGATTATTATATTTCTCTGAAAAAGTTCAAAAATATATTAATAAAAATGCCCAACATCTTTCAATAGGAATTTCTATTGATGGTAATAAAAAATTACATGATAGATGCAGAATAGATCATAATGGACAAGGATCTTATGATAGAGCAATAGCAGCCCAAACTCATTATTTTAAAAAATATAATCTTCATGGGTTAACTAAAATGACTCTTTCTCCAGATAATATAGATTGTTTTAAAGAGTCTTTAATAGAGTTTTTAGAGTAGCATAAAGAAACTTGTATTTATGCTAATTGTGTATACGAAAAAGGCTGGAATCTTAATCATGCTTAGATTTTATATCAAGAATTAAAAAGTATTGCAGATTATTTATTATAGCATGACTTACAAGATTCAACATTTATTAGTATTTTAGATTAGTTAATAGGAGTAAAATATAGTTCAAATCATGCCTTTTGCGGAGGTTCTGGAGACATGGTAGCAGTTGATGTACATGGAGATATATACCCCTGTCTTAGATATACTCCAAGTTCTATTGGTAATCCTAATTTAAAATTTAAAATTGGCGATGTTGAACACGGATTTATTTATAATGAAGAGCAAGAGCAAAGATTAAAATGTTTAGCGTGTATTACTCGTTAGAGTCAAGATGCTACTACAGAAAATTGTACAAATTGTCCAATATCTTCAGGTTGTGGTGATTGTGCAGCATATAGTTATGAAGTTTTTGGTGAAGTTGGTCATAGAACAACTTTTATTTGTGAGATGCATAAAGCAAGAGTTTTAGCTGCCGTTTATTATAAAAATAAATGTTTTCAAAAAACCGGTATTAAAGAACCTTTACCCATGAATTGTCCAAAAGAATGGGCAGTTCCAATTATTGGCGAAGAAGAATATAATATGCTTTGTGATTTAGCAAATAAATCATTTGAATCTTAAAATTTTTGGGCGAGGTAGATAAATTTTGCCTCGCCCATTTTCTTATTATAACACAAAGAAAGCTCTAAAATTGATTTTTTAAAAAAAATATATTATAATATATTTAGAAAATAAAAAAAGGAGAAAAAAAAATGTTCGGTTATCATGATTCTAATCGCTGCAAGCTTGATATTTGGGCTCCAAAAGCATATCATTCTTGTGAAGATGCTGATGAAATCCAGTCTGGGTATGGCGTTTGGGAAGATACTCCCTATTCATGTGCTATTGACAATCGTGCGTTTTCTCCGTATGCAAAGCATACTCAAGAGATTGATGATCTGGTCGAAATGATTGCGGCTGGTGGCACGTCTTTTGAACTGGACGATGATTTTTCCGAAGCTGACCTTGAAGAATTGCAAAGAAAACTTGCGGCAAGAGGTCTTTCAGCAGATTTATCCTTATCATAATTTTAAGAAAAGGATTGATAACTATGTCTAAGCAGCGAGAAACGCTCGAAGAAGCCGTAGAAAAGTATCTCAAGTATGAGCCAAGTAATCCTTGTTGGCACGACTTTTGGTATCTTGAGGATATTTGTGGCAAGTACGGATATGATGTAGTTCGTAAGGAAATTAAACGGCAAGAAAAACTCTCAACTTGATTTTTTAAAAAAAATATATTATAATATATATACAAGATAAGGAAAGGAGCTTTACCAATGACCGTTAAGGAAAAAGAAATGCTGCTTGCTCTTATCAAAGGTCTTACTAAAAGAGCGAATGTCACCCAATATGATAGTGGTATCAAGATTATCAAAGGCAAAGATGTTGATCTTTTAGAAGAAGCAATCAAAAAAATGTAATATATCCCTTTCTAGTGTGTTAAAGTAGGCACGTCGGTCTGTAAAACCGAAGCCTTGTGGCCCGAGTGGGTGCGATTCCCTCGAAAGGGACCAAAGCGGAGTGAACTCCTTCGCTATATAAAATAATAAGGTGAGTAACGCAGGAGAGCCACGTTCCCTGCCGCCGAGTAATCGGAAAATAGTGCGAGGTTTCCAAGGGGTGGTATGACTTGGGAGTAGTAGAAACCACCAATATGCCTCCTTAGCCCAGTTGGTAGAGCGACAGACTGTTAATCTGTGGGTCGGCGGTTCGAGCCCGTCAGGAGGCGCCATGTGAAGCAAATCAGCAATTAAGCAAATGTGCGGCTGGTCAACCAAAAGACTGTGGATTGGGCGAAATGCCACGATAGTTTTATCAAAAATCGCATCCGTGCTGTGGCACCTGTAGATATTGAGCAAAGCAGGGTGTAGTGATTGCCCTATTACACTTGGATTAGGGTCGGAGAGAACAACTTCGTTATAACAAGTAGCGATCGGACTTGTTTGTTCGCCTTCTGGCTATGATGGTGTGGAGCCTCGCCACATAGCGTTACATCTTGGGGTTCTCAAAGTGCGAATGGAATATTAGGCATACATTGGGGTGATGATCCTAGTCCCCTCCGTTTAGGCGGCTGGTGTAACGGTAGCATGTCGGTCTCCAAAACCGTTGGTCTGAGTTCGAATCTTAGGTCGCCTGCCAAGCCCCGTGAGCTATTATGAGCTACCGGGTAGGACTCACGACATAGGTGGAGTGGTTGCCCATCTTTACATAAATAGCAACCATTTATATCGGCGTGTGGCGGAACAGGTAGACGCGTCAGTTTGAGGGACTGGTGGGCGAAAGCCCGTGCTGGTTCAAGTCCAGTCATGCCGACCAGGAGCCGTTACGAGCAAAACTTCATAGGATTATTAGATAAGTCGGACTGATCCTCCGAAACTATTTGATAAACACCATGACCGCCGATTGGGTCAGAGATTGCTTGGGTTGCAACTTGCTAAGTAATCGTAATCGGATGTGCGGTTGGGCGACCTTAAGTCCGTCATATACCTCGGTAGTTCAGTCCGGCAGAACAGCGGACTCATATTCCGTAGGTCGTTGGTTCAAATCCAACCCGAGGTACCAACCTGGCAAGGTGGCGTAGCGTGAGCTACAAGTGCCAATGGCTGAAGGTACTTAAAACCGGCAATGGCCAAGCCAAGGGTATCCGAAAACCAAGAGGTCATTTATCTATCCAAATAGCAGGTGGCGGAATAGGTAGACGTAGTGGAGCGTGAGTAAGTAATCAGCGCTACTGGTTAATTGAAATTTTAAAGGCTCTGATAGGCAACCTCGATAGAGTAGTGGAATGAGAGCAGCTAAGTCCTATTGAAACTTACTCATATAGGGTGCAAATCCTTATCTTGCTATATTATAACTATTTGTGCGAATGACTGAACGCACGTAAAACCGGCAATGGGCAAGCCAGCTCGTAGCTTTATTCATGAAATAATGCTCTTAGCTAAAACCAAGAGGTCCTTTATCTATCCGAATAGCATATTAAGTAAATCGTAGGTTACTAGTCGTGAAACGTTTTAGTGCGAGTACAGATGACACGACCATCCAAGGCGTGAGGATAGACTTTTATGGGCAGGTAGCTCAGCTGGTAGAGCGTTGGCCTGAAGAGCCAAGCGTCGGGGGTTCAATTCCCTCCCTGCCCACCATAAAAACACAAAGGAGATTACTATGCATACCTTCCATTCTCAGGATAAATACAATTTCCATCATAACGGAGATTTTTCTGGTGATGTAATAATCACCAAGGATAATGACGCTGATTTTGAGGTTGAAATTAGCGGTCAGGCTCTTCTTGAGTATGCTCGTTATGTGATTGAATCCATTCTTACAGAAAAAATTGAAGATATTATGTAATGGTGTAGGTAGCGCAATTGGCAGAGCATCGGATTGTGATTCCGAGTGTTGTGGGTTCAAATCCCATCCTTCACCCCATATGCCGAGGTCATACAGTGGTTAGTATGCGAAACTGATAATTTCGTCACGGTAGTTCAACTCTACCCCTTGGCACCAGCGGTATAATAACCGTGCATACATAGGGCTTAGAAAATACAGTAATAATGGCTAACGGCAGTTTGCTGATTTAGATCAGCCAAGTCAGACGGGTCGGGGTTAGCAAAGAAAGGCTAACAGGTAGTACTGCGATAGGTAAGAAATTCGCGTTCCGAAATAAGTCGGGAAAACCGAATGATACGGATCAGATACTTTCCACATAAGTGGTCTAGGAAGAGATTTTAGGTAGCGGATAACGACCGCTAGATGCTTCCTTGTAAAGTCACCTTGAAACTAGGTCATAGCTACCACATTATTACGACTAAAAGAACAATCATCAAGGGAGGGTTCCTCGGTGAAAATCCGAGTCTTGGACTCCCATTTTTCCCCGTCTAGCTCAATTGGTTAGAGCACACGACTTGCTGGTATAGTGTAATGGTAGCACGCAGGATGCCCCTCGTAATCTGGGGAGGAGTAAGTTCGATTCTTACTATCGGCACTAATAATCGTGAGGTTCTGTGTTCAATTCACAGGGCGGGGACCAGAGAAGACACACACAGCAATTTACTTTATAAAAGTATATTAGTCCACTGGTAGGACGCAATTCTGCAAAAATTGAATAGTGGGTCCGATTCCCACATATATTTTTTAGGTGTCTTGAATGAAAAAAGAATTTATTTTCTATTTACCAAAATTAAATAAAAATCGTATTATTATAGCCCGTGATGAAGCAACTGCGGTTTGGAAATTGTTTAATCAGTTTCGCTTGCGAGAGAGTGACGTTGATGGGTATAGAATAATGCGACAGGGAAAAATTCATAGGAAATTTTCCCTTTGATATGCGGGCTTAGCTCAGCTGGTAGAGCATCGCGTTTACACCGCGGAGGTCGGGGGTCCGAGTCCCTCAGCCCGTACCAAAAAGCATTGGCGTGGAGAGAATAGGCAGAAATTTATATTCAAAACTAGTGGGGAATGTTATACCCAGCCGAGTCAATGCTTTTTTCCAGACCATATATGCTAGAGTCCTCGCAGGCAGAGGAATATAAAGGTTTCGGGGATGCTTGGTGGTCGAGCCCCAGAAAAAAGTACCACCCTGGCGGTCAGAGGGATAACCGGTGCATAACGGAAAGAGCCCCGCAAGTCTGACAAGTATATACAAGAAGACGCAATCAGCAACTCAATCTTTATAGAATGATTGAATGATGTTGGGATAGTTTTTTTATTCCACCGAAGACTGAAAAGTATCTTTTCAGGTTCATAGCCAAGAGAAGGTTTATAGGAGACTAATTTCGGTCTCTTGGTAACAAAGAAATAAGGTCTCTTGCGTCTTGACTTAGGAGAAAGTAATGGAAATTTACACTTCTTATTTTTATTAGGTTCGTTTTATGAAACCATATATGATTCCACTTTCAACTGCTGTGTGGGATCCAAAATGGTTTCATCAAAACAAAGGATAGGATTTTGTTTGGAAAGATAAAAATAATGTGTATAATGGATTGCGGGCATCGGTGTTTGCTCCTGGTCCTCTCTGTGAAAATCTTTGCAGAGGACCTGAAACTTGTGATACACATGACCCAACAAAATGCTTATTTTTGAAAACTTATCGTTATCAACTTGACCAATTGGATTTCAATGATGTAATCGCCCGTTGTGAGCGAATGGGCAATTATATTAAATCACTGGAAAATTTTTCTGAAGAACCAGTGATAATCCTTCTCGTTCACGAAGCAAAAGATAATCCTTGCTCAGAACGTCGTGTTATCCAAGAGTGGTTTGCCGCACATGGAAAGGAAGTTACGGAATGGAGATAAAACTTAATTATACACAGGAGGAACTATCCACTCTCTTGGATGGACTAAATAATGCTTGTATGGCACTGGCTCATGTATATTCAGCGGCATATTTAGGTTGCGATATTCCTGGTAGTTTTATACCTATGTTTGAACATCGTAGTTTTGAAGAAATTGAAGAAGTAACCAAATTGCGTTATGGTGCGGTTAGACAGTTATATAATTTTCTTCTGTCCTACGAAGAAAAATAATTGCGGGTGTCGTATAACGGCTATTATACCTGGCTTCCACCCAGGAGACGTGGGTTCGATTCCCATCACTCGCTCCAATAGCCGCCAGAGCAATGCGGCATTACCTGCTAGCAAGGTCCTGTAAAAACATGCCCTGCTGGCGGCTTATACCTCTTATTTGATTTTTATAAAAAAATATATTATAATATATTTAGAAAATCAGATAAGAGGTGTTTTCTATGTATTTCTGTCCGTTGTGCTATAAAACTTTCGAGACAGAGGCGGAAGCTGGAAAGCATTCGCTAAAGTGCTGGAAAGAAAGAAACCCTTATCATCAATCCAAGCCTGCCCCGCACAGCGAGAATATTGAAGAAAGAGCAATCAATAGCGATATGCTTAATTTCTTTTCTTCTCTCCAAAAGAAGGATTGATGATGCAAGAGGTAATGATAAAAACCCACTTAATAGTCACAGATGTTCACGAAGAATATTTTGTAGATTGGTGTGGGAAAATTGCTAATACAAAACCCCTTTTCAAGAACAATATGCCGATATTTGTTATTATTGGATCTGAGGGGCGTGTTGAAATAAACACTATTGACATAAAGAGTATTGAAGAATCAGCAAAAAAATTAACTCATCCTCGTGGGCGGCAGGCAATAACGACTGACATAGCCCGCATTTATATCAAAGAAGAAAATGGAAATGAGAAGTTGATTGGAAGAGTTATTCACAATCACGTTAAAAAATATCAGCAAATGTATGACCCTTTCAACAAGATTTGAAAATCTCTAATTGATTTTTTAAAAAAAATATATTATAATATATATGTAAGATAAAGAAAGGGGAATGAAAGATGTTTGATGATTTTGACACCCAGGTTCAGATCGAAGAGATTATCCCCGAAGAGTATGAGGACTGGCTTGAATCCATCCGCAATGAAGAGCATGATGAATGGTTTCGGCAGTTCTGTGAGGATATGGCGCAAGAGCGTTATGAGGAGGGCATTTATGCTGAAGTATGATATGGTTAAGGAATTCAGTGGTGACGAAGTGTTCGAAGCCTGCCGCAAGCGTTGCGGTCGTGATATTGAGGGAATCCTCAATGAAACTTACTGCCCGCCTCAGGATGGCGCAATCTGGGTGAGTCTTCCTCCGAAAGATGAGTATGATGACCCTGAATGTTACAGCCCCGAAGAGATTATTTTGTTCAAGACCCTTCATGAAGATGGCGGGCTTGAGTGGGGCGAGGGCTGTTACATCGCAGTAAGCTACTAAACAAAAAGAACTCCACTTGATTTTTTTAAAAAAATATTATATAATATATATGTAAGATAAAGAAAGGGAATGAAACCGAGATAGAAAGTTGGGCTCGGCATTGACCATCATCCCTTCATCCAAGGCTCGCGGGAGGAATAATAGACGGACTGAGCATCACTAATTGTGGTTGGAGCGTGAAGAGGACGCCGTTGGCCGCGTTAAGGCTGATATCTGGGGGTGTAGCTCAATCGGTAGAGCGACGGCTTTGCAAGCCGTAGGTAGCGGGATCGTAACCTGTCACCTCCACCAGGCTCGCCCCTGGCCGCAACGTAAAGGGGTAAAGCGCCACCAGAGATTGATAGTATCTATGGAACTGCAGGCGCGATATAAATAGGTAAATCCAATTACTATTTTGGTCTTGAAGTTTAGCTTGGGAACAAGCTAACAGGCCACGGCAGTTCGTTTTGAAGTCATCCTGTCGTTATGAAGCGGTGGCCACCGTGAGAATATGATGGAGGGTGCCGGTCTCGAGAAAAATCCGACCAAAAGGAAGCTGCGGCGTTACCGGTTGCCGCACAACCGCCAATGGATTAAGCGGTATATAAAATGGTTCAGCTCGTAGCGACCGTCTGGCGCGAGGATAAACAAAAGTTCTTGGCGGCCTATAGCAAGTTAATATAGTTAGTCAGACGTTTGTTGACTAATCTATCACCCTTGCCGAATAAAATCGGTGCAAATCCGTTGCGGACTACGAAATGCTCAGAGGAATGTCGTAGGAGTAAGGTTCCCAAGGCGGGACATGATTAAGGACTGACGTGTGGCCCTACGATAAGGTGGCATGAGTTTAGCCCAAGTTTCGAGTCTTTTATCTTTGAAAAAGACGATGAACATATGGCTCCGAGGGAAAACAGGTTGATCCGCCAGCCTGTCACGCTGGAGATAGCGGGTTCGAGCCCCGCCGGAGTCGCCAGAGAGGAAAGTTACATTCGTTCAGAGTGGGTAACAAAGTAGGATGTGAAACTGGTTCGGCCTACGTTTTATCTGCCGATGTGGCGGAATGGCAGACGCGTCTGCCTTAGGAGCAGATGTCGAAAGGCGTGCAGGTTCAAGTCCTGTCATCGGTACCAATTTTATATGCGGGTTTCGTATAAGAGGTAAGACAGCCCCGAGGAGAGGGGCAGATGTGGGTTCGATCCCCACAACCGGCAAACAGGTTTGATGTAAGAGGAAAGCATAGTGGCGGGCATTTGGAAATCCCGCCGCAGGTATGGGTTCGAATCCCATAACCGACAGTTAATAGTATTTGGGTCGTTGCCAACTTCTACCCGACAAACTACTATGATTATAAACAGATAGTAGAGATTATAACAAAGTGAAGTATGGGTTTAGAGTGATGCTGGTTTATGCGTTCTATGCCGAAACGCAATCGGGAATGGCTGTTTGGTTGAAGGTGTAGCCTCGCTCCCGGAAAGGCGAGGGTGAGAAGAACCGCCCGAGGATTTTTGTATCAGTTTTTCCTGCGCTTGGATAGTGGAAAAACATACGGTTCAGTGATGCCGCTGTTCCAGAAAGATGGGTGCTGCAGACCCCATAAGTGCATATCCTCCTCTACTCCAACTGGTAGAGAGAGACGGCTCAAACCCGTTATAGTCTCGGTTCGAATCCGAGGGGGAGGACCAAAAAATCATTTAGTTGATTTTTCAAAAAAAATTTGATATAATATTTATAGAAAGATAAGGAAAGCACCATGAAAGGGTTGGCGGTTATCCCTAAAAACCGTTGGCAACAGTAATCGCACCTCCACGTGGTGTTGCTGGATGCGAGTGATTTCTCTAGCTCGTAACTAAATGCGATAGATAACATAAGCTTGGCTGACGTCCCAGCCCCTGAGCCATTGAGAAGAATGGAACAGGATACAACAGTACCGATGTACGCGCGGAAATTTCGGCCATAGTCAGGGAGCCGTAGAAAAGCTCTATGTTATCAACCTCAGCCCTTGGCGTGGGAGGCGAAACGTTCCAGCAAAGCAGATGAACTGCTGGTGGTTGTAGGTGACTGTATGGAACCTTCGTAGAAACTGGCCCTGTCGACAAGAGGCCTAAGTCACCGGCCTTTCAAGCCGGAGTCGGTGGGTTCGAATCCCCCCAGGGTCACCAAAGGCTTCTTATCAATTCAGCCCAATAATAAAGAAGAATTGATACTCGTAGGGATGGATTATTACTAAACTACCACCGGCACTCAACCTCGGCGTCCTTTGAGATATGCGGGTCAGTGATATGTGGCTTGTCACTAACGAGTATAAATAAAAGCGAAAGCAAGTAGAAGCCCATAATGGGGTGGCTGTCCCAGGTCAGGGGGGCGTTTCAAATTATCAGTTGTTCCAAACAGCGCAGTAAATATGACCATTTGGACGAGGAGCGTGGCTAAGCTCGTTAAACCGCCACATATTGGCCCCTTCCTCTAATGGCTTAGGAGTCCGGCCTCTCACGCCGGCAATGTTGAGTTCGAGTCTCACAGGGGTCACCATAGGTAGAGAATCGAGAATCTACCTGCCCCAAGTGCATAGCACTGAGGCGATGCCGTTTGTATTTTTCATATTACTCAGTGCTGGGTATCACATTAAACTGCCCACTCCTCATATTGCGGGGTGTTAGCAGTCTGGTAGCTTGCCTGCCTCATAAGCAGGAGGTCGGTGGTTCAAATCCATCCCCCCGCAACCAGGTGTTCGCGCACTGTTTTCTCATTCCTCGTTTAAGCTCCCTTCGGAGGGATCCTACTTATCTTGTCTATGGTAACTACCTCCTATAAAAATAAGTCGTTAATTTTGGTATAGTTAAGTAGGCTGGGGAGTAACACCTCTTCACATACCTTCTTTTCGCAATAAAAACTCTTTTCTGACAGGAGTTTTTAATAAAACTTGTGTGTTCGTTTTCAGTCTCCTTTCTTTTGGTTTTTTGTTTTGAAAGTGTCCTCTTTCACCGTTGTTCTGTTTTCCACACAAGAATAAATTTTTACCTGTCAGTTCTTATAAAATTCTTTTTCTAAACCACCAATGATTGGTCTCAAGTCCAATAGGAAGAAGTGCGAGAGGAAAAAGAATTTTTTTTGAAAGGGAGGAATTTCAAATGAAGTTCTATTCTGAAAAGCTCAATAAGATGTTCGACACTTAGGAGCTATGTGCTCAAGCAGAGAGCGAGCACGAACAAGCAGTAGCGGAGGCTGAGGCTAAGAAGAAAGCCCTCGCAGAAGAAAGAGCAACCCGTGCCAAGGCTGTTGAAGATGCATACCGCAAGGCTGTTGAAGCCAAGCAAGAGTATGATAAAATCCTTCAAGAGTTCCTTAAAGATTATGGTTCTTTCCACGCTACATTCAAAACCGGCGATCCCTTCTTTGGAATTTTTGACTGGTTTTAATCTCTTCTAAACGCGGCCGGGGCGCAAGTCCCGACCCTTATGTCGGGCTAAGCCTAATTGGTAAGGCATCCGCCTGCTAAGCGGAGAGTAGTCGTCGTAAGGCGGCGTTTCGGTTCAAGTCCGAAGCCCGACGCCAGAGCTTTGGCTCTATTTTACGCGTAAAAGGAGAGATTCCCAATGAATGATGTTCGTCTCAAGATTTCACCCCCATGGATTACTTATATCAATAAGCTGTAGGCTCTATTTGATGGCGATCCGCAGATCGCTTGTAATGTAAATCAGAGTGCGGCAGGACCTTCTATTGTTCTTGCTTGCAACAATGGTGATAAGGTTGCTGCTCTACAGAGACTTCTTCCAACAGAAAAGAAGTTTGGCAATGTAACCCTCACTATTGGAGTTGATGGAGTTCCAAGCAATATTGCTTTTCCAACTCCAAAGGCTTTGTTTGATGCCGCTTTTAGTGGTAATCCAGCTTATGCTTATTCCCTATCTCCTTCCGACGAAGGTTATTGGTTCTTTAGCATGACTTATGTTGTATTCAAGAATTGTGTTGTTCAGTTTTTCAATGATAATCTAAATGATTGTCATGGTTTAATTAGCACACTTTATCAGGATATTGCAGCAGAAATCTTTGAAGATGCTGGTTTGAGTGGTGTTTATTATAACACCGATGTTGAAACTGGCAAGCTCGGCAAGCCACTTGGTGAGTGGCCTTAATGCGTAAATAATTTAAAGGCTCATACAGCAATTTTTTATATATAATTTACTTAAAATAAATTTACATATAAAAAAGAGCCTTGTTTTTATACAGTGGTAAGCCTAATTGGTAAGGCACCCGCCTGGAAAGTGGGGAGTAACCGTTAATAGCGGCGTGCGAGTTCAAGTCTCGCCCACTGTGCCAAATATGCGCGTAATCCGGCTGGATGAGGAAGCGGTCTTGAAAACCGTCGGGGTCCAAAAGCCTTTGGGGGTTCGAGTCCCTCTGCGCGCGCCAAGACCAAACGCGCAAGGTTTAGAGGGGTTGTAGTAGAAGAAATAGTCTGGTCTACGCCGGGTGGCGTCATGAACCACAACATGGAGACGCGGCATTCAGTTCCGTCAACCCCTCGATTTTTAGGAGGATAAAATGGATAAGCATCTTGCAAAAATTTATAAACATCTACGAAAAATTGAGAAGAAATGTGAAAAAAAGGGTATTTCTTCTGCAGGTCTGCGTCAAGCTATTCTCAATCTCCATGTTGAACTTCATAATATCGGTTTTACCTACGATACTAAGAAATAAGCCCCGTTAGTCTAATGGATAAAACAAAGGACTTCTAATCCTTAGTTCTGCGTTCGAGTCGCAGGCGGGGTGCCATAAGGAGTAATTATGAAAATTCTAAATACTTCATTAAATATTTTTGATTTACCCCAATCTTCTAATTGCGCCGTTTGCGTATTGACAAATGGGGTTATTAAAAAAGATGGTAGTTTAGTTATGGGTGCAGGCCAAGCAAAAGAAGCAGATGTAAGATTTAAGTGCGCGAAAGAATTTGGAAAATTAACTGCTGATAGTGGTATTAAACCTTGCTGCTTAAGTAGAAAAGTAACTGGTAATAATACACAACCGTATTGGTTATTTAGTTTTCCTACAAAATATCATTGGCGCGATAAGAGTGATCTAAATCTTATTACTATTTCTGCTTATGAAATAGTGAGAATGGTTAATAATCTTGAGATAGATACTTGTTATCTTCCTCCTGCGGGATGCGGGTTGGGTGGACTGAATTGGAAAACACAAGTAAAACCAATTCTTGAATCTATTTTAAATGATCACTTTATAGTAGTATTGCGAGAATAATATGCCCCGGTAGTCTAACGGATAGAACATTTGGCTACGGACCAAAGGGTGTGGGTTCGATTCCTGCTCGGGGTGCCAAAAGTAGCAAACACTTTAAGTTTGACGGACGCCAGCTATTCCGCTCCATGTCGAAGGGAGTATAAATATGCGATCTTGAGGTAGCTGGAGGTTGTGGGTTATCCTGTGAAACCCTCTTATATTAGCAAGGTTTAAGCGAATCTGGAAACGGCAAATCCACTCAATTTAGTTGAGGTTAAATCCGAGAGAACCGTGTCGCGGCAATCGCAGAGCCGCACTATATGGGGAACTAGGCAAACTGGCAAAGCCGCGTTATAGACGATGTCTAGTCCAAGACAGTGACAGCAATTTTTCTTCTTGCATGTAGGAGCACGTGTTTGGTGGTTCGAGTCCACCGTTCCCCACCATGGTACCAACACCTAACTACAATTTTTTCTTCTGCTATTGCATATTTAATTTGCATTAGACAGAGACGCTTAGGTGCAATTTTTGAGAAAACATAGTTTTGTAGTATAACTCAAAACGTGGTCCCAACACGAAAAGTAGGGATATAGTGGATAGTATTACTTTATTATTGAACTTCGCGTTCAGGGCGAGAAAAGTTAAATTTAGATTATTAAAACAATTTTGAAACCCAGACGCGCACTCCACTCAATGTGCGGCCTGTAAATATGGATTGATAGATTGGGTTGGGGCACCTTATATAAATTTATTTGTTTAGCCAGGAGAGGTTAGTAAATTGCGGAGAGGTTCATAAGCAACTTTGGTTAGCGGTATGAAGTGTAAACTAAACAAATAGATTTAATAGGTGCCTCAATTTTCTCCACAGGGCTGGCTGCGGCGGCCTCGGTCATAAA